AACCAAGCGACACATATAAAATGTACTCATTCTTTAAAACAATAGTGCGTATTGTTATTAAAGTTATGTGTGAAAGAGAAAAGTGCGATATTGCACTTAACTCTGATAGAATAGAATCAATAGTGTTGAATAAGTATGAAGCAGTTTGCACTAAATCAGATAGGGCAACAGATATTGCAATGAAGATATTGCCGTATATAATAAACGATACACTTATTCAGATAAGATTTGTAGACTTCAGATGTTAAATTGGCCAAATAAAATACCTATACCTATGCCGTCGGGTAATCGTAAAAGATACGACGAGGGCATCGGCAAGGTATTTAACCTAACAAAATGGTGCGAAGATGCTTTAAGTAGCAGGGGCGTACTGTGGGAAAAAGAAATAAACGCAGACGATAAAACTGTCGACTTTTATTTTGCTCAATCCGAGGATGCAATTTTATTTAGATTGACACACGGTGTATGACTAGCACATTATTATTTTTGGATCCTATAGGTCAGCGAGTTTTTAAGAATGTACTAACTGTGGGTGCCGTGAGTGCTAATACAGTTTTAGAATTAGAAGATATTGCTCCGTGTTTAACCGCAGCAGGTTGGCCGTGTAAATTAGTAACTCAAAATATACTAATAGATAGAGGATCACGTATTGCATACGGGTTAGAATTTCTAGATGAACAGGCACTAACAGCATTTATATTGAGGTGGGGCGGATGATCATCGGCGGTGAGGAAGTACTAGAAACTGTACAAGATGGGATAATAACTGCCCATATAGAGAAAGAGGATCCTACGCGCAACTATACTTGGGCGCGTGCTGTAGTGCATTCTCACTCTGCACATATGACACGCTGGTGTATAAAGCAGGGATTAGAGTACGGTGATGATTATCACATCCAAACATTTAGATTAAGAAATCATAACGAGAATAGTCACTTTTGGTATTTCAAGGATCGCGAAGTAGCTACATTATTTGCATTTCAATTCAGATAAATATCCTATGCGGCTAACGCCAAAGGTAGGATATGGTGTATTTTTATTTTGAGGAGCTACTCGGCAGAAACTGTAAAGAAGCATATTCCCATTATTTGTTCCTTAATGATTGGTTAACAAATAATTTGCCCTCTGATGCGTGGACCCTTGACTACTCTGTAATACTTTGCTATAATGGAGTAAATATCCCTCGTGGATTTTGGATTAACAATTTTAAAGATGCATATGCATTTTCGGGGTCGTGTTTTTGAATTTATATGTAATTGTACCGTTAGCAATAATTCTGGTTGCCATAATTTCTTACCTTAATTCTAGGTCAAAGAAACAACGGCGCATAGAAGAAGCAGCCGCAAGATCAGAGGCTAATAGATTAGCACGAGAAGAAAGATTAAAGAAGGCACCGGTGCAGGTTCCTGTAATTAAGAATCCACCACTGCCAAACAGGATAGTAAAGAAGGCACCTGACCTAACCAGTAGACAACACGACATTATAAATAAAATAATAGACGATAGTACATTTGATCATATTGAAAGCATCGAAATGTGGGGAAACACAGAGCCAGGTGAATTATCAAAATCAAAGGATAGAAATGTTAAGTAGATCTGACGTAGAACGCATTGTAGAAAATATGTTAAAAGACATAACTATAGATGTAAAGACTGTTTCGGAGAATCCAGATTACAGGAAAGTAGAATTGCTGTATAATGGTAAAATGTTCACCGAAGCATATTTTGATATCAAAGAAAGTTAATATGGCACAAGATCTGTTTGAAAAGCTAAAGTATGCACCTAAGGACGAACTAGAGAGTTACCTTATTACAGCACATATCACTGGTGGCCTTTCTGCAGTAATAGGAGTCACATCGATCTTCCTTACACTTATGTTCACTAACATAATGACTATTATTGCTACTTTCTGCATACTACATTTATTTGGCAATATAGCAGTGGCGGCAACAAATATCAAAGCATATATTCGTTCCTTACTGTCTACAAAGTTTAATGATAAATAGTTGATGGATTATCCCTTTCAGACATTTGGCGTTTGCACAACAGAAGGCTTTGTTGCTTTAGGTGCAAACGTGCAGGCAGTTGTTAACGCAATTAACACCAACACAGTTATACCATACGGAGACTTTGGTGGCCCAAATGTATATTGGTTCCAGACTCTCAATAACGGATTAGGCAACCTAGTATATACAGTGTTTGATAGAGACACAACATTGGGCCTTGCTAGTTTCATGGTTAGATACGGTTCGGCTGCAATCATTCAGCAAGTTGTATTCCAACAATATCCGCGTAGTCAGATAGACTTACAGTATCTTATCCTACCAACAATTCCACGCAACACATACCAGAACGGTACAGTTATAGGTTGATTTTATTACAGATATAGTGTATACTTACTCTAATAGGAGAGTATATGTCGCAAAATGTAATGGTAGATGTTGAGTCGGATGGGCCTTGCCCCGGAATGCATAGTATGATTTGCTTTGGAGCAGTCATTGTCGAAGCAGGCCTGCAGCGAACGTTCTACGCAGAACTAAAACCAGTCTCCGAAATTTATATCCCCGAAGCGTTAGCAATTAGTGGATTCAGTCGCGAAGATTGCATGAAGTTCCCTGACCCGCGTGATGCTATGCAGAACTTCGAGATTTGGTTGAACAAAAACATTCCCAATGGTAAGCGCCCAATCTTCTGGAGCGATAATAATGGATACGATTTTGCATTCATTAACTATTACTTCTGGCAACAGTTGGGCCGCAATCCGTTTGGGTGGAGTTCTGCTAATATGGGATCATTCTATAAGGGTATGCAGCGTGACCTTTATAGTACATTCAAACACCTGCGAGAAACAAAGCATACACATAATCCTGTGGATGATGCTAAAGGTAATGCTGAAGCATTACTAAAAATGTTTGCACAACTAAAGAGAGTATAATGATAAACGATAAGTTAAAAAATCTATACAAAAACGCAGGTTTTAGCACCGAGACAACCGGTTACTGGCCTGTATCAACTATCGTCGGTGCGCCGCTGGAAAAATTGATTAAACTTGTTATCGAAGACTGCGCTACGGCAGCGGCACATCACGCAAGAAGTTATGCTGACGGTGATGCTGGTTCGGGTGCAGTAGGTGCATCTAATGCAGTAAAAGCATACGGTAATAGCTTGTTCGATTCCGATAAATAAGGCATGCACCCTAGAACTCAAGTTGTGGCCGATATAGCAGGTTTAGTACCGGGGCAACCTGTCACCGAAATGCAAATAGAAGCATTAGTTGAGTTACTTGTCAATGACATGATGCACTATGTTCATCATGTTGATTCCGGAAAATATACAACGCTACACGAAGCTGTAGAACGAATTAATTTCTTAATTAGAGAAAGTTACGGTCTTTTATGAGTATGCACTTAGAGAACCCGGGCTTAACCCTGACCGGAAAGAAAAAGGGTAAACATAAATTTGCATCTTCGGAAGCAAAGCATAAAGCAGAACAGCTTGCACGCGAGTGGGAAGAGATTCAAAAGAAATACGAACCTAAGAAAATAATTCGTAAAGTATTTAAACAGGAATCTATTATGCCTGCAATGGGTACATCCAGGGTAGTACCTAAAAATATCCCTAGTATGGTCACTCCTGGTGGAGATTGTTCTAAGCAAGAGATTATGCAATACACTGGCACAGAAATGTTAGGCATCGGGCAACTGCATAAGAGTAATGCGGTACCTGTGTTTAGAACCGAGGATGCTGCCGATATTGCTAGAATGAGGCGCTAATTATAGTTTCTTATAAACAAAAAATAATCTGTTATTTGAATCTTTCTTAAAATTAAGTAATTTTAAGCCATATTTGTTGCCAAGTTCGACAACAATTTCAAATGTCCAATTAAAAATATCCACATACGGACCGGTCTTGTGTGTAACACCGGGATTGGCCCGCATCCATAAATGTCCGCCAACTTGTAACAAATTAACACAATGCAAGAAGCGTGATTCAATATCTTCCCTTGAGTTGAAATTAATAGAGCCTAGCGCCATAATATGATCGTGAGACCCTGGTTTCACTTTGTAGTCGAGAATATCAACTTGATATTCTGCTGCACTATTAAACGGGTCTATACCGATTAAGTTGTTAATTTTGCCCTTAAACGGATGATATCCGCATCCAACATCTAGGACATTCTGCGGATCCATTTTAGATATTTCTTCGACTAAATTCCATCCAGTATATTGGTACAAGTCGGTATTAGGCCTCCAGATCTCTCCAAAGAATCGTGTTAAGTAACGTTGGTCGAGGTCGTTGACTATAGATTCTATTGTTCCTACGTAGTCCGATATTAGGCTCAATTCGGCTTCCATTGTATCTTTAAACTTACGATACTGTGCAGGTGTCCACGGCAAATCATTAACTACCGTATCTTTATCAATAGTAACAACACCATCGTATTTTGGTAAATGAAACGCTTCTTTAAGATTTTTCTCAATAAGTGCTAAAATTTTTGTATTCACGGTAAATTTTCTTTAAAATGTATAAATAATAGATATAGAGTAAAAATTTTTGTCCCTATATACTATATTTATAACGAGTGCTTGCAGGATCAGCATAATTGCTGTATAATTAGAAAAATTATTAAGAAATTTAAATGGAATACATAGTTTGGTTACTCCTGGGTACAGTTTATGGTTTTGTAATAGGTATTATTCCGGTAGCCGGTGCAGCAACAGGGCTCGTAGCAGTTTACGGTATGCTAGGATTTTTCTTGCATGATCCAATGCTCCTTGTAGTTTTTACAACTGCTATTGTTGTATCGTGTGCAATAGGTGATGGCTTTTCGTCTATTACAATGAACATACCTGGCGCTGCTGGCAGCGCAGCAAGCATGGTAGATGGGTTTCCCATGGCCCGACGTGGCGAAGGTGCTCGTGCATTAATGGCAGGCACTACTACATCGACTGTAAATGGTATATTCTGGGGAGGCCTTGTATTCTTTTTTCTTCCGTACTATGGTTCAGTAGTACTGGCATTAGGAATCCCCGAGATGCTTGCATTCATGCTTCTTGCATTTACCTGTGTTACATTTGTTAATTCCGAATATTGGTTCCGTGGCATACTTGCGCTGGCCGCTGGTTGCTTCCTCGGATTAGTGGGACAAAATCCAATAACCCTAGGTGCGCGATTTACTGGTGGATGGGATTATTTACAGGCAGGAATACAGATAGCCCCGGTGCTGGCCGGGTTTATGGCCATTCCTGAATTGATAGAAGCATATTTCTCTAAAGTCGAAACAACAAAGGTAGATGCAGATAAAGTATGGCCGCAGATGAAACAGGGTGTAAGAGATGCATGGAAGTATAAGTGGGACGGCTTCCGGGGCGGTGCAATTGGTGCGTTCATTGGCATCCTACCCGGTATCGGCGGCAGCATTGCAGACTGGCTAGCGTACGGGCAAACGGTAGCAGCAAACCCTAAAGACGAAATCCCATTTGGCGAAGGCAATGTGCGCGGTGTTATCGGATGTGAAGGTACTAACAACGCGCAGAAGGCAACAGCGTATGTTCCTACTGTATTATTTGGTATTCCTGCTGCTCCGTTTGAGGCTATTGTGATGTCGTTGTTTATGATGGTAGGTATAGAATTAGGTTCTCCCGACTTACTTACTAATATGACATTCTTTACAGTGCTCGGTAGTAGTTATTTTGTTGCTCTTATATTGACATTCTTCTTAGGCGTACTCTTCATACGTTATGCAATACGAATAATGAATACACCGTTTAAGTATTATTTCTGGCCAATACTTGCATTATTACTTTGGTCGTGTGTGCAATATACAGGATATTGGGAAGATTATGTAATGTTCTTCGGGTGCGCAGCATTGGGCATGTTCTTCAAATATTTTAAATTAAGCAGGGCGGCAGTCATAATAGGGTTTGTTTTAGCTAACAGAGCATACACCACACTCATACAATTTATGTCATTGTATGAGTGGCACGACCTGTTTACACGGCCAATAAGTGGCACATTAATAGTAGTTGCAATAGTTGCAGCTATCTATGGAATATTTTTTAATAAGGCAACAATCAAATATGTTTAAGAAACTTTTAATAACACTACTCGTCAGCACAGCGGCAATTGCTCATGCAGATTACAGGTTCATTGTACCACAGGAACCCGGCAACGGAACAGATATTTGGGCACGTATTGTTGCACGAGAAATGGAAAAGAAATTAGGCGAAAAAATTGTAGTAGAAAATATTCCGGGAGCAAACGATATTCCGGGCTTCAACAAATTCCATAACTCACTACGCAAAGACCCAAAGACGGTTATGGTTGCACACGGAGGCAACGCAGAATCTTTTCTGTATCAAACCGTAGATTACGACTACGCCCTGTACGATCCAATCGGATTACAAAATTTAACAATTATGGTAGGACGTCGCAATGATTCAGATCCGTTTAAGGATGTAGTTAAGTTTCCAGCAGCATCAGGTACAAATCCGGACATTATTGCAATGACATTACTTGTGTGTGGTCCCGGGAAAACAATGCAGCAATATGCAGCATGTTATAACGAACATTTCAAATATGTGCGCGGTATGACAGGCAACGAGCGTAAACTGTCATACCTGCGCGGCGAAGTTAACGCAATTCGTGAGACACCGTCTGCGTATTTGAAAAACATTCGTCCTATGCCACAAAACGTAGACTGGTTTGATCCAGGTGTTTTGGATTTGAAGACTGGTAAAATTGCAGTTGACCCTAACTTCCCAGGAGTTGACTTCCGTGCTGTGTACCAAAAGAAGTGGGGCGAGGCACCGTCTGGCGATTTATACGATACATGGGTGCTTATTAAGAACTACCGTGATGTATTGCAAAAGGCATTGTATGTTGACCACGGTAATCCTAACAGGGAAGTATTGCGTAAGGCATTACGTGAAACATTAGCTGATCCAGTATCGCTTGCTATCATCGAAAAGGAAACTGGCAAATACAAATGGTTCATTGGCAACGACGTTGCAAAAGCACACAAGGCATTGGAAGCGTTAACTACACGCAAGGCGCTGAAAGATTTAGTATGGTGGATTTCTACTGTGCTGAACCAAGAAGCGATCTACAAAGACAATATCGCCAAGGTAGCGCACTAACATGCCCGTCTATAAGTACATTTTCATTATAGGCGCTCCTGGAAGTAGATGGAGTAGCGTAAGCAAAAACATCTACTATTCCAGGGACATAGACAATACTGATTATAGCGAAGAGCGATTATACTCGCACGATGCAACAGGCAAAATGGAATTGCTGCATATGGGGGCGTATTTTGACCCAGGGATGGAGTTTGGGTCTTTTTTTGATAGACTTAATTTGTTTACTAAAGAAGAGTGCGAGGCAGAATTTGATCGCCCATTCTCTGGGACCGGTGTACGCATCATCAAGTCTCATTGCTTTGCTAATCACATTGACTTCATTAAGAAAACATGGCCCGAGTGTCCTATCGTATTAGTGTACAGGGACGATGACCAATGTTTGGGCTGGTGGGTGAAGTGTGGTCACTTTGCGATAACTTACCCACTGTACCATAAATACTATGTAAACTTGCGCGAGATGGGCAAGATTATATCACAACAAAACGCAGGAATTTTAGAAGCTGAACGCAAACATTTTGTGTTTGAGCACACGGACATTCGTACTAACCTCCAACTGTGTGATGCATTAGGCATCACATATCCCCCGGCTGAATATAGGCAGCATTATGAAACATCAGATGTAAAGGTAAATTTAATATGACAACGACAAAACTATCGTCATGGGACGAAACTAAAGCCAAGAGCGCGTACCACTTCGACCCAACAAAAATAGATGCGCGTTGGGACATGGCTGTGGGACTGGGTAAGTTCGAAAATGTATGGGCAAACGAAATTGCAGACATTGTTAAAAACTCTCGTCCTGCAAACTGGGCTACCCGTGGTTACAAAGGTGAGGGCATTGAAGCTCCACCCGAAGAACTAGAAAAAGAAGAAGCCGATTTGGAACGTGCAGGATACGACCCAAAGTTTACTGTGTCCCATTTGAACTGGAAGATCCCACAATGCTTACTGGACATTTCTGATGCGTTTGCATTGGAAAAGACAATGAACCGCATTCACGTACAGATGCCAGGCGAGATGTGGAACTTGCATATCGACAAACTGCAAAAGTGGAACCCCGAAGACCCTACTAAGATTATCCGTATCTTCATTCAGTTGACAGATTGGAAGCCAGGACAGTTTTGGGAATACGGTAACTTCCATCACAACCGTTGGGCTGCTGGTGATTGCGTTACATTCGATTGGCAAAACATCCCGCACAGCACAGCTAATGCAGGTTACGATCCACGAGTGACATTGCAAATCACAGGTAACAGAACTCCGGCAACAGAAGAGTTCCTGTTAAAACTAAAGAATACAACATCCTTTAAATTGTGAAGACATTGTTGATAGTTACCGGCCCGCAAGGGTCGGGCAATCATCTGTTTAGTAAATTATTTTCACTTCATCCAGATGTTTTTGGGTGGAGTGAACTACTGCAAGAATACTGGATAGGCCACGATAAAGAACCATTTGCTAATGCATGGCACGAACCTACATTACTTAAAGATATACATTTTGATAACTTTGCTGTAACAAGTATAAGCGCACCGTACGCATATAAAGGGCAGACTGTTATACCGGATTATAAATCGTTTATAGATTCGGCGAATAGCTTAGGGTATAATACAAAGTTCGCAATTGTCGGAAGAGACAGAAATATATTAGAACATCAACAGTCACGTGTTCGTGGTAGAATAAGTCTATGTGACTTCGAATCACAACTACCGTATTTATCTGGCCTCAATCCGATCTACATTAGCCAGGAACTAATATACCTATATCGAATGCCTTACCTACAGAGCCTATCGTCTTTACTACAGTTTCCGGTTAGCGACGATAATTTAAAAGTAGAAGATATTTTAAAAAATAATTCTAATAGCAAATATTTTACAGCGTGCAATACACAAGATCTTGATTATACTGTCAGGAGAGTGAGTGGCCTAAATAATTAAAAATTATCTATATATTTTACAATATCGCTGTAGTTTATAATAATATCGCTCGGCAAGGACTTCTGTTGTTTTTTAAAAAATAGAGATTCGGGCCGAGTTTTTTCTGGTAGCATAATATTTAATTTATTGGCCCACTTCTTAATTGCATCCTTACTACTTGACAACTCTTCATAGACTAGTGGTAGATATTCTTTCTTGTGTATATGGTATCTAAATAAATTATTGCAGTACGTTGTGTTATGCTTGAACTTAATAAAATTTACAGGGTCTATTGATATTTTCTTATCGCTTGTATCAGTGCTTTCCCATTTATCCTGCATCAACGCAAGCTGTAAACTAATAAACATTTCGATAGTTGATGTTCTTGTCAACAATATAAAATTACAATTAGGTTTTGTAAAAACCCAGTCAAGGCGGCCATTTAACAAATGAGTTGCTAAAATTTTAAAAGATATTACACCGGTAACTAATTTATCAATAGCATCAAACAATTGTTCTGGATTATCCTCTATATATTTTGATAATTCATTATCAGACGCATTTTCGTTAATAAGTATCTTCTTTAATTCGACGCGCTCTGATGTAGATAGTGTATCTAAATTTGATAAATCACTGTTATTGTTATATAACTCAAACATGGACCGAATATCAAAATTTGCCCTAAGAATATCACTTAGATAGTTAGATCCCGATCTATGCTGACTTAAAATTACAATAAATTGTGCCATTATACTTATACTCCGTCAAATATACTAATCGGGCAAATAACACTATGAATAGTTTCCGTAAATGACATATCAATTGGGATTACTTTTGTAATGTCTGCGTGTTTGTAATCATGTGTCTTACCGTGATTAAATCTATGTGTTACATTAAATTCTAGTTGACCGGCGTTAGATACCTTAATATTCACTGTTGCATAGTATTCGCGAACAATAGTATTATTAAATTCTATAAGATCCTTTTCAAAATCAAATTCTATGGACATTTCAAATCCACCGTACACGTTATATGTGATCCAAGCATACGGTAAGAATTCGTTGGCAAGAGACGCAGCTAGTTGTGCTTGAGGTGTGGTACCGCTAAAATAATCAAATTGTTGATTATGCTGTTGCGGTAAGTAGTCTACAATACCGTGTGATTTATCTAATAAATTAATAGTATATAACGAACTAAGGCCCGGCGAGGCCTGTGTATTGATGACTGTACCCTCGCCGGCGGTCGTTGCTAATTTTAGCCATATTTGCATAAATTTTAAACGAATAAACCGATGTACCATTGTGTTCTTGTAACCAGTTGTATACCATGTATCTAAGAATGTATTGTCAAGCGGCTTGTTAACCCATGCAATATCGTAGTCCTTCCAATTTATATGCATATCAGAAAATGCAGCATCACCGCACGTGAAGCCGGGACTAATGACATACATCCATTTTCTGCAATTATGTAGTACGTGTAAGCTATGCAAGAATTCTGCAGGACCTTCTTGTGGAAATCCTACTAACCAGTTTACATGATTCTTTAACCCAACTAGATGTCCATCGCGCAAATTATCTTCTATTTCCTTAACTTCGATTTTCTTCTTCATTGCATCTAGTACAACCTTGCTTCCTGATTCGACTCCGAAACTAAGTGCCATACATCCACTTTTTGCAATTCTATCAAAAAAATCTAAATCCATTCGACCGTCGCATCTTGCATAACTGTTCCATCTAATATTGAGTTGTTTTTCTAAAATCAAATCAACAAGTCTGCTAAATTCTTTAAGGTTACCGTTTACTAGACTATCAACAAACCAAAATCTGTTAATGTTATATGTTTCAATTTGGTATTGCATTTCTGCAACTATCCTATCGGACGTCCTCCATCTGAATTTCCAGAACCATGTCTCGGAACAAAAACTACACTGTGCAATACATCCTCTGCTTGTCTCGATACTAACACCGTCTGGTTGCTTGTATAACGACAAATCGTAGTCGGTATAATCGGGAAACGGTAACTCATTTAAATTTAATCGACTGTTTAGTTCGCCGAATACTACTAAATCCCGATTCTTTGGCAGATCCCTGAATTTCTCTAATAGCAATAAAATTTCATGTTCACCTTCACCTTTAATTCTATAATTAATTGATCCATCTGGTACATGATGACGATTCCTTAATCTATCGGGAAGCTCATCGTCAAATGCTTCGGGGCCGCCGACTACTATAGTAACAGCAGGCTTCTTTTCCCGAATTTGCTTGATCATATATAATGTTGCCATTAAATTAGTATTATATATACTAAAACCAATAATATCAGTATTATCGGCCAAAATATTGTCAACTGCGGTATCAAGTACACTTTTTATGGCAGGTAATATTACGGTTTCAAACTTAGGAAGCAACCAAGCGTAGTAATATACCCCGTCCCAATAATCAATTCCGTTATTGTCCATTACATAATTATAACAATCAATATTAACGTCGTGAACATTGACAGTATAACCATGCTTACGTATCATTGCTGATAGCCTAGCAATATTATACGGAGGAAAGATAACTCCCCAGGCAGGGGCCATTACTAAACTTATACTATCTCGGTTAACACTGAACGGACGAAACTCAGAGTAGTATTTGTACCCACGAGGATGATGTATTTCGCTTTTGTAGGTGTATGCTCTTTTTTTAACAGATGAATCACCTAAGTGGGAATTAGCGTGCCTAACGGAATCATGTTCTATCATCGTCAACAGAACTTGATCACGGTCGCTGCTATTAAATACTATTGGTTCATCTTTCATATTTTCTTTTCGGTAGCCTGTAATTTAATAATAGGGGCTTGTTTACGAGTAGTATGAAAATATTCTTCTAGAGTTACGAGTTCTGATAAACTTTCTCTCCAACTCTCGCCACGAATAACGTCTAACCTGTCCGAAAACTCAACAAACTCATTCCATGTATGCCTTGCATGTGTCTCTGCATTCATATAATTTATTACCGACGAGCACTGCTTTCTAACAACCGAAATAAACGCAACATCGTCCGGGAAACATCTTACAATATCGTTTATAAATTGTGTGTATCGTTTTGTAATGTAAAACTTCATCTCTTCGGGGAGATATTGAATATTGTACATGTACGGCTTATATAATGTATGTAGTGTTAACGCAGGAATAATTCGTTTCCAATTTTGTTCTTTCATCCACCATTGCATATCTAATATGTGTAAAACATTTAATGTACTAACTGTTACAGAAAAGGCAGCAGTTATGTTTGTTAGATTGTGTGCAGAATCTATCTTCTGCAATGTACGTTCAGCAGCAGACCATTTACCCGGGTTTCTAATATATTCAAAATGTTCATAAATTCCGTCGACACTCATTCCGAGATTCACAGTTTTAAAATTAGCCCATAAATTAAACATGTCGCTAGGAATGCCTGCAACATTTGTATTATAGTCTAGGTTGATATTTTTAGCCAATCCCCTGTCTATAATTATTTTTAGAAGTTCTTTATGCTTTTGATTTATAGTCGGCTCGCCGCCTGTGAAATAGAATCTAGTAGTATGATCGAGACCGTCGATAATAGTTTGCCACATCTTGCTATCGTCGTACCAATTATATGTATCGGTAATCTTAGTTTTGCCGTTATCCATTTTTTCGATAGTAATATACGGTTTAAATGTTTCGACTAACTTTTCTTCAGATGCAAGAGCAATATAATCATTGTACCAACTATTGCTCGAAACCGGGCTACACGTTCTGCATTTTAGATTACAATTATTCCCGAAACGTAAATCCCAATACTCTATAGGAAAATCGATGTGTTTGATAGTACCGTCGAGATTTGTATTTTTTACAGCATTAGATATTATTGCAGGAAATAGTTTTGAGGTTCGTTGTCTATGACTATTAACACCGTTAGATTCCTCGTCCCAGCATAGTTTACATAATTCTGGTTTTTCACCTTTTATGAATTGACTTCTCAATGATTTCCATAAAGGTGCATTTCGGTGCTGGGTTAAATCATCAGCGCCGGTTAATGTAGTGCCGTCGTCCTTTACAATATTGGCTGTACCGTATTGATTGGTATCTAATATTTGGCAACATGCCCGTACTGTTCCTTCGGGGTTAGTACTCACATGATTCCACGGTATAGGACAAAATGTACTCCGCAAACCGTTCATTACGTTTTCTTTCCTATATTGTTCAATCTTTACTTGAAGTTCTTCAGCAGTCATTGACAACTTTGCCAATACAACATTTATAATTTCGGGAGTTACATTTGCATTATATGCAACCGCAAGCATTACATCTCTTTCGGTATCGTATCTTGCCATTGTATATAGTACGTCAACTGGACAATCTTTATCTAATGCCAGTAGGACACGATCATCATTGGATCTTGGAATAGTTAAATCAAATTTATCGTTCATAATTATTAATTAATTCTTTGTTGTTTCGAACCCAATCACGGGTGTTAGTTATTGCTGTATCTAAGTCTAAATCGCCTACTATTAATTTTATAGACTTCCAGAATTCTGTTCCATCTACGGTCAATGAATCCGAATTTATTAAAGTTGCATTACTGATATTCTTTTTTACAATCGGAAAGACACTATCTATATCATTCTGTATAACCGATTGATGCTCTACTATATATTTATGTAAATTTGGCTGGTGCAATATATTATTAATGTCGCCGCCATTGCTCAAAACAGTATTGACACTGTTTAACTCGTGCTTCCATACTTCGGGGTGTCTATTAGCCCAATTTACTATATGTTGAAGACGACCGACTGGAATATTACGATTAACATTAGTAAGAATAAAGTTGCCGTCGATGGGAGTAGTGATTTTCGTCGCAGTTTTTAAAAATAGCAGTTTACTGAAGTAATTAGATTCCGTAAACGGGGCCATATATATAATAGATACACCGGGCATATGACGCTTGTAAAACTTAGGCAAATAACACATAGGATGATCTTTGAGTAGGTAACGAACGTTGTTTTCTGTTTTTTCAAAAATTGGATTGATCCAAGTATCTGGGTCATCCGGATTGCTCCAGTTTGTAAAATAGTCAATAGGACATCTTGTAGCAAATCTATTTCTTTCGGCAATAATCCTGTGTGGCGATGTATGAAATTGTTTGCTTGCGTTTGATAATGTTGCTGTTACAAATTCGCCACCAACGCCTGCAGAATACATAATGAGTAATGGGTTACTATTTTTTATTTCGTTGAACGTTATTTTCATTATCAAAATTACTAATTATTGCATTGTTTTTAGAAATCCAGTCACGTGTTTTAGATATTGCATAATCTAAATCTAAATTAGGTACTATTTCTTTTATTCTGGACCAAAACTCTATTCCGTCGGTAGTTAATGAATCTGAATTAATATTATGAACCACGTCAAATACATCTTCGAAGTACTGACAAGTTTCATAATAACGCTGATACATGCTATATTTGTACTTCCTAATATGTGAGTACGGATTAGCATCATTTGGTACATCGTTTATATCTTGTCCGTCTTTTAATAAGAAAGATAGGTGCCCTAATTCGGGCGACCACACTTCGGACTGTGCATTTACCCAATTAACTATTCTATAAAGTTGAAATGCATTCAATCCGGGACCCACTTCTGCACGTATAACGGCTGGAGTGGTTGGTATCTCTAATTTATATGCGGTTTTTAAGAATAATAACTTACTGAAATATTCACATTCTGCAAGTGGAGTCATATACAATATTTCTGCGTTAGGTAGGTGCTGTCCTAACTTTTGGACTATTGTTGTTTCGGGATGCAATCTAATAATGTATCTTAAGTTATCATCGGATGTATCGATGAACTCGGGATCTACCCATGTTTCGGGATTATTAACATCCGGCCAGCGGTATTGAAATCGTAATGGCGATGATAATTCTATGCGATTTATCGATGCATCATATGTCGACGGTAATGCGTGGAATGACTCACTAGCTGCCGATAATGTCTGTGTAACAAATTCGCCGCCGGATCCTCCCGGGTATACTAATATCAACGGATTACTATTTTTTATTTTATCAAATGTTATCATTGTGTGCGTAAAATCTCAAGTTCTTCTTCTGTATAATCAACAAGTGCATTAGAGTCTGTTAGCCCTCGAATTGGTACTATACTAATGGCACCTTTTTTTCTTCCATTTAGACCTGGGCGGTTAAATGTTTCTAATGAATTAATAATGTCTTTCATTGCTAGTGCTCGTTTAACTACGCCTGGTGGCGCCATTAATTTTATTTCGCACCAGAGATCGTCGTTGCACTCGTCGTGCCAGTCCAGCACTATTTTTACGTTATTTATAAATTGTTCTTCGTCAACTTTTTCAAAATGACAACTAAAGTTTACAGAATTAAGTAATTTTTTAGCCTTGTGCCAAAACGCAGACTTTAGACTACCGTTTGTAGTTACCATAGTCCATTGTTTATTATCTTTTAGTATCTTTAAAATATCTAGGAATTTTGGATGTAATGTGGGTTCTCCGCCACCAAAATTCCATCGTATAGGATTATTATATGCCCATTCGTTTATTGCCTTATAAAGGGTTGCTTGTATAACTTCCCAGTCGTGGTGCGGATCGGTATTGTTGTGTACACTAGGCCAGCAATACGAGCACGAAAAATTACAACGCCTACTAATATCCCATAATATCTGGTAGTCAATGGGAAAATCCATTTCTACAGCAACGTGCTCAGATAATATATTAGATTGTAGATTTAAACTGTCATATTGCCCGTTGTACTTATACTTTGTTACATGCAAATGATCTTTGGATTTTATATCTTTACTCTTACTCAGTATTACATCGGCCCCGCATCCGCAAGCTTCTATTTTACATTCTGTCCATTCTGTTGTTGTAGACCATGTATTATAGATATTACCTAATAGCCCCCATACATTGCCTATGTCGTCGGGTGTTGCCTGCCATTGAAATCCTGATCCATTGGCATTAAATTTCTTTCTAAGTTTTGTTTCTAATGTAGAAAAGAATTCAGTTTCTACTTCTTTAAATTTTACAGTTAATATCTTTTCCGAATTATCCCAGTCATCTTGTGTTAAGACCCATTCTGTTGCTGTGTCATCTAAGACAACATTATCTCTACCCGTATTCTGCGATCTCCACTTTCTATGTGGTATAGGACCAAAAATTGCATCTCGTGTTTTTTTCCACTCCGAATCGATAAAATTTTGCCAGCTATCATAGTGAGAATTTTTATTTCTGCTACTACTTGCACAATTACCTATCCAGACATTACCATCGTAGTCGATGTATAATCCACGTACACCGGCACTGCATTGCCAGCCATTCCAGCGATTGAAATTATTAGCAATAACTTCGTCAACACTGAACCTGTTAAATTTACCGGTTACGTCGTAAATTCTGAATTGCTTATTGGTGTTGACATGTGGTTCCATTATACTGGTTCTTTCGTTGACATAATATCAAAATTACAATGGCACATTGTTTTATTGCAAATAATTGGCTGTGTCGGTAGCTCTAATACTGTGTCTGTTATATGACCAATTTCGTTGCCAACTTTGCACCAACCACGATAAATCGAACCATCCATATCTACTATTAACTGTTCAACACCAGAGTAACATTTCCAGCCGGACCAGTCATTTGTTTTGTCGCTTATGAATCTATGAGCACTGCTTGGTACTTCTTCGCCATCGGCAAATACTTTTTTCATTGCCCCGCGGTAATAATCAAATGATTTTGTATACTTAATCTTCTTAACACACAATTCGTGCTGTTGATCAAATACATGCTTTTGTTCATCTGTATAGTCAAATAGTGTATCTCCAAAATCATGTATCAGTGGCTGCAATGCTATACTGATATCACCTAATTCGACTACTCTCTGTGCAACATCAAAACAATAATCGAATTTTTCGGGACTCATCATTATATTAACGTGTGTTCGAAGATCCTGATGTACTTCTTTTACAATACTAATAAAATGGTCGGGTTTTGCGTGTTCTGGGTGGAAACTCAGACATGCATGATCAATAAATTGTTTATTTTCCTGCCACCAGCGTAGTGTACGAGATGCATTAGAAATACAACCCACCTTAACCCCGATTTCTGCACAATATCTGCATATCTCGGAAAAGTGTGTCCACAGGGTTACTTCGCCGCCGGTAAATTCAAAATAGACTTTCTTTGGACTATAGTGATCTGCCACATTCTTTATGAACGCTTTTACTGCATTTTTATCGGGCCACATACGCGAACCGTCGTGTAATCCACTCGGGCAATAACTGCAACTGTAGTTACAGAAATTCCCGATGCACCAGTTTATTACTACCCAATCGGCATGCCGTGGGTTAAGGTGTTCTAATTTAATATATGCGTGTTCCAATTTATATCCTTTATCTATTTAGTCGTCGTAATTCGTTGAGTTCATCTTCTGTAAACATTTTATTCATACGCGGTGCGTGAATAATAGCTGATTTATAAAACTTACTCTGGATGGGGTCTAGCTCTGCAACTTCGATGCCGCAACCTTTTCTTAATGCATCGCCTAGTCTGCTAATTTCAGATGATAGTTTATCCGTGTCCCACACGAAGTTAGTCTTGTAGCACTTATCAACATTAACCGAATCAATTGTTGCACGGAAATCGGGAACAACAACATCTGCCCAAAACTTATTGATATATTCGAAGTCGCGAACATTTACATAATCCCACTCTGTAAGATTAGTCATGTGGCAACCTAAGCGAGCGCCATACATGGCCCATAGTCCGTTTGTCACATCTGCACCAACGCTACACCATGTAATGAGGCGTTTGTAATTGCCCCACCAAATGATTTCTTTGAACTTTAATGGGTCAACTTTACCACCCTGGTCTAAACTCATCTTCACACCTTCCCTAAAGCCTGCGCGAAATGCTTGTCTTGGACTACCATTAGGAAATGTAGTGCAATACTGATTAGTCATCTGAATATAGTTGTCATCCCAACAAAATTCTAACTGTGCTCTTTTATCTGCTGATTCAGATGCTTCGTGTGTTTTCATGTTTAACACATGAGATTTAGGCCACAACTTTAATCCACCATTGCCATACTCTAACCCATTGATTGCATTCTGTGCAGACCAGCTAATAGCCTTACCTGCTAACTTAGGATGCTCTAAATCTAATTCCATATCAAAGAATGTAGGATCGACTATATTATCTGCATCTACAGAAATAAACATATCGGTTTCGGATAAATTGGCGGCAGCTTTATGTGCAGCATCGGAGCCCTCGACCTTATGTACACGTTTTGCCCACGGCACTTTATTAACTAAGTTTGCCCAATTTTCTTCACAGTTGTCTTCGTCGTAACTAATAAATATTACATCAAATAAGTTTAAGTTTGTAAATGCCATAATTACCTTTCGATATATCTATATCCATTTGTTATCTTACGTGTAAATATGCTGGTATCGGATAAATCTAAATTGTGCTCTACACACAGGGTTCCTGCCTTATGCAATTCTGTTACTGTAAAATCTAGTGTAAAATTTAGATAATAAGGATCATTTTTTCTAGTAAAGAATAAAGAAATTCTACCTATATTTAAGAACGATTCCACAAATTTCTTTTCACTGTCGTTGCCACTTTCTTGTAATCTATATAGTTCTGGATTGATAATAATCGTAATATCTTTTGTTAATGTATCGTTATGTACACACATCATTGAATTTTCTAAATCGGTGTTCTTAGAGATATCTTCGAGATAACTGTCCAATGTGCGTAGATTACTCACCTGAACACTAGACTTTGGTGCAATTATATATTCGGTTGAAAAACCTTTAACATCTTTCTTAATGAAATAGTTAAAAGTATTTGCTTTACCTTCTAGAAATGTAGAAACTTGCGCTAACGAGAATGTTGCCGATTGGTATACACCTTCGTACGACAAAATTACATCGGGTGATATAGCCTTAATATCGCCCGATGTATCAAAATACACATACATTAAAATTAGTGGATTCATACTTCGCTCATCCTCTTTTCTAATATACGAACAATGTCGTCTGTTAGCCAGTCCTTAATATGATAGTGAAATGGCAGTGTTTGTTCGTAGTTGCCGATTTTAAATCCGCCATCGTTCCTGAAGTAAGTAGGGATATGCTGAGTCCAATCTTCGAACGCATTTACTTCCTTAAGATTTTGTAAATCACTTTTCATATGCACAAACGACGGAACACTATCTAACTTACCAAAACATTCGTTTTCTACGCCGAGAATCTTGATAGCCAATGCGAATGCAACATCGCCCGAAAGATGTTTAGGGCGTGTTTCGTCTAAGTATGTATAGAAAAATCTATCCCAATTGTCGAATATTAAACCAGTCATTTTAAAGATATCTGCGGCCAACTGGCTTTTCTTAAAATACATAAATGCAGTGTAAACGTTAGGTAATTCGTTTGCAACGAATGTTTTTCTGTACTTGTCGGATGTAATTACTTCTCCGCGATATGTCTGCGGCTTATCTGTAATCCACACATCACGTTGCGATAAAATGTTCCACCAGTGGCTAATATCTGAAGAAAAGACCATATCGGCATCTAAGATAATCGTTTCATCATAAGGAGTCATATAATAATATTTCCACTTATTTTCAATTTTCCACTTAGATAACGATGCTGCATCGGTCCACGGAATTTCAACAATATTGTCAAATACCATCCCGTACTTAATTGGTACAAGAGCAGTATTATCGGTTGCGAGCGTTACATTACGTTCAGTTGACTGCGAATTCTTTATGCTTAACGCAAGAGCATATGCCATACGTAGATAATTTTCGCTTCGTGTATTCTGTGCTAAAATTAAATATCCGCGTGTCATTTTGTTTCCTTGCATAAGTTAATTAACTTATCACTAAATCTGTTAATAGCCCACTTATTCATAACATGGACATCTTGATTCTTTAACCTAGCGAGCGTATAAGTACCCTTTGTTGGCTTTTCTGCGTAGATTGTTATTTCGTTTACATCGTTGATATCTAGAATATCATCCTTATCCCATGACATAAACAGACCCGGAATAGGTAGCTCAGATACAACTTCACTGGAATCAACGAAGCCATTCATCATATGGACTGCAATACTAAATGCATTATCATTTCTAAACATGCGATTCGTAAAATAAAACAACTGATTGAAATAAGAATAATTATTTTCTATATGACCGATTATGTCAAAGAACAGCTCAGAGAATGGACTTTTAGTAAAATATACAACAGTTGCCCAGTACTGTGCAATACCAAAATCGTCTATTGTTTTAGTATACGAATCCTTTGTATCAACGATATTAATTATTGTCTTATTAATCATTATATCTTTATTACTTCCCCAGCAATTGCTTAACGCTGAGCTCATTATAAGGTAATCCGAATCAATAAACAATGTTTCGTCGTACGGCGACAACTTATATGCTTGCCAATGTTTGCAATTATAGAACTGCAAAGGTTTACTTGAAAAGGACGTGTCCGAATAGTTTCGTGGATTCGAATAGGTATAATCTCTATCTACAATAACAATCTGCTCAAAACACTGGTTGACAAAATCTTCACCTAGTGCTGTCTTACCCCACGACACTGTACCTTCGTCTGATACTAGTGTTACAGGTACTTTTAAATTCTTCTGTACTAATAATGCATTGGCACACGCAATCTTAAAATAATCAATTTCAGTATTGTTGTGTGCGTACATCAATACTCCGCGTGTCATTCTATATCCTTAATATCAAGGATAGATTTTACTGTCCTCGATTTCTTAATTGCCTGTGCTTCCCCGAAGTAATCGTTTGTTACTTCAAAGTATCTTGCCATTACTCGCTTCTTAAAATCAGTAACATCTGTAATTTGAATTGGAGATTTATTATCATCCAGGAGTGTAACTGTTGTGTGTCCTTCTCGTTCGAGTAGATCTAAAAAACAAATTAGTTGTTGATCGATACTGAATGTACCACCGGACTCCGAGAACATAAGAAGGCCTTCGGCCTTAATTTTAATTGTTCTAAGTTGATTATTAAGAGTTTGTCTGTAGTTAGCAAACTCGAGTGCTTGTTGTAGCCGTTCTTCCATGAAATCTCCCGTTTGCACTATTTATCTATAGTTTTAACGGGAGATTTTATTTTAGGTCGATGCGAATGTATGAGTTGGTGGCCAAATTGGTGGAGTTACAGGCACAGCACCCACAGAGCACAGATTGCTTACAGTATATGTAGTAGTTCCGCTCTTAATTGGCAAATGGTGTGCAGGATCATTATCAGTAAGTACTACTGTAAAAATTATGCCTATTATGCCTGCTGTTCCGGGACTTGCAGTTAATTTTGCGTCAACTGTTATTGTGTTGCCAGAATAATAGTGGCCACCGCCTGCATGACCTAAATAGATCTGTGTTGGCGAAGTTGTGAGATTATAAAACCCCACCGATGGAGTAGTGCCAGTGTTAGATGTTGCTTGTAATCTGAGTGTACCCATTGCTGTTAATGCTGCTAACCAGCTTGCATCATCCGGCGTTACAATCGGAGCATATGTTCCAGACAAAGACATATATCCACCCGTATTAAAGAAATATCGAGCCTGATCCCAGCTATTAAAATTTATAGAAACATCGTATGTAAGCGTATGTGTCCAGCCAGTGGATGGTTGCGCTTCGGAGTCGGATGTTAATGCGCCTTGACCTACTGCTATATTGAATTTACTCAAATATAACGTCGTTATTAATGCAGTAACACCTGCGTACGAAATGATGTCATTGCCTATTATTGGATCCGATGCCGGAAGAGGTGGTACAACAGTTGTACCTTGGTGAGTGCCACTTTTACGCATTGTGTCGAATAATGCAGACCACTGTGCTGACGTTATATCTGATGCAGACAATACACTCGATAACAATGGCAATTGCCCGTAGCCGTAGCTGGCGCCAGGAAGCGATGTTGCGCCTTGATTTGTATCAGCAAAAATTTCATTCATTCCTGCAGCAAATGAATTGTAGTCATTTGCTAGTATTGGACTACCAGTAGAATAAGTCATATATTATTCCCCGGATTATGAGTATATTGCTGGGAATACTTTGTTCCAACTGCCGGCTGCATATATGGATATAACAGAACCTACTACTTTTATGTCGCCATCTTTTTCTGATCCGGCTGTTGGATTTACAACTGACCAGTTTTTAAGTCCAACAATTGCAGAAACAGGGATATTAGATAAACCAGCACCACTACCTATAAACTCACCTGTTGCTGTGATATTATTTGCTGTGATATTACCTGATGCATCGTATGCTACTATTTCTCGCCAGTTTGCTGCGCTGCCCGATGTTGCGTTGGCTATTCTTACGTGAAGTTTGCCCGATGTAGTATTTGTCTTTTCAAACCAAAGTTGACCTTGTAGTGCAATAGAATCCGAAGGCATAACTGTGCCTGCAAAATTCTCAGTTATTTGCAAGAAGTTCTGCGCTGTAGGTGTACCGTAATTAATTGCATTGCGACCTACCAACTGTGTACCAATGCCGATGCCTATGCCGTTTGCATTTGAGTTGTAAAATTCAGTATCAATTGCATTGTCTGGTACATTTACTGGTGTGCCATCTGCGTGATAAATTGTGTATGCCATTCGTGAAATTCCTTAATTTTTACTATTTATCAATTTTTTATTTCTTGGCGAAGGGTTGTAATCTTAGATTCTATATCTTCGAGCCAAATCTTACCCTCGGGTGTCAACACAGCGTCGCGTAATCGCCTAGGAGTTACAGTTGCTTCTAGTGCTAATATCTGCTGGGCAACAGTCGGTGCGTCTGGCACCTGTATACTTTCGGCTTCTGCATCGGTGATTTGTAAGCTGCCTGTAGGTAATAAGTGCTCAAACTCGCTAGAATCTAACCAATGTAATTTATTATCAGTATCTTTGTAGTACATATATTCCTTATCTAAGTTCGGACCAAACAGCTATACCGGCGCCTACATTTGTAACTACATAACTGCCACCGACGGGGACAACACCTGTCACAGCCGACTGCGTACCCGAATAATTACCATTTTGAGTACCATCGGCCTCGACACCACCAATTGTTAACCATATACCGTTATCAGTTGATGTGCTATTCCTTACGTGTACTGATATTGGTTTTCCAGTAGTATTATAATAGGTTACACCAACGGACCTTGTTACATTTTGCCAAGTTTGACTATACCCTAATCCAGCACCTGTAGCCCCGTTGCTTGCCGATGTAACTCGACCGTTAGCATCAACTGTAATATTCGAACTAGTATACGAACCTGCTGTCACAGTTGTGGGTGCAAGTGAAAATGCTAACGTGCCCGATGATGTAATAGGAGATCCACTAACTGATATATCTGCAGATCCTGTTGCTGCGATAGAGGTAACAGTACCGGTCCCCGGTGTATAACCAAGTGCAGTAGTCACATCGCTGCTCGCAAGTGTTAATGTACCGCCAAGTGTTAAATTACCAGATGTTGTAACCGTACCCGATAATGTTAAACCAGATACAGTACCAGTACCTGCTACAGAGGTAACTGTTCCTGCGGTACCCGACGCACCATTTGATGCACTAGTAATTCTGCCATTAGCATCGACCGTAATATCTGCATTTGTATAGCTTCCTGCAGAAACGGAAGTCGGTGACAATGAAAAAGATAATGTACCCGATGTGGTGATAGGTGATCCACTAACATTAATATCTGAAGAACCTGTAGCAGATACAGATGTAACTGAGCCACTACCTGACCCGGGTGTATACCCGAGTGCAGTTGTTACATCAGACGATGTTAACGTAACATTACCATTACGAGAATTAAACGATATAACTGCGCTAGACGCTAGTCCATTACTAGTTAATAGTTTTTGCCAATTTGCAATGCCTGTGAGTGTTGTTGCTGTTTTAACATATAAATCACCGGAGGATGCGGATATTTTCTGAAACCACAGTTGGCCCTGTAATGTAGTTGAATCTAACAATACTGTAGTAGATGCAAAATTTTCAGTTAGTTGTACTAGTGTCTGTGCAAATGGTTCTACATATCCGCCTGCATTTTGTCCTGTAAGTTGTATTCCTATACCTTTATTGGTATTTGCAGATTGGTTATTAAACCCTTGGAATATAGCCGAATCTGGTATAGAAACTGGTGTTCCATCTGATTTGTAAACGATTGATGTCATATTTAATTTGAGCCCATTTGTATTCTAAGAGTATATATAATCTCTAATGATCTGTTTGCTGATTTTTGCACAGGATGAAAAATCACATGTGTAAGCATTAGCTTAGATTTTGACTTTGCGGTATTTGAAAAATTAACACCCTGGTTTACAAAATTATCAACATCCGCAACTGTCTTGGTAAACCCACCTTCGAAGATATTACCTGATCCTGCAAATAAGCCAATTTCATTAAATACAAGCGAACCGGGATTCATGGTACTAGATGTAGTTGTTCCGGCGACTGTTACTGAATTATCAATCGGTGACTGCTGAATAATGCTAGATGATATCACACTTGTAGGTAGTTCACTGTATCCCAATGTTACATCAATTACAATATCTTCGTAATTTGTTGCTGCATTTTCAATTGGAATATATGCCTTAGATAGTGGATCATAATCAAATGCAGATGTTGCATTGTTGGATAACTTCTTAACATATATTGTGTTATACAAGTTAGCAATAGGATTTTTAACTAAACTTGCTGGACCACCAAACGATGGTTTGTACATAATAATACCGGTAGGATCAATATACGCGCCCCCGTTACCAAATGCCATATAGAATAAAAAGCTATCAGGATTACCTACGAGCGCCTGCGCTAGTGCCGTAGAAATATTTCCATAGAGCACATCGTTATGCGTATCGACAAGGACTTCGCCCGTATCTTTGTCAATAATTTTGACAAAGCCCTGAATTGATCCACGAATAAAATCTAACATCCTATGCCCTTTTGTTTACAAGTATTTCACCTGTATCTTTATCTTTTATTAAAATATGCCCGTACACAGCAATCTTTGCTGTATCAACATACCCACTCTCCTTAGTAGGTACTGTTGGTAACGGTTTATTTGCGTTTTCTTTATTTATCATAAGAATTAAATGCCCAGTTTATAAAGATTCTATAATCTTAAAGTTTTCTCGTAAATATTGCGCAACTTGACCAATTGGTGCTACGCCTAGATTTGTATACCATATGCCTCCAAATGATGCCTCTAATATACGTGTGTAGTACTCGTCGGACTCATTGAATTGGAATGTACCAAATTTGCTGGCGCCAAACAACGCCGACGGTACAGTACCTCCGCTGCTAGTGTCCGGTAACGGATCAATTGCATTCCATACATCTGTGTTCGGTAACGGGTCTCCACTATTTGTCAATGGTAACGTAGGATCTCCATTGCATAGCAATGTTATGCTTCCTACACTATCTATATTTTCCTGATAGTTTGCATCAACTGTTAAGTACGATATTGTACCAACATCCCAGTGGCCAATTTCGCCAATTGTGTTAGAATCCCACGGAAGATCTATTGCTGGATCATCACAATTTGCATCCCAATGGCCTTCGCCGTATATAATCCTATTTGCAGTGTTTGTTCCTACGGCAGCAATTGCAGCGTTAATATCTGCAAGGCATTGTGCATCGGCACCACCATTAGGCAACGGTACGGGTATTGGATTAGCAGGATCTAATGTATTATCTTCTAACACCACAGGTAATAAAGTGCTTACATTAATAGTAAACTTTTGTGTTGGTACACCTGTTGCAATATCAGATGTAGTATGTACACTTGTATAATCTCTGACCTGTGTGTGATATGGTTTAGAATCAGTAATATAGCTTAAGATATTATCGATTTGATCTGGTATATACAGAGCAGGCTGGTCTAGAGGTACATTATTTTCCTTGACATAAATGTAAGATGATTTAAATAACCAATCTGGATTTTTCTGCTCACTAACAACAAAGTTAAGCATAGAGAAATATAACTCGTTTTGATCTACAAAATAATTATTAATCATTACTTCTGTGCGGAATGCAGTCAACAGACTTCTTATTTCAAATGATAACTCTAATACATTAGATTGAGTGTAAATTGAATTAAGAAGGGTTACAGCACTATTTTCTATAGCAATAGTTTCAAAGCTTAATGCAGCAACATTAGGGTTGGTCTGCACTACCTTGTACATAATAAATCTTCCGTCTGCCGTACCATTAACAACTTCAATAATTGTACTTACTGGAAGAGTGCCAGCAGTCAATGCAGCCTGCGCATCAGTTAAGGTTGGGAATACTAAAGTAGGTACCGAATCTTCAAACCCTATTTCGTACCAATCTGCATAATCCCAATACACACCCTGATATGCGTCTGTTGTGGCACCATTTAACCAGAAGGGATTACTTTCGCGTATAGGAATATGCTTCAATAAATTATTAGCAGATTGAACAAATATTTTTCTTGCTGCTTGCAAATTAGTAAACATACCCTGACGTGGTCTGTAATCTATACCGTACATTTCTGCAGAACTTAATGATGGATCTGGCACAGGTAATACTTCGCCGTATACTTCGTGTAGGTCATCTGTTGCATCGTCGTACGGTGAAACATCCCATCCGTAAATATCCCACGGTAAATCTTTTCCAATAACAAATCCATTGCTGTTATTCCATTCAGATGATACTGGCAGTAGTTTCGTATAGCCGGCAAGACTATCGACCATCTTATCCCAGTATTGATTAGTTACTATAGAGTTTCTATCGCCTTCGCGGAAGAATTTCCATTGTGTATGTTTCTGATCATTTCTTTCTGCAACACGATATTGTATCTGAACATTATCGCCTTGGTATGCGAGTATTTCTTGCACATTATAGAATATGTAAGAGTTATTAATTGCAGTCTGTTGTATAGGATTAAAGAATGCAAAACCTAAACTCTTAGGATTAGCAAGCAATCTCGATACGTCAAGTGCAGCAAGTGTTCTATTCTCGATATTAGGTTTTGTTGTTGGATTTAACACCCAGAAATAATAATTAATCTCCGTTATGTTTGTAAATCTATTAGATGTTGCAATTTGAACATAAGTTGTAACATCTTTAGGAATACCCGTACCTGTATATTGTGCTGGCGGCACTGGACTCTTTGTCCATTCGTAAATATTAAACAAGCTTCCTGTAAACGCCTGACCCCAACGATCTCTACGATATACAAGATTTTCTGTAACAGTTTCATCTATAGCTTTTGGCTGCTCATAGTACGCATAACGTACTGTAGATAAATCCCACCATAACTTACCTACTTGTGCATTACCAAATGTAATATTTTCTGTGAACAATCGTGTGTTACCTGTTACGTTATAACGTGCAGGATCTTGCTCAAGCATATATGTTAAGTTTTGTTTTGCAGGTGCCGGTAATATATCTTTAAATGGATCATATACAGGCAACAATACAAGCTCTGTTTGAGTCTTGGCGTTGAATACTTGTGCATTTTCAAATAGATGTGTATTTATTAATTGCTCTTGTACACGATATGGTGTTAAAGATGTTGTATATTTAAATACTGTCCAAAGATTATTAACATTGTCGACCCACACCTTATCGCCACTTGTTACATACGATGGTATAGCAGGTGTTGTTAAGAAACGCATTGTTTTAAACAATAACATATCTGTTAACTCGGCATAGCTACCTAACTCGTTTGCGGTAATAGGCGTACCGGCTAAATCTACTAATGAGTAGACATAATGTGTTGCCGGTACAAGCACTCCAAACTCGTCTAGGTGTGCATCGTCTGCAGGTTGTCCCCACGGATCGGTTGGACTAGCACCTGGCGCTGCTGTAACACCAACAAGGTGATTTTCAGATGGAACTAATACCGACGTAGAATTTAATTGCAATGTAATTAAATTTCCAAAATCTGTCTGTATACCAATTACGCTAGATCCCTGTGGCACAAACTTTCCAGCAGATATTAAAATTAGCAATGATAAATTTCCACTTGCATCCTGCGTAACTTGCCAGGAGGTTGTATCACTGTGCAACTTATAAACACACCAATCTTGCGTAAATGTATTTGCAACCCAGACTGTTTCATTCGCTTTAGGATTTAGCGCAGGTAATCCCCACGCTGCCGTTGCCTGTGTAGCGTTAAATGTTGTCCAATTTACATCTTTGTAATTTACATACCCTGCATTAGGGATAGAATAATCTATCACATTGGTTGTTGGGAATTCTAAAGAATATGTAGGATTGGCTGGTCTAACAATCCATTTTTCTGTATCGTCGATGTCGATATCAACAATATTATCTAATGTAGCATCTTGCTTAATTTCGCCTTGCCATACCGCATAGAATTCATCTAAGTTGCAAATCTGGGAACCTGCGTTTAATATAACACCTGGTGCCGACAAATATCCGTAGCCGCCATCTGTCATATCAATGCGTGCTATAACGCCATTTGAATCTAGCACAGCATATGCCTTAGCAGGACGCAATGCTTGTGTTAAATTAGGATCAGTTGGATCAGCATCGGGTAATGATATTACAACCTTAGGTACTGTTGTATATTTGTTCTGTGTATTTAATATGTTAATTTCTTTTACAAAACCAATATGCGAAGGTATAAAGTTCATACGTGCAACAATAACTTCGCCAGTATTTTGTTCGGGCTTAAGAATAAATTCAGTAGATACCTGCTCTATTGTGTTACCGAAGTCGGCAAGTTTTAATGCCCATTCTTCGTACAACTCAATAATTTCATTGCCTTGTACCTTTGTAGATCTAAACAATTTATCAAATGCCTGTACTGTACCTTTTTGCCTAATTGCACCTTGGTAGAATAGATACTGCACATCGTTAGATACTTGTAAATTATCTAAGTAACTCTTGCTTTCGTATCCAATAAGGTGTCGACCTAAGTCTTCTAAACTATGATTATCGATTGTTACATCTGGATCGTAGTAATATCTCATTGCATCAACAATAGTATCGTAGTTTGGTACTAATTGATTTCCAATTACTAAGTAGCCAGGTGCCTCTTGTTTACCGTACCAGCCGTTGCTCCTGAAGCCATTAAATCTAATACGTTGTTGTCTTGCACGTAATAATGGATTATAAACAACATCATTGAAACTTGTTGTGTTATCGAATATAAGAACGTGTTCTGTTTCCGATGTATGTACTTGCACGAAATATATACCACCAGAAGATAAGTCTGCAGGAGATACTGTTACATTTAAACCCGTTCTATCAACAAAGGTACTTGTAGGTGGCATAGCGACACCGTACTTGTCTAATATACTGTACACGCCGTTTGATATTGCTTCTATGTCGTCCGGGTATCCACCTTTTACGGTAAGTATTGCCTTGTTTGCTGCAGGACTTAACTGTATAGATGCATCGGGCGCCCAACTCGAATTTAACCAGAATAAGAACTGTTTAGCGCAGTACAACCAATCGCTTATTTGATTTGTATCTGAGCTTACTTCAGTAAATTGCCAACCTTGTGTTTCTAGGTATGCGCCCCAACCAATAAGTAAATCAAATACAGCTTGTGCTGATGTTAATATAGACCCATAAGGCACGGTATACGAAGTTACTTCGGATATTGGTTTATAAACTACAGACACACCTCCCGTGACAGGTAATACTTTTAATTTTTCCCAGTTCGATGTGTTAAACTTACCGGCAACGATTGTACCAATACTCATATAATAGATACCGTTGTATCGTATAATATCGCCAGCGTTGTATGTTTCGCCCTTTGTATATGTTTTATAATCAGCGGGAGTACCGCCAACAGTAATATCCATCATTTGTGCGTTAGATCTATTTAATACTGTGAATACAGAATTTAATAAATCATAGCCGTAAACAGCAAATGTACCATTATCTAGCGCACGTATGATAACACCACTATAAGAATATGTCCTTATTGGCTGACCTTTATGTAGTGCTACTTCGAAGTTATTAGTAGGTATTAATAAACTGTTGGTTGTTGCAGATGTAGATACACCCTCGATATATGTAGTTGTTGTATCTTTATTAGTGAAACCTGCAAGTTTATTTGCAAGGTTAACATCTAGTGTTCTTACTTTCTGACCAAATGTAGTACCTACATCTTTACCTAAGAATAATATCCTATCACTAATCCAACGCTGGTAACCAAATCTGATTTGTACAACTGTATCAACGGTTTCGGCGTGTACTATCTGTGTACTATTCTTAGGACGCATCCAAGCAAATAGCGGATCAGAACTAGTGTATGTATCGTTCTGTACATATTGCCAATTAAAGTCAGAAATTGGAGAATATGGATCAGAAGGATATATTTTACCTGCAGATATATCTGTACCAACGGTATCAAATAATAATTCGCCAAACTTGCCTGGATTCATTAAGTATAAAAATTCTTGTACACTAAATGCATAACCAGACGTAGACATCCACGCCTGTTCAACTGGTGCACCATCTCCATATACCCAGTCATAATTGTATCCTTCGAACGGTGCGTCTGGATTACCAGACATAGTGATATTAAATATCTGCGGTACCGGAATTATATTACCCATGCTATCTACCGGACTATAATCTAATAATCCCGAACGTGCCCACATTGGCTGCGGCTGTGCAATATTTGTTATAGGATCAAATATAGCAGACGGACCGTGCCTAATAATGCCTTCAGACAAATCTGTCCACATCTGCATATACTGTGCGTTGCCGTAATCAACTGCCCATGCTAATTCCCCCGAAGAATTTAACATAGGCGCGCCATACTCGCTTATCCACCACGACGGCATAGCAGAAAATCCTAACATCTCCCACGGACGAGTATTAGGATATATAGTGTCGTAGTAATATTGGAAAATACCTTTCCAGTTACCTGGTAAATTAAGGTGCTGACCACCTTCACCACCAACGGTGGCTACTGCCAATGAGTAGTTATACAGCATCCAAATTCTATCTTGCCAAGTAGTTGGGTACGCTGCAATTAGATCTGCACTTGCTGTATTCCAGTCGTTGTGACGATAGTTAGCTCTGTTTTTTGCAGACCATTTGTTAAGATAAGATTCGGTTATATTTAGATACTCTTTTCTAGAGTACCGTGTTGCTCTATAGTATCCGGGTTTTACATTTTCTAATCTTAGAGGTAATTTGTATTCTTCGCGGAAACGTGCCTGCAACAAATTATAAATTCGTATTTCTAATTCTAATAACAGTTGATCTCTATAATCGCCGTAAGTAATAGTCTTGGATCCATCGTGGCCTATAATAACAAATGTAGGTATAGAGTAAGATTCGTCTAATTCTATTCTAGGTACAGATGCATTATACGCGCCTACCTTTGTAGGTGTAGATGGGATATACGCCGGTAACGGATTCTTATATAACGCAATATAAATATCATCACCGATTATATCTGGATTAATAATTTCTACCGAAATAGGATTTGTAGTTGATGTAACAATATAATCTACGCCCAGTATTAGCAAACGCTGATTCTGTGTGGTATCGTAAATATACAATGCATTTGTATCAGCAGTAATGTCTATATAATTTGTTAAGGTAACTATGCCACCTGCAGGTACTGTAGCTGTTTCTGTTAAATACGGCGTACCATTGGCAATCATATAAGAGTATGCAAATGCATTAGAAAACTCTTTCGATATATTAACAACCTTAATGATTTCATCAACCCATGCATTAATTACAATTGTATTGTTATGATATTGTACTGGACTAAATTCTTGGTTAATAAGTTGCTGTGCAACCTTTAAATATTTGTTCTTAAACTTAGTGTATTCGTCTTGACTAAAGCGAACACCAGTGATAAAGTCAACATCATCGCCGGACGATATTAGCATTGTCTTGAGTGCAGGCGCTACATTCTGTAAGATAAAAGAACCTAATGTATTATTTTTAAATGTATCTCTATAATTATTTGGGCCGCCAAATGCTCTACCGGTTATGCTATCTTGATTAGCAATAATCGATGTAAACTGATTAATTAAGTCACTACCGCTAATTGTTGTAACTTCTTGTTGAGTTGGGTTAGCTTCTAGTTGCTGCGGAATCTCAAAATAGCCGGGCTTGGCAGGATTTAAGAGGCCAAGATTATTAGGATCTAAATAACCCGATATATATGAATCTACTTGCACAACAGGTGCTACTGTTTGCGGTGTTAACATTAATTCTGTTAAATATCGCTGTAATATAACATATGGCGTATTGTTTATAAGTGCTAATGAGTAACCCGATGGATTAGCTTCGCCACCTAGTTTAACCTCAACATCGTTAACAGTTACAATAATATCCGGGCTATATGATGACCAATCATTGGGCGTTACACTTAATGCAAACTGATATTCAACACCATAGCCGACTACAAATTTATCAATGACACGCTGTTTACTAACACTATTAATTGAACTAGGCGTATTTATTGAGTTTGAATTATATAAATTCCAAGCATTGTATATTAATTCAGAACCGTACGACTTATAGTAGTAATAACCATTAATATCTTTGCCATCTGGATTGAATTTGTATCTGTCTGTTACTAAATTATTTTCAAACATAATATCAGTAGATTGGCCTAATCCTGTGTAAACTATTGGGAATTTTAATACAGGGTCGACTGTTGCACCAGGCGTAGAATTAATCTGATAGGAAAATATCTTGCTACCGGCAAACGAGCTTTCTGGATAAACTGCAGGATCGTCTAATGCTACACCGTTGTGATCGTATAATTGGAAAATAGGCGGTTGATTTGCCTTGTATTTTTCGTTGACTGCTTCTACCCATTGCCCTGCACTGTAGTAGTATGTTTGGCCGCGTTTTAAGCCGTTATACGGCGAATCTAACGTCGCAAATACAATGTCTTGTTCTACAGCAACAGAGCCTACATTATCAAATGTAACTATGTCGGTACTTGGATTTATGTTGACCTGAAGTAGCTGATTATTAACAGATACATCTTGCATAAAAATAGCAAGTTGTCCTTGTTGCAATTGTATTCCAAATAGCAAATCTAATTGATTTCTAGTGTATATGTTGTTGTATGCCGATAGTAACAATGGATTACTTTGTAAATCACCTCTAAATCCATATTCAATATCACTCTTAAATGTTGTGCCAGATTTGTATAAAATTAGATCTGCTGTAAATTGAATAATAGGGCGCAATGCACGCGACGCATTGGACGGAAATGGTAATCCTGTATATTTTAATGTTTCATTAATTACATCAATATGATACCAGCTATTTGTTCTAGACCACGCATTTTCGTCAGGTGAACTACGCTCAATAGTAATATAATCACTATTACCCGGTGCTGGCTCAACGTCCCAGGTCTGAGAATCCCAAAATATATTTTGTATTGTGCGACCGGTCGCAAGATTTGTTATACCATCCCATGGCAAAAATTCAAACAATGTACCCGGAGTATATCCTGGCCAAGGCGGTACTAATCTAATACCTGTTGTACCACCGATGACCTCGACAATAAGTTTATCGGGATATTTTGCTGATCCAACAAACTGCACAGTTAACCCAGTGGTAAATTGCAAATTAGCAGGTAAGGCGCCCGGTATCTGATTTGTGTTGAAAGAATATTGACCTAAAATAGCATCAATATCTGCATCTGTCATGCCTGTAATTTGAATTGCAGAAAGGCCACCGGGTACCCAGTAATAATTTTGATAGTTAGTAAACATATCATAATCAATTGGAGGTGCCCAGCTATAATATTCTGACTCAAATAATCTATCTTGATTTAATGTATTACCGCCATAATAGTTTATGCGGTTTAATAAGTCATCATAGAAAAATATATTCGAGCGTGTACTATCTGCATTTCTTGAAAACGCAGTAGCTTCTAATTGCCACCAAGTGCGATCTTTAGATGGCTCCGGTACATAGAAATCTGTAACAGGATTATATAAGCCGGGTGTTCTACGTCCCAAGTAGCCAAGCAACTGGTCGCTATCTTTCTTAGAGAACACCTGGTCGAATGTTGCATCAAAGAATTTCTTCTCTGTTACCGTCTGAAAAACGGCAGGAAGCTTTTGAATATACTGTGTCATTTAGATTTCCGCAATAAGAGTAGGACATTACCTACTCTCGTATTTATCACGGAAATTAAATACGCATATTTTGAGTTGTTAGATTGGCAATAATTTGAACATTGTTTACTGTGGCTGTTGACATAAACAACTGTGTTGGACCTGCAACAATTTCAAATAAGTCACCAAACTGCGAAGTTGCGTTATTTGGGACAATGACAACAGAACTAATATAGCCTTGTAATTGCTGGTGAATAAACGCAGCCAACTCTGTGTAGAAGAACTTTTCACCAAAATCCCAATTTCTAATATCGAAGAACAAGTCAATAGATTGTATTACCAATGTTTTTACTTCGTTATCGCTGATACTAGACGAAGGTGCCTTAACAACTTTGAATGTTGCTTGTAATTCTGGTACGGCCTGTGGTCCAAACAATATCTTAAATTCACCTGAATTCCATATCATAGAATCGCTGACCATTTTATACTGATCTAGATTTTGGAACTGTATTCTTAAATCTTCAGTAGTTGGTGGTGTTGGTTTTGTAATCAATGTACCGTTATTGTTTTTCCAATTAATCATATCGGTGTTGTAACTGTTAGTAATAACAACCATATCGATGATATTTGTTGCTGCAGGGTCTACTCGTTGATCAATTGGGGAATAATGACTCCACTTAAAGTAAAACGGTAATTGATTGTCAGTATTAATTGATGTGTTCTGTGTAAATACCTTACCATTTTTATCGTAGTGATATGTGTCTATAACAGATGTAATTATGGTACCGGTATAATATGTACCTATGTCGGCTGTGCTTGTGTATTCGAGTGCATAATATACCCCGTGGCCGGGTAAAGTATCCGATTTTAAGAAAGACTTATTAAAGAAATAAGTAGATAGTATTGTTCGTGTACTTGGATCAATACCTGCCATTGTTGGGTCGTTAAAGAACGCAGATAATTGAATAGCTATATCTTCCATTTGTGTTTTGCCACCAGGGATTATAGAATTAGGTAAGAACACAAGATCTGTATCATTCATGTATATAATTTTGGTAGCTACCGGGTTTAATGGATCAGGTTGATATGTATTAGTTAGATACGGAGAACCCTGTAATGCACCGGAGTATATTGGAATATAAACGTAAATCTTATCTGTCCAAGTTGATAACTCTAATCCCCAGTTAGCAACCCACGGACGAGTACTTTGGTAGCCCGATACTTCGTTTGTGTAATATTCAAATACAATTCTATCTTTTTCTGATACTACTTTATCGAATCCCGCAGGATCGTCTGGTATGCCGTCGTTATTAGCATCTATTAACGATACCTGAACTTTAGATTCATCCTGATAGCCATCATCTTGTGTGTATACACCCGATATAGTAAAATTGACAGCGGATTGAAGAAATGGTTGTACAGGTGCCGGTGGAATAACGGGATCATTATTATTCACAAGAGAATTTGTATTAACAAAAGGCATAACCTCAATAGTATCTTGTAATGCAAGACCCGATGCATTATCAATAATAATTTGATTAGGTTCCCAATAGAATCTAACATCTCTGTATGACTCAAAAACATACGAACGACCACGTGCTGTTAAATCATATGTTGTACTCGCAATTTCATTATTACTTGCAATAGTTACATATAACAAGCCGCTGTCTGGATGATTTGACCACGTCGAATATATACTACCTGCAGTTGGTACCGGATAGATCCACGGTTGCTGCGATTGATCTGCAATACCCGGTGTAGCAGCAGTCGAAGTATGCCACTCATTAGTTAATAGATCGTAATATAACCAGAACGAAATACCGTCGTTTATTCTGAATATTACTTCGTTTATTTCGTTTGTAGTTAATTCGTTTCTAAATTCGGGATATAACTTTGTAGCTGCTGTGTTAGTTTGCACGTCTACGCCTAATTCTACTGGCCCGATATCTGCATAAGGATTTAATGGATTAGCAATAAGAGGCAAACCGTTTTGTATTATAGAATTTACTGATGCAGATTGCACATTAAATTCTAATACTGATCCACTTGTTATCATACCCCAAGGTTGATATGTGCCGCTGGCCGTATTTAATGGATCAAGAGAATTAACTAAAACCTGCGCTGTAGATGTGTCACCGTTTATTACATCGGAAAAGTACCCTGTTGTATTCTTAAACTTAGCAGGACTTGTTCTCCAGATAAGTGGTGTCTGGTATGGATTATTTAAATCTAATATAGAATACCCTGTGTCCGATGGTACTTGCTTATTAACTCTTATTTTCTCTTCGAATTGGGTTATGTATTCATCATAAAAGAATTTAGATACATTTGTATCTCTTAACATTTCTTGTATAGAATTGATTAAAATAGTATTAATATTTCCGGCGTTAGACGCATCCCTGGAAACCTGGACTAGCACATCGGCATTATCTCTATATAGTGCACCATCTTGACCAAATATAATTAGGTCGCGATGGAAGCCGGTTGGGTCATTTAAATCAATATATCTACTTTGGCCGCTATAGGTTCTATCTATTGCCGAGATCTTTGCAATCTGATTTCCATAAACAAGCGGTAGCACATTGTAATCGCTACCGTTAACCATACGTGATTGTGTAGAGAATACTTCTGGAGCACGTAATTTAATTTGGTCATTTGTTTCAGACGCAGCAGCATTACCACTTGTTGTTTCTAAATTAAAATAGACTGTTAAATTATATTGTTGCTGGTCGTTGCCAATATACGGAATTATTATCTGTAACCCTTGCGCGTCAGTTGGCCTGATTACTAGGTCCTGATTAGCACTTACACGTACCCAAGATCTAAATAATCCCGTAGGAACATTACCGAAATTACCATCAGCAAAGCGAATAGTAACTGTATCATTAGCACCAGATATGACATCGAAAATATTTCGTTCGCCATATTGAATACTATTATAAATAATATTCTCACCTGCCAATGCTGGTACTTTTAGCCACTGGTTAATAACATTACCGTTTTGATCTGTTTCTTGAACATACACGTCATCTTGGTTAATATTTTGTGTAGTAATAGGAAATAGTCTATTAGGCACAGGAAACTCAAAATTAGTATCTATATTAATTAAGTTACCTTGCTTAAAGTATAAGAAGAACCCGGTGTTATTGGATGCAACACCTAAGCTATCGTTTCTGTATATAAAGTTAAACGGATTTAACGGGTTAGGGGCGCGTTCGAATATAGACTGATTTGTAATAAAATTAGGGTTACAAACATCGATAGGGAATGACTGACCATTAACTGTTATAGATGTAGCATAAACAACATTCTGGCGTAACACATTATTAAGTTGGTATAAGTCTGTAGGAATACTGCCGATTGTGCCACTCTTTGTAGGGCGGCCAAATGGATTTAATGTACTAAACGAAGCATTGCATATTTGTACAAACTGATCAAACCAATCTGGATTATTAGGATCGTTCCAGTATATTGTTAAGTCGTTAATATTAATACCATTTGCATCTGTTAATGGCTGATTAGTTTGTACCGCAGCAATTTTAAATAAACCACTAGCAGGTATATTTCTGCGCGGAACGTAGTTGACCATTTGCGCTAAACGTATAATACTTTCTCTACGTGTAGCAGTATCGATAAAGTTTTCGCGACTGTTTAAATCTGTTCTAAATGCAAGGCTTGTACCAAAGTATGCAAGCAATTCAATAATAGCAATAAACTCAGAACTTTCAATATAGTCATTGAAATCTTCCGGGTAGTATGTTTGTATGTAATTAATTAGTGCTTGTTTAAGAGTATCAAAGTCATACGCTGTATAATCAATAAACTGATAGGCTTTAAAAACCTTTTGATAATCTTCGGCTGCAAATAAGTTACTCTGGCGTATTGATTCTGACATTAGAATGATTCCTTGTCTTTAAGTGAGAATGTAACAAACATATTATCAGTAATTGACTCTGGTTTAAATAACAAAACCATAACAATATTTAATGCCTGGTCTTCTTGGTAAACATCAATTCCTACTAGTTCAACACGTGGTTCGGACTGAACAACGCGAACTGCATCTTCTATGATTGTATTCTTAGTATATTCGTCGAAAGGATCAAACAAATACTCGTAAATTCTTGTGCCAAATGTTGGCAGCATTACACGAGCACCCATAGGTGTTGCAAATTGGTTATTTAGATCTCTTTTAATTAACTCGACATTCGTTAGCGAATAAGGTGGCAGTGGTTGGTCAACCGTGTTGAAGCCTACAAAGTAGGGCTTCCTTGTTTTTACTGTTTTCTGAACTAAGCCGGATTGATTTGATGCCATATTATTCTCTTTTTGTTATTTATCAAGAAAATTATATGGTATGTTTATTATGCAGGGAATTTCTTATCACATCCGTTAGGGTCCACATTTTGTACTACCATTGTAATAATGTTAGGGCCTCTGCGACCAACCTGTGTAAACCATTTTGAGTCTCTTAAAGATGCGCCTGCAAGATTCCAGTCTCCCGATTTCATACCTGCAATGAAGCGTGTAAATTTAGAAAGTCGACCTTTTCCCATATTATAGCATAAGTCTGCGCACGCACGTTTTCTAACATCGGATAGATCACCCCAGACATCAATGCCTAGTAATTCTTGTGCACCTTTAATAGATGTTGGCGCATCTTGATTAAACCACGTTGCAACCTGCGATTCAAGAATAGGCGTTGGGACCGGATATAGAGGCACTTCATTAGACCGTAGTAGATGCCCAATACCACCTGTCGGTAAACCAACTGAGTCTAGATATGAAACATATTTAACACCTTCGTGAATCTTTAATTGGCACTGATACGCAGCCATATTAAAATCTTTTGTAACAACGCTGTCTGCTGGCGATTCTTGCGGAATTTCTGTGTTGTTAGCACCGGGTGTAGTATTAACGGGAACAGTTGGTGGTGGTGTATTACCTGCGCCACCAGATCCCTCGTATGTTTTATCGCCTTCATTTAATTTAGGCGTATATCCAGAAACAGCTTTATAGGTAAATGTTTCGTGTTCTGGGCAGGATTCGTATGTTGGTAATCTTGTTACCGTAGTTGACATAGCTTCGGCATTACGTTTAAATTTAGACTCGGGATCTTTCCATACTGCTAAAATATTCATTTTATCTAGCATTGGTTTAACTTCTGCAGAGATAGGAGGATCAGGTGGTGTAATTGTTACAGAACTACCAGCTGTACCGGGACCGGCCTTTGGTGTTGCACCACTACCGTCTTGTACACCGGGTATACTATAGAATAGCCCTTGGTCGCCTGTTACATTGCCAAGAAAACTTCCACTGGCAGCATTTATTCCGTTAAGAACACCGAGTGTTGATCCGAACGCAACTGCACCTGTTACATCAAGGGTCCCGGTATTACCGCTACCAATCTTTACTGCACCTTCGTTTGTGATAACGGATGCTGTTAAATTATGAAGTGCTGCAGATGTGTCAATTGTGCCACCTACTTTTATTTCCATATTAACATCAACTGTAATATATGCGTTATTCTTAACAGTAGTGTGTGTACTATTTAGTGCTTGTGTAACAATATTACCGCCCTGGCCTTTGCCTTCACCTACATATTTCCAGTAAGGTATTGTTGATGGTTTAGGGACATTATTCACATCGTATGTAAATGTAGTTGTGGTTTCAGTTGTATCTTTTGCAGCCTTCATATAGATATTCTGGCCAGCTTCAATATTAACATTTCTATCTGCGCGAATATTAACATCACGCTGAGCTCGCATAGATATATTAGTTGCACCAAAAATATCTATATTGCCATACTGATCCATTTGTACCCAGGCAGTACCGTCTCTGTTTATTAAATAAACCTCGCCTGTGGTTTCGTTTAATGTAATCTGTGCACCAGATTTTGTAGCTAACTTAACATATTCACTACCTGTCAAATCATCCATAATAAAAGATGATCCACCCTTACGGCGAATATTTTCGGGTGTTGCACTTTCGTCAATAACTGGGCCCGGTGTAATAATACCAAATACCTTACTAGGTGATTCACGCCTAGCACTTGTGCTGGTGACGCCACGCTGAATATCATTGATTAATCCTTGATTTCCCACGCCCTTAAACTTCGTGCTTTCATATGGTTTAGTTGTAGCATCGGGTTGCACCACGCTTGTGTCCCATTTATTATATTCAGCTACAGGTATATATTTGCCGTTGTATTGATAGTTGTCAGTACTTGCTGCCATTGCAGGTACCATATTATTCATAAATTGGTTATACAACGATCCTATCCATATACCCTTATCGGATTCGCCATTAATAAACATCACAAGAACTTGTGTGTTTACGTCCGGTGTAACCATCCACATACCGTATGAAGTTTCTGTGCCCTCGAATTGTTTAATATCTGCCTTACTTGCGGTTGCCGTATTGGTAGACCCAGCAAATGGCGAACAGTAACTTACTGTTATCCAACCTTCTTCGATTGCCGGTGCTGAACCAAATTCGGGAATCCATACCTGAAGTCGACCCATTTTCTGCACATCATCGGCACGTTTTACGAATCCTCTAAAAACACCAAATAAGGAATTTGATCTACCTAACGGTTGAAATTTATCATTTGTTGGTACACCAACTGTCCTTGCATTTGTATCTAAATATGCCATCTTATGTCTGTATTGCCTTCTTTAATCTTGCCTGTAGTGCGTCTGACTGAGTTTGGTAACCACTTCTAGCTAATCTTGCTGTTTCTGCAGCCGATTGTGTTATTGTGCCGGCATTCAGCCTTGCTGTTTCAGCCGTAGTTTGATCTGGCGCATTAGATGCATCGTATGTACTTTCTGGTGCTGCAGGATAAAATGATTGTACTGTAGAAGGAATATCTTTTAACTTGGCGTTCTCTTCTATTAAATCCTGAATGTCTTCCATTTTTATAATATAATCAAGTTGGCAATCTAACATTTGAGAGAACTTTCCGGTTTCGAATGTGCTGTTTACCCTAATAACTCTATACACTCCACTAAATGTGTCAACTTCGGTGTACGGATCTAAGTCGCCGTCATTGTTTTGTATGTTATATATCCGCGGAGTTCTAAATCTAACAATAATATAATTATCGGCACCATATAAATTTACAGCATTTGGTATTGTATTCTGACTACCTTTTAAGAAATTAATTGCCTCAGTTGGGTCTTTCTCGGCGTTAGGTATAATCGATGTGCCGGACACAGGATGTGGAAATAGCCAAAACGGATCTCCCTTGATATTAATTTTAAGTTTGATGAGATTAACATCATTCGCGGAATGTAGTGCCAATGAAAATATATTAGCTAGTTTTACGACACCAGAATCGCTACCAGATTCAATACCTTGTCCTGTTGATTTTTCCTGCGAACCCTCTCTAAATGACATAGGGCGCATTTGACCCCCGGCACCACCGGCTAGATAGTTCTTATATACATTTAACGTTTGTTCTGATTTTAAATTAATGTCCGAAACAAACGCCGGAGTTACTACAGATCCATTTTGTGTATAACCTGCTAGTTGGCGAGGGTACTGAGCTTTATCTGGTTCAACAGTTTTATCTGTTAATCGTTTATAGTTATTGCCGTATACCGATAAATCAATTTTAGCGCCAGGCTTTTGAGCCGCTAGTACAGCGGCATACTGGTTTTTTGTTTGCTCCGGTAATTTTGCCGCATCTAACGATATCATATAATCATCGAGCGCCCTAACTAACGATGTAGTTGATGTTGTAGCATCATTCTGCATTTTTATATAATCACGCAGTTTTTTTGTTACTTCGAGTTGATCTTTTGAATCATCTTGCGCTACAGGTCCGTAATCACTTGCCGATGAATTAATATATACACCGCCGTATCTAGAAGATGCAACAGAGAATGCCTGGTTAAAAACTAAGTCAAGTCCCAGAATTTGGTCATTTAACCCTGTAAAAATGTAGTTATATTTCTTCTTAAGAATGCCCTTGTTAACGTAGGTAGCAAATCTATTTAAACTATCTTCTTTTGTTATGTTTGCTGTCTGAAATATATTTGCATCCAATACACCGATATCGTAATCGATAACAAATATAGAAAATTCATTAGCATAATCGCCGCGCCTTTTATCAAACGCAAACGGTCTAGATTCTGTGATAATTCTCCAGAAGCTTTTCATTTTACTAATTTCGGCGTTAATGGGTTCACCGTCATTACCGGTGGCAGTGGCACCTATCATTGCCTTCTGATATTCTTCGGTATGCGCTAATATAGAGTCTATAATCTTATCAATACTAGTACCAGATGTAAACTGCGCAGACTTAGCATCCCATGTAGCAAATGAGTCATTACGTTTAGGATCTGTATTATTCTTATTAGGATGTATCTTATAACCTTTAATTTTGTCATCAATCACAAAATTATAAACATCGGGCAGGCCGTAGTTATCTAGCGTTCTTAATAATTGATCTTTATTTAATTTATCTTGTAATTCGCTAATTGCGTTTTGCACTGTATCAATTTTCTCTAGAGATACGTTATTTAATAAAGTAAAGCACGCATTAGATTGGGCAAACTCATTATACAAAATTGCTTCAAATGTATATCGTGTACCCATTTGCGTAACGTCGGCTTTGATATTATTAATTTTTAATGCCCACAACCAACGTAAGTTACCTAATGATCCTGGTGCGCCATCGGCGTCAGAATTAGATGTGTCGGGGTTCCGGGCTCTAAATTCTAATTGCAAAAATATAGGCATGGTAGCCCAATTAGATATTCCTAAATCTAACGATTCATAAAATATCTTATCTAATAAACCGGCGCCTGCAGGTTCTACAATATCAAATTTAACTCGTATTTGTGTTCCTGTACCTGCCTCAACAGAAGGTACAGCAATAGCATCAAATGTTACACCGTCAATTGTTAAGTCAGATACCCCGCTTTCTGCAATAATAACCTGAGCTGTAGGATCTAATACATTGCCACTATATGCATCTTGTGAGGATGTCATAAAGAATTTGAAATGGTATGTTACGGCATCGTAATTATCTAACAGATTAGGCTGGAAATCTAATTTAATATTATCAGCTGACGCATTTACGTTATCTGTCTTATGCACATATGCATTGTGCTCTTCTCCGTTAACTGTTTCGTAAATGGAGCCACGGCCGCTGCCGTTATTTGCAGACGTTGCCTGGGCTAAGGTGGGACCACCTCGACTTCCACGACCGCCACCGAATTTTTTATCACTTACTCCGTAATACCTGCTTCCCTGATTTCCTTTACCTGCATAAAAATCAGTATTAAAATTTTCTGGTGGTCCGAATGCCATATTATTGCTTTAAAATGTTTTGTGGAACAAATATCTCTAGTCCTGCTAGGAAATCGTTTATAGGATCTATTATTAAATCCGGATTACGCATACAGAATACCCACCACAATCTGGGTGTTCCATATTCCTGTTGACTTAATAAGTCGGGGCGTTGATCGAACGCTGCAGGAATTACTATGATCTTATCAAACTCGCTACTCGGTACATTCCTAGGTACCCACAAATCTAAATACCAATTTACAATCGGTGTATTGAGATATTGGCTTGTATCTTTAAAATTATTAGCCATTAAATGTATCCCTTATTATATAACTTACCACTTCTAAAATCGTCTAAGTTAAAATTATTTCTTAAGTCGATTGGTACATATTGTGTATCTAATTCTAAATTAACAGTTAAGTGCGTTGGCACGTATGTATATCCGTTAGAAGAAGCTCCTGCTAAATTTACAGGCTTGGTAGTAATAGATGTGGATGTAGCAAACATAGATGTATTGATTGGTACATAATCAATGTTGGCTTCGTATGTATAGTCGAAGTTCTTAACAACTACGGGTACGTTATTAAACTGATATTGACCTAAGTAGTTGAAAACTAATACGGGCGGCGGCGTGCCAGCCTTGTTATATGGATTCACACCAAAATAAGATTTCGTAACTGCACGGAAGAAGTGGATGACCGATAATAAATATAGTGCCTCATCGTTTGTCTGCGCTGTAAATTCCGCACTTATCGATATTGGCTTAGGGTATGACCTAATGTAAGCGTTATACCCGTAGTTGGAATGTATAAATCCAGTCGGGTCGTAATCCGCGACACTGCCTGTCGAAACTGATGGTGTGTATGGAAATAATACCCCAAATGTTTGCCATAAAGGAAACAAGATATTAGTAAAATCGTTATCACCAAGAATATCTCCAGCCGCACTCCTACTTTTTGGTTGCAATCTGGCTCTGAAATCTTGTACTGGCATATCTGTATCCTCTTATTTTACTTATTTATCAAGGTCATAAACGGCTACTTTTATACTGAAACTCTTGACTATCGCGAAGTCCACCGCTATACTACTATTAACCCTGTTTAGGAGAAACTTAATGACAGATATTGATACCCCCGACGAAGATTTTCTAGAAGAAATAGATGAATCAGAAGAATTAATAGACGAAGTAGCAGTCGAGGAGCTAATCGAAGATGATGAAGAAGTTGAAGACGTTGTTGCCGCACCTTCTGTATTTCCTGCAAAGAAAATAAATTATCTAAACAACAAGGATATGTTAAAAGAAATTCACAAGAGTAAGAATACTTTCTGTGAATACATTGATCCTAAATATTGCGATTACGATGTAATTGTTGAAGATGTAAATGATATCTTCAAGCCAGAAACAATCGAAAAAGCTAAGGCAACTAAAGCAGCAAGAATTGCAGCACAAGCATACGAAGTAGCACTAGCAACAACAATTGTAACTTCAAAGAATACCAAACCTAGGCTAGCAGAATACAAAATTAAACCAGACACTATATCGCAAGACGATTTAGTATTCCGCGTATTAAGTTTTGAACATATTCCGCTTGCACCCGGACGTAAGAAGAATCCAAAATCTACAGCCGACAGTTATCTTAAATTAAATTTCTATCCCTTCAAGCATTACATTATTGAAAATAATGCGGTTAAAGAAGTAGGTAGAAGTCACACAAGAAAAGGTAAATTTAGCTTAGAGCACGGTTCTATTACTAGCAAACTAGCAAAGATGTTTATCTTAATGGTTAATAAGTACGGTCAACGCGGTAACTGGCGCGGTTACACTTACTTAGACGAAATGAAAGGGCAGGCATTATTGCAACTGTCACAAATGGGACTTCAATTTGATGAATATAAATCAGATAACCCATTCTCCTATTATACAGCAAGCGTTTCTAACAGCTTTACTCGTGTATTTAATTTAGAAAAGAAAAATCAAGATCTACGTGACGACTTACTAATCGATAGCGGTGCAAGCCCTAGCTTTTCTCGTCAGCTTGCATTAGAAAACGAAATTAGACACTTGCGCGAAGATGCACAGGAATCTGCTAAAGATGAACACTAATCTATTTGAAAAGGTTATTTGTTTTACTGATATCCACTTCGGCTTACGACACAATTCAAAAGATCACAATCAGGATTGTTTAGATTTCGTCGAGTGGGTTATAGAACAAGCCGATTTGCGCGAATGTGATACCTGCTTCTTCTTAGGAGATTGGCATCACCACAGATCCAACGTAAGTATTCTTACGCTGGATTATACAATGCAGGCCCTAAGAAGACTAAACAACTATTTTAAGAAAACTTATATTATGGTTGGCAATCATGATTTGTTTTATCGCGAGAAACGCGATATCCATTCTATGATTGTCGGCGGCGAGTTTGCTAACATTGAAATCGTTGATAAAACAATAGTAGAAGGTAATGTTGCACTTATTCCGTGGCTAGTAGAAGAGGAATGGAAAGAAGTAGCAAAACTAAAAACTAAGTATATCTTTGGTCACTTAGAACTGCCTGGCTTCAAGATGAATGCATCTGTTGTAATGCCAGATCACGGCGCATTAAACCCTGCACACTTTGAGCACCAGGACTTAGTGTTTTCTGGTCATTTCCACAAGCGTCAAGAAAAAGGCAAAGTACATTATATTGGAAATCCCTTTGGCCATAATTATGCCGATGTGTGGGATTTCGAAAGAGGTGCAATGTACTTAGAGTGGGGCGGCGTGCCTGAGTACATTGATTACGAAGGTGGTCCACGCTTCATTAGCATTAATTTATCTGCGTTACTTGCTAATCCAGATATCTATCTTAAGCCCAAAACATATCTACAGGTTATTTTAGATTGCGACATTACGTACGAAGAAGCAACATTCTTGCGCGAAACATTTGTTGATCAATATAGTGTTCGCGAATTTAAGTTAATTAGAAATCCCGATGAGGATGCAAATAAAGACTACGAGGGCGATATTACATTCCAGACTGTTGATCAGATAGTTGTTGAACAACTTACAAATATCAACAGTGATTCGTACGAAACAGCAACCTTGATAGAAATTTACGACAGGTTATAATACATGCTTCAACTAAATGGTTTGACAATTAAGAATTTTATGAGTATCGGTAATGTTACTCAGTCTATTAATTTTAGCAAGGATGAATTAGTACTTGTCCTTGGTGAAAATCTAGATTTGGGCGGCAACGATAATCGTAACGGTGTAGGTAAATCTACAATTGTGAATGCATTAAGTTATGCATTGTTTGGTACAGCACTTACCAACATCAAGAAAGACAATTTAATCAACAAATCTAATATGAAAAATATGTTGGTTACATTAAAATTCGAAATGAATGGTAAGGGCTATACTATAGAACGTGGGCGCAGGCCAAATGTGTTTAAGTTTATCGAAGACGGATCTGATGTCGACGAGGAAACCGCAACAGATACAGACGAATCGCAAGGTGAAGGTAGACATACACAAGAAGAAATTGTGCGTACTATCGGAATCACGCACGAAATGTTTAAGCATATTCTTGCGCTAAACACGTATGTTGAGCCATTTCTTGCTTTGCGTACGAACGATCAACGAGTTATCATTGAGCAATTGTTAGGTATTACTAAGCTATCTGAAAAAGCAGAAAAGCTTAAAGAAGAATCTAAGGTTACAAAAGATGAAATTAAAGAAGAGGAACTTCGAATATCAGCGGTTTCGGCGGCAAACAAGCGAATTGAGACAAACATTACTGGGCTTGAAACAAAATCATCTACGTGGGACCGCGAAAAGAAGCGCAAAGTAAAAGAATTGCAAGACGCAGTAACACAATTTATGGCCGTAGATATTGATGCCGAAATTGAATTACATAAGGCTAAGAAAGAAGTCGATGATTTATCAACTGAATACCGTGCGCTAACAAAGGAACTTGCGGCATTAGAGCGAGATGTAGCAGATTCTACTAAAACGTTAACTAGATTGGACAAAGTATTGCTATCTTCTGTTGAGAAAATTTGCCCAACTTGTTCGCAGGAAATGGATAAAGAAACTCACGCACAAGTGCATAACGAATATCTATTAAGCCATCAGGAAGAAAAAGTAAAGTTATCAACTAAAACAGAGAAATGTAACGAAGTAAAAACTCTTGCGTCAACTGTTAAATCGCTTATTCCTACATTGCCTAGCACCTTTTATGATTCAGTCGATGAAGCTTATAGACATAAGACAACGCTTAGTAATTTAGGAAATAGCTTAGAAATTGAATTAGCAACATCTAACCCGTATGTTGAGCAGATTGAATCTCTTAAGAAAGATGGTTTACAAGAAATTAATTTCGATACAGTAAATGAGTTAGTTAAATTGCGCGATCATCAGGATTTCTTACTGAAACTGCTAACAAACAAAGATAGCTTTATTAGAAAGAAAATCATTGATCAAAATCTTGCATATCTTAATCACAGGCTTGCACATTATCTTACAGAAATTGGATTGCCACATCAAGTTAAGTTTAAATCTGACTTAGAAGTAGAAATTCAAATGTACGGAAAAGAGTTTGACTTTGATAATCTTTCTAGGGGAGAGCGTACACGCTTAATCTTATCATTAAGCTGGTCTATGCGCGATGTTTTCGAATCTATGAATAGCAAAATTAATCTATTGTTTATTGATGAATTAATTGATTCTGGATTAGATACAAGTGGTGTGGAAGCATCTTTAGCTATTTTAAAGAAGATGGCAAGAGATCATAAGAGAAACATTTTCTTAATTTCGCACCGAGATGAGCTTGTGGGTAGAGTGTCAACTGTGCTGAAAGTTATTAAGGAAGGTGGGTATACTACACTGGAAGCCGCAGATACTCAGGTTTAAACGGTGAATACCGTTGCGTTTCGGCAAAAAGAGTCTATAAAATAAGAGCATCATAACAACAGGGACACTATGCAAACATACAGCGAAGCCACACTTGACAGATTTTACAAATACGCAATGCACGATGATACTGAGTTTAATCAGTTAACATCCGATCATCAAGAAATGATTGAATGTATAATGCACGATAAATTAGGGAATTCGCTGATTAGAGAAAAAATAGTATGCAGAATGTTAGGTGTAACCAATAACCCTAATATGTTCAGTACATCTGACGGTAGTACAACGTTCGATGGAACCCACCCTATATCATTAGCACACTACGAAGTAAAGACAGAACAACATACTTCCGGAAACGACGGTCGTAGATACGGTGATAACGGACAACTTCAAGGAGTTGGATTATTTGGCGGCATGACAAACGATGTGGCCATGATAAAATCAATAATTGCCAATGATCCTGTTATTGCACAAGGTATGTTTGCTGATGGTAGATTACTAGCTGTCAACACCTTTTTATTAAGCGAGACACCGCTTGCTGCAGATCGAATGATAGACTACGCGTCGAGGAATAATAAAACTGCACCTAGATTTATGTATAATGACTGGGCCCACGAATTTACCACAAAATTAGAATATCTTTCTGACTATTGGCCAGAACATATTTCACCTAAATACAAAGAAGAATTCACTAAAAAGAAGGCTCTCTACAGACGTTTTTCGGATTCGTTATGTACACAATTTGAATACTCGACAAAATATGATGGTAGTTTTTATTCATATATTCAACAAAATGCCATCAATAGTTATGCAGAGAAAACTAAATTACCTAATAGTGAAATAGAATATATCAATAAAAGACTTAACGCATTTTATTTACAGAATTCAATAGTTAAACTAGACTGATATTGTTGAAATCATTTTTACTAGGTCTAAGTTCGTTTGTTTAGACCAAAAATCATCCCAACTTGTAAAGTACCAACCCTTGTAGTGTATCGAGCGATCAGACGCAAACCCTAGATTTTCCTGATACACTACCCATTTATCTTTGCGACTAATCTTAATTAGTATCAAGTTTAAATCGCCCTCATCCTCGACTTCATGCTGCTGTGCAATCCATGAGTCGAGGATTTTCACGTCTGAAGTCCACAACTGGTGGAACGGAAAATCAGCGTAACTCTTACATTCTAAATTCCAATGTTTCCAGTCTTGCGGAGGGTGAATATCGCCCTTTTTGCTCTGTAGCTGTGCATCGCCCAGCCCAGCCTTGCGTATGCTGTTTTTTCCGCCTACAAACGCGCCGCTGCTCGGTATACGTAAGAACGATTCATTGTATGTAGCCGACAAGAACTTAGCTACTTCTAGTTCCCATGCGTTTCCCTTAGTTTTCGATTTGGATGGCATTAAATCCCCTTTTTACTATTTACCAATTAGATAAATAGCAAAACTAGAATGGAGAACATATGGCATACGAAACATCATATTTAAAGGCAGTTGACCACGCTATGCTTTACGAAGTTGGCGGATTTTGGAATGTAGATGCACCTGGTGCACGCGATGGTACGAATAAACGTGCCTGTGGATACGTAAATGATCCTACAGACCCAGGTGGTGAAACAAAATACGGTATTGCTAAGAATTCCCACTTGCAATTAGACGTAGCAGGATTAGATTGGGATGCTGTACTCCGCATTTATTACAAAGAATATTGGTTGCTTGGGGACTGCAATAACATGCCACCGCGCCTTGCTGCTTTACACTTCGACGGCTGTATTAATCACGGCGTAGGCAGAATGGCTAAGTTTGTACAAACAACAGTTGGTGCAGCAGCAGATGGAGATATTGGCCCTGCAACTATTGCACTTATTCAACAGCAGGATGAAATAACACTGTGCAATGCAGTGTGTGATGCGCGTGTGGCATATTACAACGCAATTGTGGCAAAACGTCCCGATCAAGGAAAGTACTTAAAAGGGTGGTTACGTCGTGTGAACGAGATGCGTGCGTTTGTAACAGATTCTAGCAATTCTTTCGACTAATGAGCAATAAAATAGCGCAAAACTGCGCTATTTTAATTTATGCCAATTTTGTCGATAGTACGTCAGTAATAGAGATAAAATACAGCAACAACAAAAGTTGTTTTAAATAAAAATTGTAGGGTTGATGCGCCTTACGTCTAAAGCAATAGCATATATAAAATTTTATAAATCCACACGAATCTAACTAAAAATCATACACAATAATTAAAATTTTACAAATCTACCCAAATCTAAACGAAAATCTTTACAAACAAAATCAAACAAGCTACAATCAGCACATAGAATTTCAATGCATTACAGGTTGCCGAACCTTTATATCGGGTGACGCGTCGTTCGGGATGGAGCGCAACAGTCAGGACCGCTGGATGCACAGTGGCAAGGTTTAAAGAAATGTCCCAGTGGACAAAGTAAGTAGATCGAGTTAAAATTTGTCGCGGGTAAGTGAAAGTAAGGTATGGCCCGCGAGCGGCGTAACAACTGACTAAGAGGAGTTACAATTAAAGCCGCGAGGATGTTGTAGGCAAACCTACTGATTCCCCCTTACAGGCCGCGTAATAGCGTGAAGCTGACATAATCAATCCAATGCTTCTTGAATAGTCTGTTTAGTCTCTGGTGCCGCTGTCAAATGCGCAACAGAAAGGGTATACAAACAACGGTTATTTTTTAATCTTTGTTTGTATACCCTTTCTCTGGCTCTACCGTCAAGCATTTATTCTTAGTCTTTATATCTCTAAAAAATTACACAAATGAATCGATGCTGAGTTCACGAAGCATAAGATTCATGCAGTGTACGGTCTGTAAGACCGTTTATATGAACTAAATCGTTTTTCTTATATATTCTCTTTACCAGTTTTGCTATATTAGCATCTATAGTTAAGGATATCCCTGAAATAGGTTTTAAACGAATAGAATATATGTCGTTACCGATGGTTTCTACTGAGATTACACCTGTGAACTTCTGAAAGTGCATTGTTACGAATGCGCTGATGCGTAACTCTATATCTCCCACATTATCTGTTAATTGAGCTCTAGTGATATTATCGATATATCGTATATGCCTAATCTCTCCTTTAATGATGTATACCTCTGAGAGTATCTGCTTCCCAAATGGATTGTTTATATAAATCCATCCTGGTGCATATGCAACAGAACCTATTGATTCTAGATACATATTAGCAACCATATTTTGCAAATCAATTGTCTTGAATGGACTCCACTTGATATTCTGCGAATCTAGTAATCGCGAAATATCGTAAACCCATCTATGCTTAGGATATCTTTCCCAGCACTCAATATCATCTTTAGGAATATCTAATTCGTTTATCTCAATTTTCTTATGCATTTTATATACTACAAGTATTCTTTACCGCCAGGGTTCTGTTCTTTTAGACGTCTGTTTATTACTCTAATCGCTATTTCCCTATCCATGAAACTCATACCCCACGCAGAGTCATACTCTAAACCACCCCTCATATGAAAACAAAGATCAGATATCTGCTCTTTAAGTGATTCCGACTCTGATTCAAATGAATCAATGAGGTCGCCTAATTGGTCGGGTGGTAATACTATTAGGGACCTTATGAAAAATTTACAGGATTAAAGTCAATAGCACTTTCCCAATCGTGACCACACTTTTCACACTTGGCCACAAATGTTTTCTTTATACCTATTTCGTTAATCTCGTTAATTAGATCGGAAATCTTATCAACACTCTTTTTATCTATGTTATATAGAAATTCATTTATATATGCTTTACTATTTACATTGATATCATTTTCTTCATCTACTACTTTAATAATAGAATTGAGCATCAACTCGAATGTCAATACAGACATCTTTTCAAATGCTTTGGCAAACACCTGCGATCGTTGTTCTTCGGACATATCAGTGCCTTCGATTGCCCTAGATAACTTTCCTTGTTCGAATTTTGCGTGTAGATTCTTTAAGATTTCTGGAAATGCGTAAGGTTTAACATACACACTTACACCGGAATCTAGATTAGCAACATATTCGTCATCTAAATATTCCATATTGTCTAGTGCGTACTGCAAATCTAACTTATACGAATTTTCAGCACCACAACTTGGGCAGAATAATGTAGTTTCTAAACTATCATTGAATGTAGCATACCTTACAGCAGTAATGAGCGCATCGATGTCGTTTGTAAGTAATACTCTTGGATCTTTTACCGCAGGAACACAGCTTTTGATAACTTCAATTAATGCTTCTCCGTTAAGTAATGCATCTGGATTTTTAAGAATAAGTTCATCTTTGCCGGTCATTGGCATAATTCCCAACTCGTTCATGTCGTTGAACTCAATAACATCCTTTGCATAATACGATGTACCGCTTGGTAATTTTAGATAAGTTTTGAACTGTCTAAAATATTTCTGGAGCGGATTTGTGTGTTTTGAATGTTCCATAATATCCCTTGTGAAAAATCTTTGATAAATAGCTTTAAATACTCTTTCTCTTATTTATCACGGGACTTAACTAACAAATAAAATGGCTGATAATTCTGTATTCATTACCGGCGCAGCAGACGGTGCCTTTGAAAAGGCTTTTTCTAGTTTGCCCGATTGGGCAACAGAGGCTACCCTTGTTAAACTGTATAAGGTACTCAACAAAAGTTCTGCGGTACAAACGCAAGCATTGCGCGATATTGTTCGCGAACTAAAAGGTCGTGGCAAAGGTGGCACCGGGGGTGCCGGCGGTACACTAGGTGATCCTAAGACTGAAGCAACGCTAAAACGCCTATTTAAGTTGTTCGATGATGGTGTAAGAACAGGCGATAAGAAAAAGAAGCAAGATAAAGAGCGCGAAGATTGGGATAAGAAGCAATTACTTGGCATAAAAGACTTTACCAGTAAGTGGGATATGTTGGCCCGTGGGCTAATGGTTGCCAAGGCCATTGGCGACAAAGTATTAGCAGTTGATAGTCAATACCTAAAGACTATGGAAAACTTATCCGACCAAGGGGTAAGTGTTTACGATGCTACAAATAGAACAAAAGACGGAATGGAGGTTCTCAACCAGGTTGTTAACCTTACAGGCATACGTTTAGAAAATTTAGAAGCAGCGGCAGCAAAATACGCAGACTCTATGAGTGCGGTAAACTTCCAAAAATATGCGAAAGCAGTAGGCACGGCTACAAAAGCGATGGGTAATTTAGGATTCAATTCTACTCAGACCGCTGATATGATGGGCGCGTACATATCGATGGAGTCTAGTTATACCGACATGCGTGGTAAATCTGAAAAAGAGTTAGCAAAAGAATTAGAAACATTTGGTAAGGGTGTACGCGATAATATGCAGGCCTTTGGTAAGTCAAGGGAAGAAATTTTAGCTAATGCTAAATCATTATCTAAGTCTACCGACGCGTTTGCATCAAGTGCAATATTAGGTCCCGAAGCTACAAAACATATTACTGCATCGTTAATGGGTATGCCCGAGGATATTTCGCAGGGATTAATGAAATCTTCTGCATTAGCAGGACAGGGGTTACAAGTTGGTTTTGATAATATTGTAAATGACTTTGCATCATCGGGATCTCGTTTTACTGTACAAATGAATTCGTTAGTTAAGGCATTACCCAATGAATCACCCGAACAAATCAGAGCAAGATTTCAAGGGATGACAAATAGTCCTATGTGGCAAGCAGAAATTGCTAAACAGCAGCAACTTGCTGTGGCAGGGGATCAGCACGCAGCAAGCGCATTACGTACTATGCAATCTATTCAGGGAATGGTAGACACAACTTCTAAAGCTACACAAGCGCAAAAAGATGCAGCAACTGGTTCAGCATCTACTGTGGCAAATTTACGCACAGAGCAAGAAAAGTTAGCAGCATCAATGCAGGCAGCATTTTATCCTGCTGAGTATCAAATTAAGGCAGTAACATCTGCTATGGAATTACTAAACAAAGCAATTTACGGACTTATAGATACAATAAACCCGCACGCTAGAAGCGCCATTGGTGCAGGTGCAGTAGGATTAGGAGCAGCAGCAGGTGTTGTCGGTACTGGACTAGGTATATACGGTGCCGGTAAAGGTATAGCAAATTTCTTCGGTAGAAGTGCTGCCACCGCCGCTGCCGGGGGTGCCTCCGGGGCAACAGGTACCGCTGCCGGCGGTGTAGCAGGTGCTGGTGGCGCAGCAACACTGGGTGTTATAGCAGCAGGTGTTTTTGCAGCATACGAAACTTCTAGATTAGGATTGGCTCTTAAAGATCTGTACGATATAAAGCACAGAGAGGGTGTAAAATTAAGTCCAGAATCCCAGGCTAGAATTGCGGCAGGTGAATTATCAAAACTAAATGCTCCTGCATCATCTACTATAAATAGTCCATCTGCTGTACCTGCTACGCCATCTGATGCTAATAAAGCAGATTCTAACAAATCACCTGATACAAACCAGCCATCGGGCACCGGTATGGATCGAGCAGGTTCGTCTTCGAACATAAATACCTTAATGATGCAACAAAATAACCTTACCCAACAAGTGTTGGAAAAGTTAGATAAGATACACAAAGATAACGATACAATGATATCTTTAACTCGGATTAGAACATGACGTGGAAAAAATTCTTTAAGCCTGTTAACTCGGTGCTACCTGTACAACAACGGGCAGTCGATAGTACATCGACTTTTACCGCCACTTCTAAATATAGTAATTGGCTACCAGAAGTATATGCTGGGCCACCAGACAGACTACAAAGATATTCTGTTTACGATCAAATGAACTTTGATCACGAAATCAGTGCGGCGCTGGATACCATTGCTGACTTTGCTACTGATCCAGATGAAATTACAAAACTTCCTCTGTTAATCGAGTATAATGATGATCCTACTCCCTCTGAAGTTCAAATTCTAGAGAAATCTCTAGGACAATGGATTAGAGTAAATAAATTAAGTCGCCGACTATGGAGAATTTTTCGTTCTACATTAGTGTTTGGTGATCAATTCTTTATTCGCGATCCTGAGACATTTGAACTTTTCTGGATTGATCCAGCTAAAGTTGAAAAAGTCATTGTAAACGAAAGCGAAGGCAAAAAGATAGAAAGCTATTTTGTTAAAGACATTGACTTAAATATGAAGAGTCTTGTTGCAACAAATCAATTAAATAAAGCTTCGCAATCTGCATTTGGATCTAATAGTATTGTATTCTCCCCTCCTATGACGGGCAATATGAATTATGTCTCGGGCGGCTTCGGCGGTGGCGGTACAGCTAACTATCAAGACGGTAGTGCTACGGCTGTCGATGCACAGCATATTGTGCATATTTCCTTAACTGACGGTATGAATGCGTCGTGGCCCTTTGGTCTAAGCATCTTAGAACAAATTTATAAGGTTTACAAGCAGAAAGAACTACTAGAAGACGCTATTCTAATCTATCGTATACATCGTGCACCTGAGCGTCGTATGTTCTTTATTGACGTAGGCACAATGCCTCCTAACAAAGCACAGCAATACCTAGAGCGTGTTAAGTATGAAGTTCAGCAAAAGCGTATTCCTAGCCGCACAGGCGGCGGCGCTAATGTAATGGACTCTACATATAATCCAATGTCTATCTTAGAAGATTACTTCTTTGCTGTAACAAGCGACGGTCGTGGATCTAAAGTAGAAACATTACCGGGCGGTGATAACTTAGGCGATATTGACGACTTGCGTTATTTCAATAATAAAATGATGCGTGCGTTAGGCGTTCCTACTTCGTATCTTCCTACTGGACCAGAGGATGGTACAGCAACAATAAACGATGGTAAGGTAGGTACAGCATTTATTCAGGAATTTAGATTCTCTAAAGTTGTTACACGTTATCAACAGCAAGTCATTGAACCGCTCGATGATGAATTTAAGTTATTCTTAAAGCACCGCGGCGTAAGCATTGACAACAGTTTATTCAATCTTAAATTTACTCCTGCACAATCGTTTAGTGAATATCGTCAGCTTGAACTAGATTCTGCACGCATTAACACATTCACGGCGTTAATGGATGTTCCTTTTATTTCTAAACGATTTGTACTAAAAACATATCTTGCTTGGACAGAGCAACAGATGGAAGAAAACGAGCGTATGTGGAAGGAAGAACGTAGTAGACTTACTAAGACGTTTGCACCACAACAAGGTGTAGGTTCGCCAGCAGCCGGTCTTTCCGATGTAGGTATTACTAGTTCCGGTATCGATGGAATGGCACCAGAAGGCGACATGGATGGTGCAGCAGGTGCTGATGCCGGTGGTATGCAAGGTGGTGCATCTGGTGCAGAAGTCGATAATTTTGGCTCTCAATAAGGTAAATATTAATATGAAAGCAAAAGAAATGTTAGTAGAATTCTACAATCCTGCAGATGACGAGTTAGGCATTGCCCAAATGGATGATACTCGTCGCCCACGCCTTACTATGGTTCACATACAGAAACTTAGAAAAGCACGCGACATAGAACGATTTGAAACAGCCCAGCACGTTAATTTCTTACCAGATATGTATGGCGTATCAGCAGAACCGGAAGGCGGCGGCCTTCCTGGTATGTAATACTTAATAACAACTTATAGCAGTTGTTTATGAGCGCACATACCAGACTAAATAAATACAGCGTCACACAAACTTACAAAAAGCCGCCTTTTACGGCCATATCCACGCACATTCTCCCTCTTTGAGTTAAATACCATTAATACCATTTAAGATGGTTATTGGAACTTTATTTAATCAAGGGAGATTATACATGTCACAACAACAAAAGCTAGAAAGAGTATTGGATCTATTACTATCTGAAGACTCCGACCAGGCAGCTGAAATTCTCCATCAGATTATCGTTGAAAAAGCAAGAACTATCTACGAAAGCATTGTTACAGAAGAAGACGATGTCGAAGAAGAAGCTGGCAGTGATGACGAAGTCGGTGGCGATCCAAGTAAAGACTTTACAAAAGAAATATCCGACGACGAAGCAGAAATTGATGCCGACGAAGAAAACGACGGCGAAGCAGAAGGCGACGACGAAGAAGGCGGTGATGCAGAAGATGATTTTGCCGATGACGACGCAGAAGATGAATTCGGTGGCGAAGAAATGGGCGAAGGCGATGTTGAAGATCGCGTTGAAGACCTAGAGTCTCAACTTGCTGAACTTCGTGCAGAATTTGACGCACTTATGGGCGAAGAAGTGCAAGAGCCAAATCACGCAGACTTAGGTGGTATGGAACAAGGCATTGAAGATGAATTCGGCAGCGATGATGAATTCGGCGGCGATGATGAAATGGGCGGCGCACCAGGTGGAATGCCAGGTATGGGCGGCGACGAACAAGTCGTTGGCGAAGTTGTTGCACGTATTCACGAAAAGAAGAAAGCAGAAAAACTTGAAGTAGCTAAACAAGCTAAGAAGGGTGACCTTAAGAAGAAAGGCGAAAAGAAAGTAGACGAAGAAACACAATTTTTGTCTAAAGTAGCCGATACAGGTCAACGCGGTACAGCTAAGTTAGTTGGAACTGGTAAAGACACACCATTAGGTGCTGAACAAAACAAGTCTCCATATACATCTATTCCAGCACGTAAAGACTACGGCGGTAAGCCAACTAAGATCGGCGGCAACGGCGGCTCTGGTGGTGAGTACGGCAAATATAACGGTGATTCAGCGGCAGACAAGACAATTACAGACAATGTAAAAATCACTCCTAAGAACTCCGGTATTAAGGCCGATACTACAGCTAAGTACACAGGCGGAAAAGTTGCAGGCGACGGATTCTCCAAGTCACCATTAACAAAGAAGCCAGCGTAAGGATTAGTGGCAACTATGGCAAATAAACTATACGAGTACTTGTCTTTTGATAAGGCACACGTAACTCTATTAGAAGAAGATAATAAGTCTGGTGGTAAAGATCTCTGCATGAAAGGGATCTTTATCCAGGGTGACGTAAGAAACCAAAACCAGCGTGTCTATCCTGCTAGAGAAATTGCTAAAGCAGTTAAAACTATTACTGAAAAGTTAAGTAGCGGACAATCAGTTATGGGAGAGCTTGACCACCCGGAAGAGCTTTCTATTAACCTTGACCGCGTTAGTCACCTTATCACCGAGATGTGGATGGAAGGTGCAGATGGTTACGGTAAGTTGAAGATCGTACCAACTCCGATGGGTAGCATTATTAGTACATTGCTGAAGTCGGGCGCAAAGTTGGGGGTTTCATCCCGTGGTTCCGGAAACGTTGGTGACGACGGTTCAGTTTCAGATTTTGAAATTGTAACAGTTGACATCGTTGCACAACCAAGTGCTCCTAATGCGTATCCGAGGACAGTATATGAAAGTCTTATGAACATGAGAGGTGGCTCTAGAGTAATGGTAACCGCAAGGGAAGCATTAACTGAAGCCGCAGCACAGAAACAGCTTGTCAAAGACCTTCAGAGATTTATTCAAGAGTTAAAAATTTAGGAGAACTCAAGATGGCAAAAAAATTAGATGAACTCTTGAGTGAAAGCGTTGGATTATCCGAAGATACTAGAACACAAATCGTAGGTTTGTGGGAATCTAAGATTGCTGAAGCCCGTGAAGAAGTTGCGTCAACACTCCGTGAAGAGTTTGCACGTAAGTTCGAACACGACAAAGGCGTCCTAGTTGAATCAATGGATCGTTTCTTAACAGACAAAGTCCGCGTTGAACTTGAAGAATTCGCCGATGACAAGAGAAAACTTGTCGAAGAACGCATTGCTTATAAGAGCAAGCTAACAGAACACACTGGAATGTTAAACAAATTCATCACTGAGTCAGTAGCAAGAGAAATGAAAGAGTTTTACTCTGAAAAGAAAGCGATGAAAGAAAACTTCGCAAAACTTGAAAATTTCTTGTTGAAGCAACTTGCAGAAGAAATTCGTGAATTCCGTATTGATAAGAAGTCCTTAGTTGAACAGAAAGTCAAGATGGTTACAGAAGGCAAGCAACAGTTACAAGAGACAAAGACACAATTCATCAAGCGTGCTGCACAAATCATCGAGTCAAACATCGAGAAGACTCTTCGTACTGAAATTAGTCAGTTCAAAGAAGACATTCGCGTTGCTCGTGAAAACGACTTCGGTCGTAAGATTTTTGAAAGCGTTGCTGCTGAATTTATGACTTCTTACCTTAACGAAGGTACAGAAATCAGCAAAATGCAGAAGGTAGTTGAATCTAAGAATCAACAAATGAAAGCTTTACAGGAAACTGTTAAAAAGAGCAAGACTTTAGTTGAGTCAATGGATACAAAACTTAAGGCATCACAAGACTTAGTCGTAAGACAGAAAGTTATGAATGAGTTGCTTGCTCCGTTGTCGAAAGACAAACGCGGGGTAATGAAGGAATTGCTTGAGTCGGTTCAGACAAAGAATTTACAGGCTTCGTACAACAAGTACTTGCCTAGCGTTCTAAATGAAGCTGAAGCACGTAAACCTGCGCCTGGAAAGACGCAGTTGAATGAAGCAACATTGTCGGCCAGGTCAGGCGACAGAGCGGTGGTCGCTCAAACTGAAGTATCTGAAGATACGTCAGACTTACAAAAGATTTTATCCTTAGCCGGAATTAGAAAGTAAATAGGAGAATATAATGGCAACAAAGCTATTTGAATCAAACTGGGGCGCTACAAAAGAAGCCCTTTTAGAAGGCCTTAAAGGAACCCGTCGTCAGTCTATGGACGTAGTGTTTGAAAACACTCGTAGATACTTAGCTGAATCGGCTACTGCAGGTGCAACACAAGCGGGTAATATCGCTGTACTTAACAAGGTAATGTTACCGCTTATCCGTCGTGTTATGCCGACTGTTATCGCTAACGAAATCATGGGCGTTCAGCCTATGACTGGCCCTGTTGGTCAAATCCATACATTGCGCGTTCGTTATGCGAACACAGCAGCTGGCGTTACTGCTGGTACTGAAGCATTAGGTCCATTCGAAATTGCTAAGGCATATTCGGGTAATGAAGTTGTTGCTGATCCAGGCGCTGCTTCTACAGCACGTATGGAAGGCGTACCAGGTAACAAACTTAGCATCCAAATCTTGAAAGAGACAGTAGAAGCTAAGACACGTAAGTTATCTGCACGTTGGACATTTGAAGCTGCACAAGATGCAAACGCAATCCACGGTATCGACATTGAAGCTGAAATTATGCAAGCTCTTGCACAAGAAATTACAGTTGAAATCGACCAAGAAATGTTGTTCAAACTAGGTTCGTTAGTTCCAGTTGCACCAACAACATTCAACCAAGCTGCGGTTTCTGGTACAGCTACATACGTTGGTGACGAAATGGCTGCTCTTGCAGTTATGATCAACCAACAGGCTAACTTGATTGCTGCACGTACACGTCGTGGTGCTGCTAACTGGTGTGTTGTTTCGCCTACAGCGTTAACAATTCTTCAGTCTGCAACAACATCATCGTTTGCACGTACAACAGAAGGTACATTCGAAGCACCTACAAACACAAAGTTTGTTGGTACATTGAACTCCACAATGCGCGTTTATGTTAACCAGTACGCAGCTGATGGCGATGCTATTCTTATGGGCTACAAGGGTCCTACAGAAACAGACGCAGCAGCATACTACTGCCCATACATTCCATTGATGAGCGTTGGTCCAGTTATGGATCCACAAACATTTGAACCAGTAGTTTCGTTTATGACACGCTACGGTTACTTGGAACTTACAAATACAGCTAATTCCTTTGGTAACGCAGCGGATTACTTGTCTAAAGTTGGTATCGACTCTTCTACATTGAAGTTCTATTGATCCAACCGAGTTGCTTGCAACTCTTTGACAAGTCAAATAAAAAAGCCCCGCAAGGGGCTTTTTTGTGACTAAATATAATAATGAATTTAACAGTAATAACTCACACTAACCCAGATTGGAATAGAGATATATCTAAGTGCATTCAATCTGTCAAGGATGCCCTACCCGCCGGGTGCAAACACGAAATAATAGAATTAAAAGAACCAGAAAAACTAGCATATGCTAGATATGATGCAATTAAATTAAATGATATAGTTGTATTTGTTGATGATGATGATTATATTCCTAAAGACAGCCTGCATTATGTATTAGAGGCAATGCGTAAATATCAACCAGGCGTTGTTTATACATATGAAACAAAAGTATATAAAGATGGTAGACAAGAATTAGGTGAGAAAAAAGTTAAATATGATCAGTTTCCGCTTAATCCACAAATAGTACACCATATGACTGCATTCAATACAAAATGTATAACATCTAGGTGTATTGATCTTGCCAATAGTTCAGGTATACGTGGGACAATAGAATGGCTAATGCGTACAGATGCGGCATACAATAATGGCGCTCTATGCGTGCCGATTAACGGATATTATTGGGTACAGCACGATAAACAACATCATCGTCGTCAAGATGTACATAAAATATTTATTGATTCTAATAGAGATATTACTAAAGAAATGAAGAAGTGGTACGAACTTAGTACATACCGCGGTGCAGTGCCTATGCTATCGGATGCTGATTTAAAATCATTCTAATTCGTTCTTCTGCTTTTAAATTACAGAAACTTATTCTTGCACCTTGGTGCATTGGTCTAGGCCAAACACCTACATCTATCCAGGCGTATCCGCAATTTTCGTGATTAAGTTCAGGAACAAATTCATCCATTACAATACATATAAAACTATAGTATTTGAAATGTTTATCTTTGCTTTGATACACATCAAACGGGTAAATTTTTTCGATGTCGGGAATAAAATTCATTTCTTCGCTAAGTTCGCGTAGTAATGCATCTTTAGGTTGTTCATTCTTTTCAACCATACCGCCAAACAACGACCATTGGAGTGCGTGCGTTTTATGCGGGGCTCTCATATTTAAAAGAACCCTGCTGGTTTTTACTGAGACAATTAATGCCCCTACACCCATCTTGTTTTGATCTATGTTGTCCATAATGTATATATCAACAAAATAGATCTATCTTCAGTCGTATTGGTTGACTGTAGTTCCATTTGGCGCTGAAATAATATTATCGATTCTCCAGTATCCCGGGCTGTAGATACCTAGGTATGTGTAGTGCCAATTCTTACCGTCAAATGTATATTGTATGCCATTTGAATTATTTACTACATAATTTAACCCTGTCGAGTTCTTAGAATCAAAGATGACCTTCCAGCTACCGCCGTTAAACTCGATAACATCGTTAGGATATGCAATGATATTAGGGCCCCACGGACTAGTAGTTACACCAGCAGGTATAGCAGTTTCTTCACCTGCACTATCGCTCGATGTTAGGAGATATCGTTGACCAACGGCTGCAATAGGGAGACCATCGCCCGGCGTGACTTCAGTTGGGTCAATAATATCGTTAATGGGCGGAATCGTACTTGCAGGCATTGTGTCCACATCGGGTACGAAAAACAGTACATTTTGACGTGCAGGATCTTGTGTAATACTGCCTATAATGTCAGAATCGCTTACTTCGATGTTAGGGTCTAATTTAAGCCTAATTTTGGTGATATTAGGGGTAATCTGCCCGTACTTTTGTATAAGGCTTTGCCAGTTCAGCAATGGATCTTCTTGCCCATATTGGTTCAGTAATACGATTTCGTTTTGTGTACCGTTCAATGTAACAGAAATCTTATAATTGCCTTCTGTTGTAATAATTTGCATTGGTATGCCTTCAAAACAAGTCCTAAATACATCATATTCATTACTGTCTATAGTTGCGGCAGCTAACCCCACATCAATATCACTGAACACGTTTGTAACAATTTCAGCGATAAGGGAACTACGTTTAACTTTGGCAGGAGGATTAATCCATGCCTGTACCTTAAATTTCCAACTCATTACATCACGCTCTGCTTCTCCGCCTTGCGGTACAGAGCGATTTGTCCAAGTAAAATCTTCCATCCATACTTCGAAGATGCTTGTCCAGTCTAGAAGGTTGCTATTTTGCTGCAATTGTATCGATGGATTAAATACTGTACTAATCTGTTCGAAGACTTGCAATTTGTTTGTTGTATTTGTTGTCCAGCAATCTAATTTGAATGTTATGTCGTAGGGCACAGGCATATATCGATCTACATCGTATCTAAATCCCGGTTGACTACCATATGTAGGATTTTGGTTATCGTCGCACAGACTATTTGATAGACCTTGTACATTTCTTTCTACCGTAGACATCTTACTAACAAATTGAGTATCTTGTCTGCGATCTGGTACCATCTTAATATTATCTATGTATGCGCTAAACATAGGTGCCGGCATTAATGTATTTTCGCTGCCACCTTTGATAAGTTGTGCAACAACCCACGACGGATCGCCGTATACAATTGGTATACGAGTGACAGTGTAGAGTCCGTTAGCATCGGGGCCATTCCTGACTTTTATGTCAGAGAATATCCGCATAAATTGTAATAAGTAACGTCTTACTTGACTATCGTAAAAAAAATCTATTTTGGATGCCTCGCTTAGTTAGGTTTCTTCTTAGCTCGATCATCTGCAATCTTAGATCTTGCTTTTTCTTTAGTTGTTGTATCTTTCTTACGTTGCGCGTACAAATCAACTTTTTGTTTTACTACAGTAGATACAGCTTGCTTTTCTGGGAATACAGTTCCGTCCGGCATAACTGTGTCGTTAATATTATCAATAAATGTATCTAACACACGGTTGTATGCAGTCCAATTCTTTAGCACATTAACTTCGATGAGTTTATAACACGTACCTTGCTTTTGGAATAGACGTTCTGGGTAATAATCTAATCTTAAATAATATTGCCCATCTGTCATTCCTGGAGGAAATGCAATGCCTGCACCAACAAGTGGACCACTTGGTACTAAATCTTGTGATAAATCTGTAGATAAATTAGGTGGCGCTCCATCACCGCTAAAATAATTACTACCAATAACAGGGTAACCCTTTTGATCTAGGTATATGTATAAGTTTGCACTTTCGAAGAATTTTGGATCAAAGAATGCATTTTGTTCTGCTTCTGCAACATTCTGGTCTGTGATTTTAATAAGTTTACAAAATAAATTCAATGAGGCCTTTATGTCTGGGTTACAACCTAATCCTGGATCGCCATTTGCATCCATTGTATCGGTAAATCCTTCAGACATGATACCTAGTCCTTGTCCGATACCACCCGATGTGAGTCCTGTAGCTGCTTGATCTGTGATTTGTGTAAATTCCGGAGATGCTGTCATTAACTTAGCTCTAACCATCCATATATGCGGAAACCACTTTTGCCCATAACCACCTGCAGCATATAACGCATCTTGAACCACGTAATATCTATTTATGCCTACTGCATTGTTGAAGATAGGTACATCGCGCATACTAGGAAACTCTAAAACATCACCGGCAATAAGTTTTCTGCCTAACGAATCCATCATATCTGTATACCCGAATTGAATACGAATAGTGTCTGAACTAAGCATAATACCAAATTGGGATAGATCGTAATTTACGTCTTGCGGTTGATGATGCCCACGTAACTCAATAACATCGGGATTATATTTTCTAGATGTATTTTCTAAAAATAGTACATCTTGAATAGATGTTAAGGATGTATCTGTACTGCCAGTTGAGTCAATTTCCGGGCCTTCGTACATGTGTACTAGGATGCCATCACCGGATATACGAAAATTTTCATTTACAGTTCTATCGGTAAAATTGAAATCAGCACCTTTTGTGGGATTCCAAAGACTTATTCTTGGCATATCTTATCCTTGTTTTAGTATTTATCAATGCAGCAAGATTACTAATATTGATAAATACTACTAACCAAAATTGGAGAATAAAATGGCTGTAAGAATTTCAAGTGATGTCGGCATTGTAATTACAGGCCAACCAACCCCTATTGCAAATGGAGGTACGGGCCAGTCTACTGCCCCTGCAGCTATTAATGCATTATTACCAAATCAAGCAGGTAATAATGGTAAGGTATTGGGTACAGATGGTACAAATGTGTCGTGGGTAGCCGGTGGTAGCGGCTCGCCCGGCGGCGCGGATACGCAAATTCAATTCAATGACTCCGGGACATTAGGCGGTAATGCGTTTCTTTCGGTTAATAAAACAACAGGTAATATAACTTCAACAGGCACATTGGCTAACGTAGGGTTATCTGTAACAGGTGCATCAGGTACCAACCGTACATTAAGCCTACAAACTGCCGGCTCTAACCGTTGGTTATTTCAAACAAATAATGTTGCAGAAACTGGATCTAATGCCGGTTCCGGCTTGCAGTTAGTTGCCGTCGCAGATAATGGTACAACAGAAAACACTATATTTACAATTTCTCGTATTACAAATACCTTAGATTTTAAAACTGCACCAACAGTAAACGGACAGCCAATTGCGCCGAGTCCTCTTTCTATAGATTTACTTTCTACTACCTATACCTATAATGTAGATAGCACTGTTAATACAGTTACGGATGTTTACACAACTGGTACAATGGTGTCGACATATACATACACATCTGGCAATGTAACAACCGCAGTAATTACATACAACGGTTTAACTCGCACAGAAACATATACTTATGACACCAATAATAAGGTACTAACGATGACGGCAGTCATCTCTTAACCTGATAGCTCTTAGAATATTTATTTAGAAGATAAATAAGGTAAATGCCAAAGACCGAATTTATTCGGACAGGTGTCATACCTGAACAGGAGAGCTATGTCGATTATTATTAATGCTAAGGGTACGAGCGTTCCATTTTTCACGATAGGTAAAAATGGAACGACAATATATCAGGGATCTATCGACCCTAGCCTCGCCTACACACCCAAGAATGGAGATGTATGGTTTAATTCCGGTACAAATGTAATTTCATCCTGGATTGCTCCTACCACATCTTGGTCTGCACCACAGTTAGCGGATATTAAGTTTTCCGGTAGTTCTATATTAGCTGCTACCTCAACAGACCTTTCACTTGTAACAGATCCCGGTAAAGGCGTAGTTCTTAACGCAGGCGCTGGCCCAGCTAAGTTGTCTACCACAATTGGTAATGATTTATATATTAACGATTCATTGGGCGGTTCATTATATTTAAATAATTTAAAATGGCCAGCAGCCGATGGATCATCTAATCAGGTATTAACAACAAATGGTGCAGGAATACTGAGTTGGACAAATGCATCAGCAGGTACAGTAACATCAGTCGGCCTTGCCGATTTTTCTATAGCACCGATCTATAGTATAACAAATACACCAATTACGTCATCGGGTGATATATCGATGGCATTAGTTGCACAGTCTGCAAATACAGCGTTCTTGGGACCGAACGGTAGTTCTGGCCAGCCGAGTTTTAGAAATATAGCATATGCTGACTTACCTTTAAAACTATATACAGAAAACCCTACATCTCCAAGTACTTCAGTTGCAGCCGGAATAAATACGGTAGTAATTGGAGATGGTGCTAATGCAACATTATATGGTGCAAAAGCTTTTGCTAACGGAGTATTTTCTAGCACAGGTGATGCACAACACGGGGTTTATGTGCTTAGAAATATAACAACTAATGCTACAAGCACAGAATTATACCTTGACGGAGTAAGTCAATCGTTTGTATTACCGTTAAATTCGGTAGTAAGTTTTTCGATTATTATAACGGCAAGAAGGACAGATAGCGCAGGTGGCGCAGCAGGATATCAGTTTGACGGAGTTGTAATGAAAGATTCATCGGCAGCATCTATAACACTTATTGGCACACCATCTAAAACAGTCTTAGGGGAAACAGACTCGCCTTGGGACGTATCACTCACTACAAACACAACAAATGGGTCATTGAAAATTATGGCTATTGGCGAGACTGGTAAAACAATTAGGTGGGCAGCGACAGTGTTGACTACCGAAGTAACAAATTAATTTAAGGAAATTATATAATGGATTTCGACTATTCAACCGAAACGATTACGCCGGATAATACGGCGATTTTAACAATTGGTGGTGCCGGCGCTATTGAAGTGCCAGTTGGTACTACAGCAAACCGTCCTGTGACAGGTATCTCCAATGGCGCATTGCGTTATAACACAGATATCAACGATCTTGAGGGTTACATCAACAGTGGCTGGACACCTATTTCTACAGGTTCTGCTTCAACTGTTTCTACATTCAGCGGTGGCACAACTGGTTTAACTCCGGCTTCTGCTACATCCGGCGCTATCACATTAGGTGGTACACTTGCAGTAGCAAACGGCGGTACAGGTTTAACAACAACACCAACAAACGGTCAAATTGATATCGGTAACGGTTCTGGTTTCACACGTACAACATTAACAGCTGGTACAGCTATTTCTGTAACAAACGCAGCAGGTTCTATCACTATTGCTAACACCGGTGTTACAGCTATTGCTGGTACAGCAGGTAATGTTACATTATCCGCCGCAACTGGTTCTGTAACCGCTAACCTTGCAACAGCAGGTACAGCAGGTACATATGCTCAAGTAACAACAGACGCATTTGGTCGTGTTACAGCAGGTGTAGTTATTAATCCAGTTTCATCTGGTGGTACAGGATTATCTACAGCTACAGCAAATGGCGTTATCTACGGTAACGGTACATCTGCAATGGGCGTAACAGCACAAGGTACAGCTTCTCAGGTATTAACTGGTTCTGCAGGTGCTCCAGTTTGGTCCAATACACCAACACTTACTGGTACAAATTTTACAGGTATTCCTAATAGTGCGTTAACAAACAATTCTATTACTGTAACAGGTGGTACAGGTTTAGGCGTTTCTGGTTCTCCAGTTGCATTAGGTGGTACAGTAACATTGTCTAACACTGGTGTAACATCCAATGTTGCAGGTACTAACATTACAGTTTCTGGTGCTACAGGCGCAGTTACAATTGGTTTAGTAGCAGCACCAACAATCACTGGTACAAACATTACTGGTATTCCTAACGCAGGTTTAACAAACAGTTCCGTTACAATTGGCTCTACAAACATTGCACTTGGTGCAACATCCACAACGTTAGCTGGTATGACAGGTATCACATTCTCGTCTGGTACAGTTACTGGTTTAGCAACACCGTCTGCTTCTTCTGATGCAGCAACGAAGAGCTATGTTGATTCTTCTATCCAGGGTTTATCTTGGAAACAAGCAGTAAAAGCGGCAACAACAGCAAACATCACATTGTCTGGTACACAGACAGTTGACGGTATTGCATTGGTTGCAAATGACCGCGTTTTAGTTAAGAATCAAACAACAACTTCTACAAATGGTATCTACGTTGTTGCAGCAGGTGCTTGGGCACGTTCAGTAGACTCTGATACAGCAGTCGAAATCGACGGCGAAGCAGTTTACGTTCAGCAAGGTACAGTAAATGCCGATACAGGTTGGACAGAAACAGCAACAGTAGTCACACTTGGTACAGATCCCGTTGTTTATGCTCAGTTCTCCGGTTCTGGTTCTTATACAGCTGGTACAGGTTTATCTTTAACAGGCAACGTATTTGCTAACACTGGTGTTTTAAGCGTTACAACAAGCACAGGTTTGTCTACAAATGTTGCAGCAACTGGTGCAGTTACAATCACTAACACTGGTGTAACATCCAATGTAGCTGGTACAGGTATTTCTGTATCTGGCGCAACAGGCGCAGTTACAATCACAAACAGTGGTGTTACAGCTATTGCTGGTACAGCAGGCAATATTACAGCATCCGGTGCAACTGGTTCTGTTACACTTAATCTTGCAACAGCAGGTACAGCAGGTACCTATGGCGTAGTAACAACAGATGCATTTGGTCGTGTTACAGCTGGTACAGTAATTGCTGGTGTAGCAAACGGTGGTACAGGTGCAGCAACATTAGGTGCAAACGGCGTATTGTTAGGTAATGGTACAAGTGCAGTTAGTGCAACCGCAGTTGGTACAACAGGTCAGGTATTAATCGGTAATACAGCCGCTGCTCCATCTTGGTCTACATTGTCTGGTCTTGCAGTTACATCGTTATCTGGTACAGCTAACCAAGTCACAGTTTCAGCAGCAACTGGCGCTTCTACATTAAGCATTCCGGCAACATTTATTGCTCCTGGCTCTATTGCTTCTACAAGCACAATCACAGCAGCAACTGGTTTAACAGTTACAGCTGGTGGCGCTCTTGTAAGCGCAGGTGGCGTTACAGTTTCTTCGTTAACAGCAAACAGCTTCTTGTACTCCGGTACAGCAGGTTTGTTAACAACTACTTCTGCTCCTACAAACGGTCAATTATTGATTGGTTCTACAGGTGCAGCACCGGTTGCCGCAGCATTGGCAGTAAGTGGTACAAGCATCTATGTAACAAATGCAGCAGGCTCTATTACTTTAGCAGGACCTAAGTTCTTATCTGAATTTACAACTGCACCAGTTAACGCTCCAACAGCAACAGCGTCTCAGGCAGTAGCAATTGGTTCAGGTGCTAAGGCATCTACATACGGTGTTCTTGCAACAGCTAACGGTCAATTTGCTTCAGCAGGCGATGCCCAGGCATTGCAAGCAGTTTATCGTGCTATCACAACAACAACGGGTGCATCAGAATTGTTCTTAGACGGCGCAGGTGCATCACAGCGTTTAGTTCTACCAGCTAACTCTGCGTGGACATACACAATCAAGGTAGTTGCTCGTCGCACAGATGCAGCAGGTACTCTTGGTTCTTGGATCTTCACTGGTATGATTTACCAAGATGCAACAGCAGCTACAACAACAATGGCAGGCGCAGTTTCTAAGACTACAATTGCACGAGTTGGTAATATCTCTAATGCAACGAACGATCCTACAGTTTCCGCTGATACAACAAACGGAAGCTTGAAGATTTCTGTCCCTGGTATCGCAGCGAATACAATTCGTTGGGTTGCTACAGCAGATCTTGCACAAGTAACTAACTAATCAATTTAATTAATTGAATATAGAATGCCCGGTTCAACCGGGCATTCTTCTGATTTGCGTTTTAGATGATAAATAGCATATTAGTTAAAATGGGGCAAGAACGCAAAATGGATTTTGATTTTACAACAGAGAGTATATCGCCTAATAGTACCACATTATTTTCGGTTAGTAGTGTAGGGGCGTTAACTTTGCCAGTAGGTACTACAGCGCAACGCCCTGGAACAGCAACAGCTGGTGCATTAAGGTGGAATACAAGTTTATCTACACCAGCTATTGAATTTTATAATGGTACTTCCTGGGCCACTGTTAGTTCTGGTGGTACAGTAACTTCTGTTGCCGTATCGGGTGGCACAACAGGTCTTACCACAAGTGGTGGTCCTGTTACAGGGTCTGGTACCATTACTTTAGCAGGTACGTTAGCTATTGCAAATGGCGGTACTGGACAAACATCTGCATCTGCCGCATTCAACGCATTAAGTCCGTTAACAACTATTGGTGATATACTTTACGCAAATGGTGCAAATACTTCAGCACGCCTTCCAGGTAATACAAGTACAACAACACAATTTCTTGCACAGACAGGTAATGGTGCAACAAGTTCTGCGCCTATATGGACACCGATTGGTGCTGCGTCATTCTCTGTGAATGTTGGACCATCCGGCACAGTAGCGTGGGTTGCTGATACAGGCGGGTATTATACTGCTACCGTAACCCATAGTTTAGGAACACAAAATGTAGTTGTGTCTTTAGCAGAAGTAAGCACAAATCAAATAGTTCAGCCCGATTTAATAACAATTACATCTGCATCAGTAGTAACTGTTCGTGTATTTGGTAATACAAAAACTTTGCGTGTAACAGTATTAGCAAATGGTGCATCTATTGCAGCAGGAGCAAGCACACCAAGTTCTGTTATTGTTCAAAACAACGGTGTTGCATTATCCGGTACATACACTACTCTTAATTTAGTGGGTGCTATTGCGGCCACAGGTGCAAGTGGTGTAGCAACAGTATCTGCAATAAGAACATTATCCTATTATGCAACAAGTTTAGATTCACCTAATAATGCTGACTGGGTAATAAATGCATTAGCACCTACTGTGGCTGATCCTACTAATGCAGCAATAAACGTAAGACAGTTTTCAAACACAATAGAGCAAGGCGTCGGACTTTTACTTACCATACCGGCTACTGCTACAACTATTCAATTTACATATCGTGGTCGTCCACAGACTGCACCGGTTGCCGCTGTAAATATTCAAATGAATTTATATTACAGAAGTATTCCTAACAACGCTGCTATCAGTGCTTGGTCTGCAGCCAAGACGTTTACAAGCGTAGGTGTAACAACAAATGTTTTCACACAATATTATACATACTCAGCTACTCTTGCATCTCTTGGTTTAACAGCAGGTGTTGAATATCAATTTGAACTTACACGGAATACAACAGTAGCATCGAACTTAGCATCTAATTGGTTAATGTCTTCGCTTGATATATCGTTTGCATAAGGCGATATTATGGCAGTAACATCACCTGGCGCAGTTGATTATCATCTTGCAGTGCAAGCAGGTAATCTCTCTATAAATCAACTAGGGACATTCACGCTATCGGCGTGGGTAAATGCTGCTACATGGACAGGTGGCCAAACACATAGTATGGTTGGATTGTACACAAATGCAACAACAGGTGGCGGTGGATTACAGTTTGGGACAAGGAGCGGAGCAGGTGCTTTTGATATATGGTATTGGGGCGGCACAGTATTAATCTCTAGTTCGGGATTATTTTCTATGGTTAATAATACTTGGTATCATCTAGTATATACATATAACGGTACCACACACCAGATGTATGTTAATGGCGCATTAATAACTACCTCTACTGTAGCACAATTAGCAGGAACCGATACATCAGTGTATATAAATGGTTTTCCTACAGGAACTACAACAGAAACAGGCCTAGTAACTGTTGACGATATTCGAGTTTATAACAGAGTTTTACCGGCAGGTGAAATAGCCACTATTTATGGTTCTGCGGGTTGTGCCGATGGCATAACATCTGGACAACAATATTCGGCATTATTTAATGAAAGCACACCCGGCGCAAATGTGATATTATGTTCAGATTATACAGGCAACGGTAATACAATGACGCCCATTGGTGCGGCAACAGGTGTTAATTTTGTATATGCTATAAGCCCTGTAACAAATGATACTAGGTTAGTGCAAGGCTAATACTGCCTGTATTAAGATAAATAAGAGAATAGCGGAGATATTATGTCGACACAGTTTTTAGGCTCAGATAGTTTTACGGTAATTCCGGATGTAAACGGTAATCCACTTACAGTCTCTACTGGCGGAACAATTCCGTCTGTTACGGGCGGCAGCGGAGCACCATCTGGCGCCCCTACATACGGTGCTGGTTCTTTGTATGTTGACGTAACAAATTATAATTTATATCTATATCAGGGTAGTGCCTGGAACTTGGTAGGCTACGAAAACCTTGTATTAAGTGTGTCAACAAATACAACAGCAGCAAATGTTATAAATGTAAATTATACATATCTTGTTTCTGGCACAACTACTATAACACTACCAACAGCAATAGGTAACTTAAATACTTACACAATAAAGAACGCGGGAACAGGTGTAGCAACTGTAGCAACAACTTCGTCACAGACAATTGACGGTAGTACAACAGCATCCTTGCCGGTCAGATACACATCTCTCACATTAGTATCCGATGGTGCTAATTGGAATATCATTTAAGGTAAATAACGAATATGGCATATAATCCAAATAATCCAAACGGTCAGGCAACAAGTGCAAATTCTGCACCTGTTGTAATAGCAAGTGATCAATCTGATTTACCAGTAAACATCGATCAAGTAGGTGCTGTAGCTGTTGCAGCAACGGCTAAAAGTACACAGGCAACTAACTTTTTTCCTACGCAAGATGCCAAAGATTCGGGCCGTACTTATATGACTTTCTACATCGATGCTATTGCGGGTGTAACAACGGAAGCATTAGTGACAATGAATATTAATACTGGTGGTACAGTTACTACAGGTACCTCATATACAGTACCTGCAGGTAAAAAATTAAGATTACAAGCAATTAGCGGTTCTGTAAGAACTACAAATACAACAAATCAATCGGGAAGAATTAGGGTTAGATCAGCAGTAGCCGTTGCAGCATCATCGGGGATAGTAATGGATATAGTGATTCCCGGCCTAACAGGTACAAATGCAGCAGGCGTAGGCAATCTTGCTAATTATACAGTCCCAGATGGCATAGAAATTGCTGCCGGCCAGCAAATAGGTATAAGTCAGATTATATCAGCAGTAGCATCAACAGTATCTTGTATTGTAACAGGATTCTTATATTAATATTGGAGTAAATTATGGCAAATTATGATTCAACACAGGTAGGCGTGCCATATGTTCGCGGCACACAGGTAGTAGTAAATTGGCCCGATGGTGCCGATCGTAACAAACCTATTATTGCAATTTCGCAATGTATGGCTGTTAAATTAGCAGATGGTTCTGTTAGGAACTTAGAAACAATTGCACCACTTGTATTTACAGCAGATTTAGTAGCACACGGTAATGATCCTGTTCCCATTGTTGACCCATCGAGCGGCGCAGCACTAGGCCCAAACACTACATTAAACTCTGTTATGGTACAAATGTTAGCTATTATCCGCCAGCAACAAATTGCATCAGGTATGTAAAATGAATTTACTACAGAAAATTGAAAACGCTGTCATTACATTAATTGGTAAAATCAATTGGACATTACGCGATCCATTAACTGTAGAAGAACAGGCCAAAGTACGAGAACTGCTGAAGGAAGATTATTATATTATTCTTACTCGTACCAATTCTCACTTGTCTGCGTATGCAGTTTCTTTTGGTGACTTTATTATCGGCCGTGGTTGGAGTTATTGGTCACACGGTTTAATGAATTTTGAAGATAGTGTAGAAACAGATGATGACTTTAGATTAATACAATCAACCGGTAAAGGCGTAGCATACGCAACATTTGATGAAGTATTTACGACAAGTTCCACTGTATTATTAAAGCCTAAGAATATGCCCATTAAAGAATGGACTACTGTATTTGATAAAGCAAAATCTGAATTAGGTAAACCATATGATACGCTATATGATATGGCACAAGATCAGCAATTAAGTTGTGTAGAATTAATTAGGCAGGCATTATTGGCTGATCCAACATATTCTACAAATTTTGCAAATTTTGAAGCATTAGTGCAACATTACAAACGCATCACGCCACAGATGTTCTATGACTGTGCCGACTTCGAAATAGTCTACGAAATTAGACACTAATCATACAATCACAGAATTATGTTGTCTGGAGAGGCATAGTATCCTTTTGGATAAATACAGTAACTTTAAAGGAATACAATCATGGGTATGATGCAACAGATGTTCGCGACTTTTCAAACAACAACAGGGGCGCCAGGGTCAACTACAGATTCACTTTTCCAGTATGTTAGTTTACTATTAAATGGCGAACCCACAACAAGTATCACCACATCTGCGATATCCGATGCCGGTCCGAATAACTTATTATTAACACCGACCGCAACTACCCAGTTACGCATTGACCCGTTTAGTCCATATCAGGGCACAGGTAATTATAGTATAAATTGCACAGGCGGAGCACAATATCTAACTATTACAAATACTACTGTATGGCAATTTGGCACAGGCGATTTTACTGTAGAAGGGTGGTTTAATTTCATTAATACCGGCGCCAGCAATCTTATAAATTCTAATACTGTTAATTCTTTTGCACTTTATACAACTGGTACAGCTATTATTGCCGGCCATGCTACTACAACAAATACAACACCGACAACTGATATTACAGCAGCATTTACACCGATTGTTGGCTTATGGTACCACATCGCTGTAACGAGAGCATCTAATACAGAACGTTTGTTTATTAACGGTACACAGGTAGGTACTGCTACGGTTGCGACAAGTATGCCTGCCACAGGTTCGAACTATATAGGTTATCAATCGGGTGTTGGATATGCTAGTTGCTATATGTCTAATATTCGAACAGTTAAAGGTACAGCAGTATATACATCTAACTTCACTGTTCCTACTGCACCGTTGACAGCAATATCTGGTACAAGCTTGTTAACTTGCCAAGACGGATATATAAAGGACAACAGTGGAAATAATTATGCTATCACAAACACAGGTTCTATAGGCACAGCATCGACTAATCCTTTTGTCACAACACCAAATTTATTAACAGGCAGTGCATGGTTTAATGGTGGCACTGGTGGAGATCAATACATAAGCACTGTATCTCATCCGGGTTTTGCTCTTGGTACTGGCGCCTTTACTGTTGAATTCTGGTCATACATGCAAGTTGCAGGTACGAGCGTATGGTTTTCCGGCGCCGCCAACGGTGTTTCAACAGCTACAAACAGCCGGATATCCGCATTCGGTGTAACGTCGTCAAATGGTGTCTGGCCATCCAATGTATGGACACATATTTGCGTTCAGCGATCTGCCGGTACAGTTTATCTTTATGCAAACGGTGTTTTAGTGGGCTCCGGGGCCAATGTGGCAGTCTATCCGCAGACTACGGACAGCGTTAGTATCGGTGGCTGGTCTTCAGGCTCCTCGTCAATTATGGGAAATATCTCTAATGTTCGTGTTGTTGTGGGCAGCATAGTGTATGCTACAGGCGGCTTTACCGCGCCAACATCTCCACTCACGGCAGTGCCCGGTACTACATTATTGACTCTACAAAACTCGATACCGTTCAATAATAAGACATTTGTTGACTCGAGTAGTAACGATATTGCTATAACTCCCACTGGCACACCTATACAAGGTACATTTACACCATTTAGTCAAACTGGCTGGAGTGGATATTTTGGTGGTGTATCGGATTATGTAAGTGTTGCCGATGCTGCACCACTTCAACTTCCGTCTGGCGACTTTACTATAGAATTCTGGTTCAACGCTCAATCGACTGCATCGGGCGCTATGCTAACAAAATGGTCTGCCACAAATACAGGTTATTATATTGGTTTTGCTACAGCAAACACATTGGGATTTTATTCAACTGCTGTGGGTGCCGGTGTAACATATCCTTTTTCTACTACAGGTGTTTGGACCCATGTGGCTGCTGTAAGATACGGTACATCTTATAATCTTTATGTTAATGGTACTTTAGTTGCATCTGCAACTTCTGCCACAGCCATGTCGGATAGTGCTACAGCACTTAATATTGGTCGTAACTCTGGAAATAGTACTAACTATTACGCTGGTTATATTTCCAATGTTCGTATAGTTAAAGGCACAGCAATTTACACAACTAATTTTACACCATCTACCGCACCGTTGACTGCTATTACTAATACGTCTTTATTGACATTACAATCTAATCGCTTTAAGGATAATAGCACAAACAACTTTGCATTGACTGCTACCGGTACGCCATCTATACAGGCAGTATCGCCGTTTGAACCAGCTGCACCATACACTGCAAGTGTAAACGGTGGATCAATATATTTGAGCGGAAGCACTGATTCATTAACTGCTAGTTCTGCAGGTTTTGCGTTTGGCGCAAACGATTTTACTATGGAAGCATGGGTTTATAAAACATCATTCCCGGGTGTTGTTTGCGGTATAATGTCAACAGACAACGGCGGTACAGGTTCTGTGTGGGGTTCTAGTCTTGCATTTGATTCAACTGGTAAACCAACGTTCCTTGTTGGGAACGATCCAGGTCGTAGTATTATAACATCTGCTACAATTCTTCCACTAAATCAGTGGTTTCATATTGCAGGGGTTCAACGTAGCCAGACATTATATTTGTATGTAAACGGTGTTCAGGTAGGCACTGTTGCATCTGGTATCAGAACACCTAACACTACATCAATTGGTGTTGGTCAGTACTATGCTGGCGCATCGGCTAACTGGACATTCCCTGGCTATCTATCTAGTGTTCGCGTAGTAAATGGTACAGCAGTTTACACAGGCGCATTTACACCACCCACGACACCACTTGCGCCAATAACTGGCACACAATTATTATTATCGGCTACACCAACTGGTGCTATTGATGCATCAGGAAAATCCAACTTAACTACTGTAGGCACTGCGGAAGTAACACACAATAATGCATATGCAGCGGTTACCATTGCTGCACCATACAGTGTTGCATTTGCAGGCACAACCAACGGTGTTACATCAGCATCTATTAATCCTGCAAGCGGCAGTGCATTTACAATAGAAATGTGGGTCAAAGCAGCATCATATACTGCCACAGGTTACTGGATGATAGAAAATAGCGGTTGGCTAATTGGCAATTTATTCAGTGGAAATATAGGTATTACTTTTCAAGGTAACGCCGGCGGCGGCGCAACATACTTTGCATGGACCGCCGCAATCCTTCCTATAAATGTATGGAATCATATTGCATTCGTTAGAGAAAATACCGGCGCCGGTGGTCTAAAGATTTATGTAAATGGTGCTCTTATTGCAATCGGTGCAAACAATGCGTTTGCCGGTGCCGATGTATTTACATTAGGCGGAGGAGGTGGTACAACCTTTGCAGGAAGCATAAGTAACTTCCGTATTGTCGACGGTATTGCAGTTTATACAGCACCATTCCGTCCACCGGTCGCGCCACTTACTGCAATTGCGGGGACTACCTTATTATTATTTAACACGTCTGCTTTATTAAAAGATAGCAGTGTAAATAATTACACATTTACGGCGATCGGTACAGCGCAGACACCTACATTAGCAGGTCCTACCACTGGTTATGTAACGGCCAGTTCCTCTAAATTTGGAACAGGTGGGATGTATTTTAATGGTACAAGTGACAGCATAACAGGTAAGACACAACCAATTGGTACCGGTAACTTTACAATTGAATGTTGGGTAAACTTCAACTCAGTATCAACTGATCAGTGCATATATGCTATCACTAATGGTAGCACCACTACACAAGTTATGTTGATGTTGACAGGTGCAACAAGTAAACCTCGTTTCTTATTAGGTAATGACGATGGTACAACAACTATATTCGATATGACGTCCTCGACTACTGTGGTTGCAAATGCATGGTATTATATTGCGGCAGTAGTAAGTGGAACAAACGCAAACTTGTATATTAATGGCAGTAATGTAGCTATCGCATCTAGTGCTACAGCTAGAATTAGCACATTAACTACATTAGCAATAGGATGGTTAAACAGCACCGCACCAAGGTATTTAAACGGCTACTTAGACGATTTGCGTATAACAACCGGTATTGCTCGCTATACAGGTGGATTCACTGTACCAACATCTGCATTTCCAGATAATAGTTTAGGTGATCCATATTTTAACTCTGTATCGTTATTAATGCACGCCGATGGTACTGTTTATACATCGCCAGCTAACAATAATAATACTATTATTGATAGCTCGTATAATGCTTTTACTATAACAAAAACTGGTGCACCAATACAAGGCACATTTAGTCCGTTTGATAATAATGGTTGGGGCGCATTCTATAATAATGCAAGTTATTCTAATGTATCAAATAATACAGCACTCGATTTAGGTGCCGGCAACTTTACAGTTGAGTTTTGGTTATATGTACCGGGTGCGTGGGCATCGTTAGGTGCCGGTGCTGTTATGGGTAAAAAACTCGACGATACAACAAATGGTTGGCAGATTTACAGAAACGGCTCTCAGGCAAACCTCATGGCGGCCAGGTTATCTTTAACAAACGATTTCTTTACTGGATCTACGCCAGCAAATAGCGTATGGCAACACTGGGCATTAGTCCGCAATGGCTCAACAGTAACGTGGTATAAGAATGGCGTTGTTGATGCAACCGGTACTAATTCATCTAATATCACTGATCCCGATTCTCTGAAAATAGGTTATGCAAATACGTGGGGAGTATATGGTCAATTCTATATGTCTAATCTTCGTATCGTAAAAGGCACGGCAGTTTATACGTCCGCATTTACACCCACTACTGTTCAACTTCCTGCAATTACTGGAACATCATTATTAACATTACAGAACGGTAGATTCGTTGATAATAGTGTAAATGCATTTGCAATAACTACAGGCGCTGGCGCACCCGCAATTAATTTTGGCGGTCCTGTGACAACTGGTGTATCATACTCATCTACAATAAATGGTAGATCGATATATCTCAATGGTACCACAGATTATGTATCGGCAGCAGGTTCAGTTACCATTCCGGGCGATTTTACTGTTGAAGCGTGGGTATACGATAAAGGTACAACAACATACGCTACAGCACTTGGATGCAGAACAACAGGTACTTGGCAAGGATTTTATTTACAGCGTAGTAATGGCTCGGCCAATATTATTGCAGCAGTAGGATCTGCAGGAACTACTGCTTATTCTATAACACAATCATCCGGTACGTATACAACAAATGTGTGGCACCACATTGCATTGGTTAGAAGTGGATCAACTGCAACTGTTTACGTTGACGGACTAAGCGTAGGTACTGGTGCATTAGCGGGTACAATTACTGCAGGTGCTAACTTCAAAATTGGTACCGATCCACAGAACATTACAGGCATAACATATTTTTCTGGTTATGTATCTAATGCAAGGCTTGTTAACGGAACTGCATTATATAAAGCTAATTTTATTCCGCCTACAGCACCATTAGCAATTACAGGTAATACGGCATTGTTATTGAATGCTGCAGGTTCTGGTATCATTGATGGAACAGGTAAGATTAATCTTACAACTGTAAGCACAGCTACTACATCAACTACGCAAGTTAAATTTGGTACAGGTTCTATGTATTTTGATGGTAGCGGCTATCTAACAGCGCCAAATACTGGCTTTGCTAATTTTGGTACAGGTAACTTTACAGTCGAGTGGCAACAATATTTCACTGGTGCGTGGACATCTAGCAACGGCGCCGGTATCGGTCAGAAGCTCAACGATGCATCCACTGGTTGGATAATATATCGAAATACAGCATCGAATATTAACTCATATTCTTTCCGTACAGTGGCTACTGATTATGCATCTACGGTGACACCTACTGCAAATGTATGGGAACACTGGGCAATAGTTAGAAATGGTACAACATTGACTTGGTATTGCAATGGCACAGCCTGCGGAACATTTACAGGCGTATCGGCTAATATTACAGATTCAACTGGATTACTGACAGTAGGATGGGCACAAAGGTGGGCGACCGCATTTGTCGGTTATATCGATGACCTCCGCATCACAAACGGTATTGCACGTTATACTTCTAACTTTACTGCACCTACAGCAGCATTACCAAACAATGGCACAACTGACCCATATTTCCAATACAATGCGCTATTGTTACAAGGTGATATTCAATCTGTTACACAAAATGTTTCTAAGAACAATTTATTCTTAGATAGCAGTCTTAACACATCGGTAATTACACCAACTGGTACACCAATACAAGGTACATTCAGTCCGTTCGACCAAAATGGATGGAGTGGTTACTTTAACGGTACCACAGATTATCTAGCTCTTCCTGCCAATGCTGCTTTTGTGCTAGGTACAGCAGATTTTACAATCGAAGCCTGGGTATATGTGACTGCACTAACGGTTGCCGGAGTTTATAGCACCGGCGGCAATGCTACAGTTACTACTAACACATTCGCTGCTATAATAATGGGATCAGATTTAAAACCACAAGTATATCTGGGTACATCTGCTACAGGTACTGGGGTAATATCTGCAAATCCTGTTTCGGCAAATACGTGGGTTCATTTAGCGGCAGCTCGATTATCCGGTACAACTACTCTTTATGTAAATGGTGTTAACTCAGCATCTACATCTGTTGTGTACAATTTAACATCTGCTGCCGCGCCAACTATCGGTAGATTGTACACAGATGCAGCTAATGCACATTTCTTTGCAGGTTACATTTCCAACCTACGTGTCGTCAAAGGCACCGCAGTTTATACATCTAACTTTACTGTACCAACATCGCCATTATCCGCTATTACTAATACAGCACTTTTAACATTGCAAAATAACCGTTTCGTTGATAACAGTGCTAATAATTTTGCACTTACTGCAACAGGTACACCATCCATACAAGCAGCTACACCATTTGCTGTATCAAGTTCATACTCCACCTCAACAAATAGTGGATCAATGTTATTTAATGGTAGCACTGATTATTTGTCCACACCTGTATCTGCTAGTAGTACACTGAATATATCTGCCGGGAACGATTGTACAGTTGAGGCGTGGGTTTATCCATTATCGTTTACTGGTCCGTCCCAGGCTTGTGCAATCATTGCGTCTAATTCTGACGCATTTGAAATTGTTGCTACACCTACAACTGGGAATAGCACTACTATTAGACTCTTTACCAACGGAGGCAGCGGCGCAGCATCGTGGGCCGGACCGGACTTAATTTATTTAAATTCGTGGAATCACGTAGCAGTTACAAGAACCGGTGGCCTATGGTCTACATATGTAAACGGTGTTCTCTCTGTACAAAGTGCTACCAATACTATCCTTAACACTTACCCGACTATGCAAGTTGGATTATGTAACCGTGGCACAGCTACCTTCTGGAACGGTTATATTTCAAATGCTCGAGTAGTAAACGGTACAGCAGTCTACACTGGGTCGTCATTTGCACTACCGACTGCCCCTCTTACCGCAATCTCCGGTACTGCACTGTTATTAAATGGTACTAATGGTGGTATCATTGATAATGTTGGTGGTAGCGATCTTATGTTAGTTGGCTCGGCACAAGTTGGATCTAATTCCAAATTTGGCAACGGCGCCTTGGCACTAAATGGTTCTACTGACTATGCATATGTTCCTGGTACAAACCCTAACTTTGCATTCGGTACAGGTGATTACACGGTTGAGTTCTGGTTTAATGCAGGAGCAACAGGAACTCAATATGGATTATATGATTCACGACCAGCTGGCACAGCAACATACGCAGGTCTTACACTATGGAAAACTACAACACAAACTATTCAAGTTTATGTAAATGCAACTATTCAGATTGCAAGTACCACTGCCTTGGCAGCAAACACCTGGAATTTTGTTGCAGTATCTAGGGTGTCTGGTGTCACAAGACTGTTTGTAAATGGAATTCAAGAAGGGTCACCGTGGACAGATGCAACCACATATGTCAATGGCGTCAATCGTCCTGCACTTGGTGTTGATGCAAATACAGCTAATGGTTCATTCTTTAACGGTTCCATAGACGACTTAAGAATTACAAAAGGCGTTGGTCGATATGTTAGCTCGTTTGCTGTACCGACAGGACCGTTCCCCACTAACTAATCATAAGATAACAAAAGCAATACAAGATTTGTTGATAAATAACACTAACTTCATCGGAGACATAACATGGCAGTAACAATCGCAGGTAATATATTAGCATCATCACAAGGCGAGGCGTTACCCATTAGCATGGGTGGTACTGGTCAAACCACAGCACCAACAGCAATTAACGCACTATTGCCTACACAGTCTAATCAGTCTGGTAAGATCTTAGTAACAAACGGAACTGATGTTTTCTGGAATTCGGTAGTAATGACTCCGGGTGGGTCAGATACAATGATCCAATATAATGACGCTGGTACGTTTGGTGGTAATGCATTTCTTGTTATCAATAAATCGACGGGCGCTATAACATCTACATCGACACTTACTAATGCCGGCCTTATTATATCTAATTCAGCTGAACTATATAGAACACTTAGTTATCAAACACTAGGCAGCGATCGCTGGTTATCTCAAGTAAACAACAACGTCGAAGTTGGTTCAAATACTGGATCTAATTTCGAATTTGTTCGTGTAGCAGATAATGGATTAACATCAAATATAGTTTATAGCGTTAACCGCGCCACCGGTGTATTTGATTTTAAAACAACTCCTACAGTAAATGGTACGGCTATATCAACTTCGGCTAGTGCCGGCTCACTAACCGGCACTACATTAGCGTCTAATGTAGTTTCGTCTAGCTTAACAAGTGTTGGTACATTAGCTAACTTAACAGTTACGGGAACAATTGTTGGTTCTATTAACGGAACCGCTGCTAAAGCAACTGCGCTTAATGGCGGTGCCGCCGGCAATATTGTGTACCAATCTGGTACAAATACAACTGCATTCCTTGCAAATGGTACATCCGGGCAAGTGTTAACATCTAACGGTGCATCTATCCCAACCTGGACAACACCGGCATCTGGCGCAGCAAACACACTAACAGGAACAACATTAGCATCCAATATTGTTACATCAAGCTTAACAAGTGTTGGTACACTTGCAAACTTAACAGTTACAGGAACAATTACAGGTTCAGTTAACGGCAGCTCAGCAAGTGTTATTAATGCAGTAACATTTAATAACGCAGGTACTGGCGCAGCAAGTCCATCATCGTTTAATGGTGGCAGCGCAACAACAATTTCTTATAATACAATAGGTGCGCCATCTACAACAGGTACAAATGCATCCGGAACATGGAACATTAGTATTTCTGGTAATGCAGCAACGGCAAGTTCTGCCACAAGCACAACAACATCAACGAATATTGCCGGCGGCGCAATCGGTTATCTACCATACCAGTCTGCAGCAGATACAACTTCGTATATTGCACCGGGTACATCATTATATGTATTAACATCTAATGGTCCTAGTGCTGCACCAACTTGGCAAGTCCCGCACACACCGGCATACCCAGCAAATCAGATCGTATACGGTACAGGAACAAGTTCGTCAACATATTCTACATTAACATATGATCCGGCTGTAAACATTTTAACAGTGGGCGGTACAGGTGTTGCATTAGTAGAAGCAGGTACAAGTCAGCCACTAAGAATGATATCTGATACTGCATTATATTTGTCAACAGGTACATCGACAGTATTTACAGATTGGCTTGCAATAAATACAGATGGTTCTGTTGCAGTTAATGGCTCAGTCGGCGCAGCAGGACAAGTTTTTGTAAGTGCAGGAGCAGGAGCACCTGCAGCATGGTCAAACTCTGCTACAATCTCTAATATTCCAAACAGTTCACTAACAAACAGTTCAGTAACAATAGGTTCTACTGCTTTTGCACTTGGTAGTACACATACTACATTAGCTGGTTTAACTTCTGTCACATCGACTACATTTGTTGGCGCATTAACTGGCGCAGCATCATCTAATCTATTGTTAACTGGTGGCTCAATGACCGGTACTATTACAATGGATGGTACTCATACAGTTACAGGCTTACCTGATCCGACAAATGCGTCTGACGCTGCCAACAAGAATTATGTCGATAATGCAGTTGCTGGCTTAGAATGGAAAGCATCGGCAGCAGTGGCAACAACGGCAAACATTACATTGTCCGGTTTACAGGCAATCGATACATATACAACATTAGCAGGCGATCGTGTTTTAGTTAAGAATCAAACAAATCAAACACAAAATGGTATCTATATTGCAGCATCCGGTGCCTGGAGTCGTTCCACTGATGCAAATACATCTGCAGAATTAAGTAATGCGTCTTTGTATGTTACAAACGGTTCTATAAACTTAGATACAGGTTGGACACAAACAACTGCTAATCCAACAATTGGATCATCTAATATTGTATTTGCACAATTTACAGGTGGTGGCTCGTTTACGGCAGGTACAGGTATTTCTATAGCCGGTAATATAATTTCTAATGCCGGCGTAACATCTAATGTAGCAGGTACAAATATTTCTGTATCAAGTGCAACAGGTGCAGTCACTATTGGTTTAGTAGCAGCACCTACATTTGCTGGAACAAATCTTACAGGCACAGCAGCAAGTTTAACCGTTGGCACAGCTAATGCACTTAATGTAGCAAATGCATACACTGGTACTACATTTACTGCATCCACTCAATTCACAGGACCAGGTACGGGACTAACAGGTACAGCATCGAGTTTAACAGCCGGCGCAGCAACTAATCTTGCAGGTGGTGCAGCAGGTTCTATTGCATACCAAACAGGTCCAGGCGCAACAACAATGTTAGCAGCCGGTACAAATGGCTACGTATTAACTTTAGCAGCCGGTGTACCAACTTGGGCAGCAGGTGGCGCCGGCGGCGTATCAAGTGCGGTAGCCGGTACAAATATTACCGTATCGGGTGCAACAGGTGCAGTTACAATTGCAACCACATTGACTCCGTCCTTCACTACAGTTACGGCAGCTGGTGCAATGACATCTGTGCCTGTAGCAGGCGCTGGTTCATACACTGTTGGATATCTTGAAGTTCCACAGCGTGTAACAGGCACAACAACATTAGGATTGAGCGATTCCGGAAAGCACATTTATACCGCATCCGGTGGCCAAACCTACACTATTCCTGCAAACTCATCGGTTGCATATCCAATTGGTACAGCGATCAGCTTTGTAAATCAAAGCTCAACACCATGCACAATTGCTATCACTTCTGATACATTGTACTTGGCAGGCGCTGGTACAACAGGCAGCAGAACAGTAGGTACATACGGGTTTGCTACCATCCTTAAAATAGCAGCAACTACTTGGATTATCTCTGGTACAGCAATAACCTAATACTTTTTAACTACAAGAAAATAGGCACTTCAGTGCCTATTTTCTTGACTGTAACTTGATATTTTTAAATATCGGATAAATAACAATAACTTTCAATCTAATAACTCTTTGGAGACATAATATGGGCGTACAACTAGCTGGTAATATTTTAGTTCAATCAAATGGTGGTCCCATTCCTATTGCTCTTGGCGGTACCGGACAAACCACTGCACCTACAGCAATAAATGCGTTATTGCCGGCGCAGGCAGGACAGGCCGGCAAACTGCTGGTAACAAACGGAACTAATGTTTCTTGGATGAGTGGAGCAATTACGCCCGGTGGCGCCGATACCCAAATTCAGTTCAACGATGGCGGCACATTTGGTGGCAGTGCTAAGTTTGTTATTAATAAATCAACTGGTGCATTAACATCTACTTCGACACTTACTAACACTGGCATTAGCATATCTAATGCAGATGTTCTTAATAGAACATTGCGTTTTCAAACATCGGGTGTTGATCGTTGGTTAATGCAAGCAAACAGTATGACAGAGACAGGTGCGTCATCAGGATCTGATTTCGAATTTGTTAGAATAGCAGATAACGGATTAACATCAAATATAGTTTACTCTATTAATCGTGCTACTGGTGTAGTTGATTTTGCAGTAGAACCCACAGTAAATGGTGGCGTCATTGGCGGTGTTACTAGTTTTAATACAAGACAAGGTGCTATTACACTAACATTGTCGGATGTAACAACTGCACTAACTTTTACTCCATACAACGCAACTAACCCAGCTGGTTATATTTCTAGCATCAGTGGAAGTGATGTAACAAATGCACTTGGATTTACTCCATACAATTCGACTAATCCAGATGGATATACAACTAATACAGGAACAGTTACATCTGTAGTTGGTACAGGAACGGTAAGTGGTTTAACATTATCTGGAACAGTAACGTCGACCGGTTCGCTTACACTTAGTGGTGCATTAAGCTTAACAAGTGCACAGGTTACAACAGCACTCGGATTTACTCCATATAACAATTCTAATCCATCTGGTTATACAACTAACACCGGTACCGTTACATCTGTTGCAGCATCTGGTAGCAACGGCATAACAGTGTCAGGCAGTCCAGTAACAACTAGCGGTACTATTTCGCTTAGTTTAGGCAATATTACACCTACTAGTGTAGTAGCTACTGGCACAGTAGCCGGATCAAATTTAAGTGGTACAAATACCGGCGATCAGACGATAGCATTAACAGGCGATGTAACAGGTTCCGGTACAGGATCATTTGCAGCAACTCTTGCAACAGTTAACAGCGATGTAGGTACATACGGTTCTGCTACACAAATTCCACAAGTTACAGTAAACGGTAAAGGTTTAGTAACAGCCGTTACAACCACATCAGTTAGTATTCCGTCTGGTGCAATCTCTGTAACAGGTGGCGATATCACAATGTCGGGCACCACAGGTACAGCAATTACGAATGCAACATTAGCGACAGTTAATGCTTCGCCAGTTACAGCGTCATTCCAAAAGATTACAACAAACGGCAAGGGCTTGGTAACCGCAACAACCGCAGTAACAACAGGTGACATCACAACTGCACTTGGTTATACTCCGGTAAATACAGCAGGCGACACAATCACCGGAACACTTACATTCTCGGCTGGTACAGTTACTGGACTTACATCACCTACATCGGGGACAGATGCAACAACAAAGAATTATGTTGACGCAGCGGTAGCAGGTCTAAGCTGGAAGACATCGGTTAGAGCAGCAACAACAGCAAACATTACATTATCTGGAACACAAACAGTCGACGGTATTGCATTGGTTGCAGGTAATCGCATACTTGTTAAAAATCAAACAACTCAATCTCAGAACGGTATTTATGTGGTGGCAGCTAGTGCATGGACTCGTGCAACAGATTCAGCAACAGCAGCACAACTTGATGGCGAAGCGGTATATGTACAGGTAGGTACAACACAAGCCGACACCGGATGGACAGAGACAGCAACCGTAGTAACTGTTGGCACAGACCCGATTGTTTATGCTCAATTCAGCGGATCTGGTACTTATGTTGCAGGTACAGGCTTATCTTTAACAGGCAATACTTTTGCCAACACTGGCGTAACATCTGTTTCTGCAGGATCAAACATATCTGTATCAGGCGCAACTGGTGCAGTAACAATTGCTGTAACAGGTACAGTTCCTACAGCAACATCTGCAACCACAGCAACAAATATTGCGGCAGGTGTAGCAATGCAAGTTCCATTCCAGAGCGCAGCAAGTACAACAGTGTTTAGCGATGGGTTAACTTATGACGATGCATCTAGACAATTCCAAGTAGGTACAGGTGTTGATAGTTATGGTTTAATATTAGGTGGATCAAATTCTATATGGCAACCAGCCGGTGTTTCGTCTTCGTTATTAATCCGTGCATCAACCGGTAATGCGATTCGATTATATACTGATCCAGGCACCGGTGGTACACGTGGTGGTGATATTCGTTTCTACGGTGGCGACTCTGATACAGGTCAGGCTGCTAACATTCTATTGCAAACTGGTGTATCCGGTGATCAAACACTTTCTGGTTATATAAAGGCTAACGGTGCTATTGGTTATAAGACCACTGATATAGCAGCATCGGGCGCCGTAACACTTGCTTTTGCCGATGATGGTACTAACTATACCTGCACATTATCTGGTAATACTACATTCTCCTTTGTTAACGCTATATCCGGATATTGGACTAATATTGCAATGCAAATTGCGCCTAATCCGAGTAACTATACTATTACCTGGCCAGCATCTGTTTCTTGGGTTACAGGATCCGCCCCGGTTATTTCTGCAACAGTTTATACCTTCGTGACATTAGTAACCGTTGATAGTGGCACTACGTACTTAGGCTATACAGTGGGTGGACCATCGTTTGGTGGTTCTGCAAATGCACTAACTGGAACAACACTAGCATCTAATGTTGTAAGTTCTAGTTTAACAAGCGTTGGTACTCTTACTAACTTAACAGTTACGAACCCAATTAGTGGTTCAGTAACAGGTAACGCAGGTACAGTTACAAATGGTGTTTATACAACCGGTACTAGTGTTGTTACGAATACAATGTTAGCAGGATCTATCGCTAATGTTAAACTTGTAAATAGTTCTATAACAGTAAACGGTACAGCTATTGCACTTGGTGCAAGTGGCACAGTAACAGCAGCAGCAGGTACACTAACTGGTACAGCACTTAACTCGACTGTAGTTTCGTCTAGCTTAACAAGTGTTGGTACAATTACAACTGGTGTGTGGAATGGCACAGCTATTGCTAATGCAAACTTAGCCAATGCCGCAGTAGCTAACTTATCTGGCACAAATACCGGCGATAATGCAGCTAATTCAACATATGCAAGTGATTATAGAGCAGCTAACTTTGTTGCAGGTACTAACTATCTTGCACCAACTGGTAATGGTTCCGGCCTAACAAGCTTAACTGGTGCCAACGTTACTGGCACGGTAGCGAGTGCAACCACTGCAACAAATATTGCGGCAGGAAGTGCAGGCAACCTTCATTATCAATCAGCACCAGGTACCACAAGCTTTGTAACAAACGGTACAACTGGTCAAGTATTAACATCCAATGGTTCATCTGCTCCGACCTGGGCACCAGCACCCGCCGGCGGTCTAGCAATTACATCTGTTAAGACTTCGGCCTATACAGCGGCAGTAAATGATCTGGTCCGAACGGATTCTACAACCGCTCCGTTTACTGTTACACTACCAGCATCTCCGGCAGATGGGGATAAAGTTGGATTAGTCGATATTACGAATAAATGTAGCATTAATGCTGTTCTGATTGCAGCAAGCGGAGGGCACACAGTTGAGTTTGATGCAACAGGATTATCGATAAATGTGTCTGGTTCTGCAATAAACTTAATGTACAATTCCTATAATACAAACTGGAAGTTGATCTAAAATGACTGTTAATTTATCAGCAGTTCAGGTGCCTACATTAACTGGCACCAGAGTTACACCGAGTGTTACTAGTGCAGGCAAGTCGACTAATCCACAACTTGCTAATTTTTTACCATCGGGTAATGATTACAAAACATCTATTCCTGTGAATATGCCATCCGCCTCCGCTTGGCGAAGTCTTGTATGGAACGGAACAAAATTTTGTGCAGTAGCTGCTGGCGGCAGCACCGTGGCTGCTACTTCGCCAAACGGCATTAATTGGACAGCGCAAACATTACCGGTAGCAGGAAACTGGCAAGTAATATCTTGGAATGGATCTGTATTTTGTGCCATAGCTCAATCTAGCGCCAACGCTGCCACCTCCCCAGATGGAATTACGTGGACTCAGCGAGCAATGCCAGTTTCTGCCAGTTGGAACGATTTAGCATGGAATGGATCTGTATTTTGCGCTATTGCAGCGGGAGGTACTATTGCCGCCACCTCCCCAGATGGCATTACCTGGACTCAACGAGTACTATCGGCCTCGACTAATTGGGTTGCTATCGCATGGAATGGTACTGTATTCTGCGCTATCTCTTCTGCCAGCACCATAGCCGCTACTTCTCCAGATGGCATCACTTGGACAGCTCGAACACTACCGGCAACTACTAACTGGAAGGCAATCGCGTGGAATGGATCTGTATTTTGCGCTATTATGACAAGCAATAATATTGCAGCCACTTCACCAGATGGTATTACTTGGACACAGCGAGTATTACCTGCTACTACTGGGTGGACTTCGATCGCCTGGAACGGATCCGTCTTTTGTGCTATTAGTCAGATTAATGCTGTCTCTGCTACTTCTCCAGATGGCATTACCTGGACACAACGGCAGACTGTTGGTGCAATAACGTGGACTACTATAGCAGCGGGTGGTACAACATTCTGCGCTTTATCGAGTAGTATTCTTGCCTCTGTTTCTACGGATGGCATTGCCTGGTCTATATATCCGGCAAGTTGGACTGCAATAGCGTGGAACGGATCTATCTTTTGTGCTATCGCAACAGGTAGTACTATGGCTGCTACTTCCCCGGATGGCATAACATGGACACCACGAACATTACCAACATCATCTACCTGGGCCTCAATTGCATGGAACGGATCTGTATTTTGTGCTATTGCATCTAATACTACCGCCGCCGCCACTTCTCCAGATGGTATTACTTGGACAGCACGAACAATGCCACAATCGTTTAATTGGAAAGCAATTGCGTGGAATGGATCTTTATTTTGTGTGATAATACAAAGCTCTTCTAGTATGGCAACGTCTCCAGACGGTATTGCATGGACTATACGGTCGATAGGTAATTCTGTGGTATGGAATGGTATATCGGCAAAAGGAACAACTCTTTGTGCTATAACTCAAGGCACCAAAGATATTGCAGTATCAACTGATGGTATTAACTGGTTAGCGTACAGTCTTCCTTATAATGGATTGGCTGCAATAACATCAAACGGAACTATTTTTTGCGGCGTATCTAATAGCGGGCAATTGGCGTTTACATCAACAAACGGTATTAATTGGTCATATTCGACATTACCGTCTTCGGCGACGTGGGTTTCAGTCGCCTGGAACGGATCTTTATTTTGTGCAGCTTCATCTTCTAACGTTGCGGCCACTTCGCCGGATGGTATCACCTGGACTCAAATAGTATTGCCGGCGAGTGCATCGTGGACCTCAATTGCCGGCAATACGGGATCTTTTGTTTTAGTGGGCACAGGCAATTTATGTAAAATTTCGACATCATCGGCTACATTATTAAATGTTCCTGTATCGTTAGATAGTGGTTTAAACAATATACTTAAATAAGGTTAACAATGACAAAATTACTTTCGACAGTTGGCGTATTATCTGGATATAATGTATCCACTTCTCCTGCATCTATTAATAAATCAACAAATACAGCACTTGCAGGATATTTACAAGATGGTACTACTGTATCGATTTCTAGTGTTAGTTTACCGGGAAATCAGGTTTGGATAACACCGGTATTTGGTAACGGAAAATGGATTTCTATAGGTAGCACAAACTCGGCAACGGCGATTTATAGCACAGACGGCAAAAATTGGTCTGCTACTACAATGCCATCTGTTTCTTCTTGGGTATCAGTGACATGGAATGGTACCGTATTTTGCGCTGTATCGTCCTCTGAATGTAAAGCGGCAATCTCAACCGATGGTATCACTTGGACTTCTAGTAATGCAGTAGGTGCCGCATTTAAGTCAGTTGTGTCGATAGGTACTAAACTAGTAGCAATCACATCGGTTGGAACCATATCTAGTACAAATAATGGAACTAGTTGGACAGGGCAGTCGCCCGGTATGCCGGGAACCACAAACGGCTGGAAAGCAATTGCATGGAATGGATCTGTATTTTGCGCTGTAAATCAATCGACTATCAATGCTGCTACTTCTTCAGACGGTGTTAACTGGACACAACGATCGTTACCAACTTCGGCAACTTGGAATTCAATTGTATGGAACGGAACAGTATTTTGTGCCATATCTCAATCTAGTACTATAGCCGCCACTTCTCCAGATGGAATTACTTGGACACAGCGAATATTACCTGTTTCTGCTACTTGGATTGGGTTAGCGTGGAATGGATCTGTATTTTGTGCCATAGCTCAATCTAGTACTATAGCCGCCACTTCTCCAGATGGAATTACTTGGACACAGCGAGTATTACCTTCTTCTTCTACGTGGATTGGTATAGCAGCAGGTGGCACAACATTCTGCGCTATTGCTCAATCTAGTACTATAGCCGCCACTTCTTCAGATGGCATTACTTGGACTGCACGTACATTACCGTCTTCACTGATATGGAATGCAATTGCTTGGAATGGATCTTTATTTTGTGCTGTACCATTTGCTAGTACCTCTGCCGCTACTTCTCCAGATGGCATTACCTGGACCACGCGGACACTACCGTCACCATCTAATTGGAGTTCGATTGCGTGGAATGGATCTGCTTTTTGTGTTGTTAGTGGCACCAATGCTGCAACCACTTCGCCCGATGGCATCACGTGGACTGCACGAACAATGCCCACTCAAGATTCGTGGACTGGTATAGCAGCGGGTGGCACAACATTCTGTGCTATAGCAGGTAATAATATAACGACAGCAACTTCTACAAATAGTGGTGTTGCTTGGACGGCAAATATACTAGGAACAAGTTCTATTACGGGTACATGGTCTACACCTGCATGGAATGGTACAACATTTTGTACAGTGGCCTCGGGCGCCACATCAGCAATGACCTCAACAGATGGTATAAATTGGACGGTACGTCAATTACCTATTTCCGGTAATTGGAACTCAATTGCATGGAATGGAACAGTTTTTTGTTCGCCTTCGGGTATTAGCACCATAGCCGCCACTTCACCAGATGGTATTACGTGGACCCAACGAGTATTACCTGTCTCTACCAGCTGGGGCGCCATCACCTGGAATGGATCTGTATTTTGTATTATAGGAACTGGTAGCACTATTGCCGCCACTTCACCAGATGGTATTACGTGGACCCAACGAGTATTACCTGTCTCGGCTAGCTGGATTTCTATGGCGTGGAACGGATCTGTCTTTTGTGCTGTTGCATTAGGTGGTACTGTAGCCGCCACTTCTCCAGATGGTATTACTTGGACCCAGCGTACATTACCGTCGTCTGTTAGTTGGATTTCTATAGCATGGAACGGATCTGTCTTTTGTACCGTCGGGTCAAATAGTGCTATAGCCGCTACTTCTCCAGATGGCATCACTTGGACACAACGAGTATTACCATCTGTTACTGCTTGGAGCAGAATTATATGGAATGGATCTTTATTTTGTGCTATATCATCTGCATTAAACGGTGTCGCTGCAACCTCGCCCGATGGCATTACATGGACAAGAAAGACAACACCTTCTGTTAATGGTAACGGTACTTTAGCAACTAAAGTAGATGGTACTGCTTATTTCATATCGCCGACAATCGGTGCATGTTCTACAACCGATCTTGTTACTTATACAACTACACGACTTATGGGCACAGCTACAGGCAGTGTTGCATTCGGGGCATCGACATATATTATTGCAGGTAATAACAATTCAGTTTATAAAACCACAGATGGATCTACCTGGACGTTACAACCAATTGCAGATAATCCAGTCTCAACTGAAACTGTTGCATCCATTGCATGGAATGGTTCTAAGTTTGCTGCTATTACAAATTTAAATAGGTGTCTTACTAGTGCAACAGGGGCAACATGGTCACCTACTATTTCCCCATTACCTGCTGCACAATGGAAGTCTATTGCGTCTAACAGTACTACCTTTGTTGCTATATCAAACACAAGCGGTAATATTGCTGCTACTTCTACAGACGGACTTACCTGGACTGCGAGACCGTTACCTACCACTGCTACATGGACTTCTGTTGCGTGGAACGGATCTGTTTTTTGTGCTATTAGTCAAAACAGCACAGCCGCAGCTACATCTCCGGATGGCATTACCTGGACAGCACAAACATTACCGTCTTCTGCTAGTTGGGTTGCTATCGCGTGGAGTGGTTCAACATTCTGTATAGTTTCTAATAGTAACAGCTCGGCCGCAGCCACTTCTCCAGATGGTATTACTTGGACAGCACGAACATTACCATCTGCAGCTAGTTGGACCTCGATTGCATGGAACGGATCTGTTTTTTGTGCTCTTGCATCGGCTAGTACTACCGCAGCCACTTCTCCAGATGGTATTACTTGGACTGCACGAACATTACCTGCCTCGGCGACGTGGATCTCAATTGCGTGGAATGGATCTGTTTTCTTTGCAGCAGCTCAATTTACTTCCGTTGCTGCTACTTCACCGGATGGTATTACGTGGACAGCGCGAACATTACCATCTTTCTCTAGTTGGGCTTCTGTTGCATGGAACGGATCTATCTTTTGCGTCGTATCGGGCCCTTTGGTAGCTACCTCTCCAGACGGAATTACTTGGACGCAACAAACGATGCCGTATTTGAATACTCTAGCAGCAGTATGCAGCATGGGCTCAAAATTCTGTGCGATCTCGTCATCTGCAACAACGTCTTTTATTTCTAGTAACGGATTTACACCGTGGCAGGCATCTCCTGCATATGCAGCAATTACAGCATTGGGTACCTCCTTCGCTGCTGCGGGACCTAATTTCTTAAGTAAATCCGCAGATGCTATAACATGGACAAATACAAATAACGCTTTAGCAAATTATTCTCTAATAAATTCGTCGTCTACCAATACAGTATGTATTAGTACAACGTCTAGTAATTTAGTAGCCGTAAGTTCGGACTTACAGACGTGGGAGTCGATTCCATCATCAACTTGGAATGCAATTGCGTGGAATGGATCTATTTTTTGTGCTGTCTCTACGGGTGTTGCTAGTCTTACTTCTTCTGATGGAATAACTTGGTATGCACGATCGATGCCTGTCCAGGCTACGTGGAGCTCAATTGCATGGAATGGATCTATTTTTTGTGCTGTATCCACTAGTACCAGTAACATTGCTGCTACATCTCCAGATGGTATTACTTGGACACAACGAACATTACCATCTGCATCTAATTGGTCCTCAATTGCATGGAACGGATCTGTCTTTTGTGCTATCGCTAATACTACTGTTGCAGCTACTTCTCCAGATGGTATTACTTGGACTGCACGAACATTACCTGCTTCTACTACTTGGACATCAATTGCGTGGAATGGATCCTTATTTTGTGTAATAGGATTTACCAGTTCGGTTGCTCTTACTTCCCCCGATGGTATCACTTGGACACAACAAACATTACCTACTGCTGTTAATTGGTATTCGATTGCGTGGAATGGGTCTTTATTTTGTGCTGTGGCTCTTAGTAGCAATATTGCTGCTACCTCTCCAGATGGCATTACCTGGACTCAACGAACATTACCTGCTGCTGTAGGATGGGTTTCGATTGCGTGGAATGGGTCTTTATTTTGTGCAGTTTCTAATTCTGCATTTAATTCTGCCACTTCTCCGGATGGTATCACTTGGACATTACGTGGTGCCATCCCGGCCTCGGTTGTGGCATCAAATGGATCTTATTTTGTAGTAGCAGGTGGTCAGCAAATTGCTAAAATTGTAAATAATTCTAGTAAATATAATCTTCCAATGATTGTAGACGCAGGTATAGCTAAGATAGTTAATTTAACCTAACTCGTATTGCAGACATAAATACTCCTATTAACACGGGGTATTTATGTCTAAGCAGTTTCACTTTATTTCTGGCTTACCAAGGTCTGGTTCAACACTGTTATCCACAATTCTTAATCAGAATCCAACATTTAACGCATCAATCTCTGGTCCTCTTGCACGATTTGTGCGTGCAATCATATCCGAATCTTCGTCACAGGGTGGTTATAAATATCAGTGTCCACCAGAGATGCGTAAAAAGCTTATATACGGAATATTTGACAACTACTGCGATACAAAAGGGAAAGAAGTTTACTTTGATACCAACCGTGGGTGGTCATTATTGACCCCCTTATTGAAGGATTTGTATCCGCAGTCTAAAATGATACTATGTGTACGATCCTTGCCCTGGATTTTAGATTCGTTTGAAACACTTGTCAGAAAGAATTTCCTATCTACAACCACTATGTTTGCTCCTGCCGAAAATGTAAATGTATATAGTAGAGCACATACATTAATGCGACCCGATAAGACATTAGGGTTTGCGTTCGATGGGGTAAAGCAAGCCATTTATTCGACCGAAAAATCGTCTATTTACATAATGGAATACGATAATTTAGCTAGGTCCCCTGAGAAGACCATGAAAGAAATTTATAATTTTATCGGTAAACCTTACTTTAATCATAATTTCGACAATGTTGAGTGTTCGTACGACGAGTTTGACAGCGAAATACAGTTAACAGGGCTACATACAACTCGCAAAAAAGTCTCTTATATAGAACGTAAAATGATTTTACCACCAGATCTTATCCAGCAATATTCGGGACATGAAATTTGGCGCCCAAAAAAGCAAGGTATATAGTACATCGTGTTAATATAAACCATTCTTTTTGATAAATACTTGATTAATTATCAATTAGGAGTCATTATGGCAACACCAACAACAACAGTTCCAACACCAGCAGAAATCGCTAAACACTATAGCGCAGCAATGGATTCTGTTAACCTTATTAACAAACTTATGGCCTTGCCAACACGCTCTGCAGAAGAAATTGCTACAGTAAAGCGTAATGTTGCTCATTTGAAAATTATGCTCGCTAAGACTTTCTGGTCAACAGAAAATTTAGCACCGTTGACAGCAGCAAGCAACGTAGCAGTTTAATTTTTAAAAGCAAAAACAAGGATTCTATAAATGTCTACACCTGTAACTCTCTCACAACTAAACGATATTGATATTGTCGGCTTATTGCCCGGCAACTTCTTAACCTATAACGGAACAGGCTGGGGCAATATATTATTTGCTTCTTATACACGAAATAACAACACAGCATTAGGTATTGATGCATTAAAAAGTATAACCAATGACGGTATGGCAACAACCGCAATCGGTTATAATGCATTATATTCTAATGTAGACGGATATGGTAACACGGCTGTTGGTGCGTGGTCAATGCTGAATAACACAACTGGTTCCGGCAACGTAGCCGATGGTTATAATTCATTATATAATAATACTACTGGTAGTAATAACGTAGCCGACGGCTACCTTACATTATATCAAAATACAACAGGTAACAATAATGCTGCTATGGGTTCACAAGCATTATATAGTAACATAGACGGTAACAACAACGTAGGTATAGGCGTTAACACTTTATACTCGAATGAATCGGGTAGTGACAACATTGCGGTAGGATATAATTCACTATACAATACTCTGGGTGTTAGTGATAGTGGCGACGGCCACGACAATATCGCTATGGGCAATAATGCAATGTATAATAACACCACTGGTTCAAATAACGTAGCCACTGGTCGCCAAGCGTTAAACGGTAATACATCTGGTTACGACAATATCTCCATTGGTTCTAAATCAATGATGAGTAACGATACTGGTTACAGTAATATTGCATTAGGAAATCAAGCATTATATAGTAATATCGATGGATATAACAATATTGCACTAGGAGACAGTGCTCTTTTTAGTAATACATCCGACGGATATGGAACCACCGGCATCGGTAATATTGCATTAGGTTTTAATTCTTTATATGCCAACACATTAGGTCAGCATAATATAGCATTTGGTACATCTGCATTAGCAAATAATACAACTGGTACAGACAATATTGCCGACGGATACACTGCATTAACAAATAATACTACTGGTACAAATAATATTGCACTTGGTACCAGGACGATGTTTCTTAATACAGACGGTTATGCCAACACTGCAATTGGATACGAAAGTTTATATTCTAATACAACGGGCATCGGTAATAATGCGTGCGGTTATCAAGCATTAAATCAAAATACAACTGGCTCGCACAATAGCGCATGTGGTTATCAATCAACGCAAGGCAACCAGAAGGGCAGCTACAACATTGCCAATGGTTACCAATCTTTATATTCTATCAATAACGGTAGTTCTAACATTGTATTTGGAAAATCTGCAGCATACAATTTAAATTCATCTTACAATATCGCAATAGGTGACGAATCGTTATATGCAAATACAAGTGGTACAGGATCTATTGCTATAGGAAATCAGGCGCTATATAACGATGCATCCGGATACGGCGAAGGTGATGGCTATTCTAATATTGGTATTGGTAATAAAGTATTATACGGTAGCACATATGGTCCGTATACTGGTACAAATAATATTGCAATGGGCCATTATTCAATGTACGCCGGCAATGTTGGCGAAAAGAATACATCAATTGGTAATTATACATTGCAGTACAGCACGGCAAGTAACAATGTAGCAATCGGCTTGCAGGCAATGAACTATAACCAACTAGGTCAATACAACGTTGCTATTGGTAACCAGGCATTGCAAAATAATGCTGGAAGTGGCGAAGGTGATGCATCGGGAAATAATGCAACAGGTCATTATGCATTACTCAATAATACATATGGTTCCAACAACGTAGCAGATGGTTATAATGCATTAAACAGTAATACAACAGGTACCAATAACGTTGCCATAGGTGTTAACGCATCTTATTTTAATACAACTAAGTCAGATAAAATCGCAATCGGTTATAGTGCGCTATACAACGGCGGCGAAAATGGTGGATCAATCGGTATTGGTACAAATGCGTTATATAATGACGTAAGTATTAGTACATCGGAAAATGGTAGCGACGGTTATGCAAATATTGCTATTGGTATGGAGGCAGCATATCAAAACAGAAATGGATATTCTAATATATCAATTGGTGCATTTTCGGCACATAACAATTCTAATGGTAGATATAATGTATCGTTGGGTAATAATACAATTAATCAAAATCCAAACGGCGACGGCAATACAGCAATTGGTGAAAGATCGATGTATACTGCCGGCGGCTATTCCGGTGTCAATTATAATACAGCAGTCGGTTATATGTCTCTTCAGCAGACTACAACAGATAACAATACTGCAATCGGGGCAATGGCGCTGCAATATAGTGTAACAGGTAATAGTAATACAGCAGTGGGCTATTCTGCATTGAATACCAATGATAGCGGCAACTTTAATACGGCAACTGGCGGATATTCGTTATTTAATAATACAACTGGTTCTGCTAATTCAGCTACAGGTTATTATGCTTTGTATTCGAACACCACCGGCTTTGGTAATACTGCTGATGGTTATTATGCATTGACTAGTAACACTACTGGTAACAGTAATACGGCAGATGGTTATTATGCTTTATATAGTAACGTAGACGGATACGGTAATACTGCTGATGGTTACTATGCATTGAATAGTAATAATGGTAATAACAATACAGCAATTGGTTATGGTGCAGGTAGTGCTATAACATCCGGCGATAGAAATGTATTCCTTGGATATAATTCCGGTGCCGCAGTAACAAATGGAACATCAAATGTTGTTATTGGTAGCACAGACGGTGCATCCATTGACGGATTGAGTAATCAAATTATTATTTCTGATGGTGACGGCAACGAGCGTATTGTAATCGACGATGCCGGTGTTTGTACAATAGGCGGTGGTTCTCCATCTATTATCCAGTCAGATGTAGGTCAACCAATGACTATCATTGGTGAGGCAGGATTAGCGTTAGATGGCGGTACATCTGGCAAAGTCGATGTTGGTACAGCAGGCGCAGGCCTTATATATGCAGCAACTACATTAACGTTACAAGCAGGTACTGGTAATGTTATAAACACTCTAGCAGTAGGTGCGAAGGTAACTGTGGCAGGACCTACGGCATCGCAATATGCTACTGGACTAGGTGCAAGTGATTTAACTAATAAGCAATACGTAGATGATGCAATTACATCGGGGATAACAGCAGGTTCTATCACAATTGGCTCTACAAATATTCCGCTCGGTTCTACAACATTGACGTTAGCAGGATTAGCATCGGTTGCAGCAACAACAGTGTATACTGACATAGTTTCTGGTGCCGCAGGCGTTTCCATAAATAGCGGCACAGGCACAACTACTACATCGGGTGATTTTATAGCAACAGGTGATGTTGTTGCATATTCTGATCCAAAGTTAAAAGATAATATGGTGCCTATTGCGGGTGCATTAGCAATAGTTAAACAATTAGGCGGATATAGATTTGTCTGGAGAGCAGGTATTGCACATACTGAATTCAAGGCAGGCAAGCCCGATATAGGTGTAAATGCAGATCAGGTTGAAGCAGTATTACCAGAGCTTATCCACACTTCACCTAGCATTGACGGACAATCATTCAAGACAGTTGCTTATGAAAAATTAGTACCAGTACTTATTGAGTCTATTAAAGAACTTAGCGCAATGGTCGATGATTTGAAAGCTCAAGTTGCTGCATTGAAAGGTTAAACAATGAGTTTTACACTACCAGCAACAGGTACTAGAATAAGTATGGGCCGAACAGGCCACGCTTATTCTGGGTCAACATCTACTACACCTGTGAGCATAGGTAGTAGCGCCACTGTAAAACTTAATGGTTACATAGGTCGCGGTAATATAAACACACCGTTTAGTAACGTATTTGGTGGAAGAACTACGCCGTTCGATTATTAATAAGGTCGGTGATCATTGTCTATAAATATAGCAATGAGCACACTTGACCCGTTAATTGATATTCCTGTTACACAGTATTATTTTGATACATTCATTGTTGGGGCACATCATTCTGTGCCTCATCTTATTTCCGATCTATCTAGAAGAAAAGATATAGCTTCTTTTTATATTGATAAAGATATTCCGTTCTATAGAAAGATGGAATTAGAAAAATTATGTAAAATGATAGATACACATTTATCTTCTATAGACCCTAACAGCATAGGAAACATAGAAGATGCAGAACCTACGTATTGGATACATAAACTTGGAAGACAATCCGCATTAGAAATATCTACATACGGCAGAATTCGACCAGAGACAATGGATTTACTAATGTGTTTAGAAGAGGAACATTACGTGGCAGCAATGTCCGTTGCTGGTAGGTTATCGAGTAAGATACAGGAAATAGGAGATAGGGGCCTAGCGACGCAATCTCCTATACCTTCGAGCATACCCATAATATCGTGAATATACAAAATTACTTCATTCCGTCGGTTACTAAACCAAAGACCAAAATTTTTGTAGCCGTCCCCACCAAAGACCAAATGTACGCACATTTTGCATACGCATTACAGGCAATGGTGCAATACAACACACTAATTGGTTTAGATACTCAAGTAGAATTTAATCTAGGAACACTAATTGGAAATCAGCGCGAGAAGCTTGCGAGGTGTGCATTAGACGCATCTGCTACACATATATTGTGGTTAGATTCAGATATGGTATTTCCTCGTAACATATGCGAAATTCTTTTAGGTCATAATTTGGATGCTGTTGCCTGTAATTATTCAACCCGCGGATTACCGCTAAAGGCAGTAGCATATACTGACCTGCAGGACTGGACTAGCTGTATTAGTAGAGAGTCAACCGGGCTTGTACAGATAGATGGCATAGGAATGGGCTGCGTATTGACGCGCACCGAAATTTTTTATGATTTGCCTAAACCATGGTTCCCTATTACATACGATCACACAGTCGATGACTATTTAGGCGAAGATATGAACTTCTGGATGAATGTCACAGATCACGGATACAAGATATTCGTTGATGCTGATACATCGAGGCATGTGTTTCACATAGGTACATCTGCATTTTTGTGGAATAAGCAATCAGAGGTTGACGGGCAAGACGGTAAGTAGTACATTAGCTACTTATGCAGAGCTTTATGGTGAATCAAAGTATAAAAGCAACCAAGATGTTTGATACCTATCTAAAGCACTGTTATAATGACAGATGATAAATACTTTTGTCGCAGCAATATGTTTGTTTCTTAGAAGATAACCTGAATAACTTGACAGACTACTATAACTTTGTTAAACTTGCGGCATAGGTTGAGAGATAGTGTATATAGTGGTTGCTGTACTAATATGAAGCCGGTACAGATTTAAAGGTTGGGACTAAACAATTCCCATACACTAACTATACAGTATTTGTAAGAATTACTTGACAATGCTTAAAAGACCTGTATAATTAGGCTTTTAAGCGGTAGATGATAAATAACTTTGTGTAAGCGATAGGCGTTTACACATAATTGAATTTTGGAAAAAGAAATGTTGAACTTGAAATCATTAACACAGCAAACAGTAGTGTCGCAACAGCGAACAACTGCCTGCGCCGGTTATTGGCTCGAGAATAGCATTGGCGGGTCTACAAGTTTATTTAATATTAAACACGATCCGATGAACGCGCCGATTACGGCTTCCTTCTATAAGGGGTCTGGAAACTAACACAAAAGTAACCAGAACATTTATAAAAGGAAGCCACTAGGAAACTAAGTGGCTTTTTTGTTGATCGCTGTGAAGCGTGATGGTTGGTTAAAGTGTGAAGTAAGAGCTATATGCCCAGGAAACGAGGTCCTGATTCTGCACTATAAACATGGAATGAACGGGCGGTAACGGGGATGGCTTATCTTCTTGTAGATAAAAAAATCCGTTATGTTAAAATGCACTTGGGTTCGAATCCCTCTGGCGCGCTGGCTGAAGTGGACAGCAGTGCATTTTAACATACACATTGAGTTGATATGGGCTGTAATGCCGCAAACAGTGTGTTAAGAAATACGGGTACGCGACCAAGTTGGAGAGTGCGTGACAGTCTGTAAAACTGTTGGCTTATGCCTGAATAGGTTCGAATCCTATAGTACCCACCATATTTGGTGTAGCGACGCAGTTGGAGAGGCGTGAGAGGCTGTAACCCTCTTTCCGTAAGGATGAATAGGTTCGAATCCTATATGCACCACCAGATTTTGAGATAGACGGTAAGGTTCGAGTCGTAAGTAGCGGTGAGTGTAGTAGGTCTAGTATTACACTAACGGGTTTAACGCGAAAGAAACAAGATCTCCCTTATTCGAGACAAACTATTGAGTCCCTTCAACAAGGATAGGTAGCCTCTCAAAAACCTACATTGGGGGCAGTAATGGGTTACGGCGATGCCTTGCAAGTATCGTGTCTAGAAGGGTTCGATTCCCTCGGCCTCCACCAATACGTTCGGGTGCTACCGATAGTGTCGAACTACACGAAGAAACGGGTTAGCATCCGTATGTTAAATAATTTTGGGCTGTTCGTATACGGGGTATTATCTCTGCCTTGCACGTAGAGGAAAAGGGTTCGAGTCCCTTACGGTCCACCAAGTTACGGGACAAAAATATAATTCTGTAAAGAATTTATTCTGCAACATCTACTGTCCCGCCAATTCTAAAGAATGCATACTGCAAACATTATAAAACTTCAATTTCAATGAAACTAAAAATGCATTCTGTTTATTTTAAGCCTCGTTCATATAATGGTCATTATGCCCGCCTGTCTAGTGGTGCACAGGAGTTCGATTCTCCTACGAGGCGCCAGTTTTAAAGAGTGTTTACCGCAAACTAAAAAAATTACTTCCATAATGTAAAAAAGCGCACTCTGTTTTATTTTCGTTGACATATTATATGAATAGTGTTATTATGTGATATGCCAAAAATATTTCAATGTCTCCATTGTAAAAAAGAATCATCAAGTGATTGGACAAATGCTGTCTACTGTAGTAAACAGTGTGCATCAGATCAACGATATGATAAGCTTATTGCAGAATGGAAAATGACTGGTAAAACCACAAGAGTAAGTGGTACAGCTGGGTGGTTACGCAAATACTTCTTTAAGAAACAAGATGGCAAGTGTGCAGGTTGCAGTAATGACACCTGGAGGGATAAGCCTATTACGCTCGAGTTAGAACACAAAGATGGTAATAGCGATAATAACATAGAAGATAATTTAGAACTTCTATGCCCGAACTGTCATAGTCAGTCACTGACTTATAAGGCAAAGAATATTGGTAATGGCCGGCATTATAGACGACAACTATATGCCGAAGGAAAAAGTTTTTAGCTCTTTTAGTATAATGGCAGATTATGATGGTTTTGTAGTCCATAGATGGGAGTTCGATCCTCTCAAAGAGCACCAGTTAGAAGGTATAAACCAATAGCGAGTAGTTATTGTCGATCACTACCTTATCTTTTTAGAAAAGTATAAAAGCAGACTGTGAATCTGTGCTCACTACTTAATAATTTTTAGAATGCTTCCAGCAAATTTTAATCTTAAAGCCAATCAGCGGGGACGGTTCGATTCCGTGTTTAGTGTAGTGGTAGCACAGCCGACAATAGAGAAAAAAGCATTCTGTTTTAGTTTTTATCAGGGTGTGGTGAAATGGTATCATGCGACGTTTGGGACGTCGTGGCGAAGGTTCGATTCCTTCTATCCTGACCAAGTTTTATCTCCGTGTACATTAGTGGTAAACTAACCGGCCTGGACCCGGGAGACGGTGGTTCGATTCCACCCACGGTGACCAATTTCAGCAACGATTTGCATTCAAGGCGAAAGCTATGCAAGTCTTTTGCCCCAGTAGCTCAATGGTTCGAGCAATCGGCTGATAACCGATCGATTTAAGGTTCGATTCCTTTCTAGGGCACCAGTTTTATGTCGCGTTTGACTTTTGGTGAGGTCTTCAGCCTTTCACGCTGACCAGACGGGTTCGATCCCCGTACGCGACTCCAGTTTATGGGTGACTAAGGCAGTATATTAGATGTCGAAAGTCTAGTGAAGCACATTCCAACCGTGTTGAAGGTCCGGTTCGATTCCGCGACGCACCCGCCAGTTTGGGTTCCTAAGGTAGTATATTCACGCATACGGCGCCGGTAAACAGCGATAATGCAGCGTGATTGGGGTAGTTCAAATCCACCCGGATCCACCATTTTTAGATAGTGTCGTAGATTTTGCATTGGTAGTTCAAGCAGAGGAATACATTATCTTTTTACATTTTGCTTAGAACAGTATATAATCAAGTTTATGCTAAATACATAAACGGAGATGACAATGGCAAACGGGCACGGTGGTTATCGTCCTGGTTCTGGAAGAGCTAAGACAGGATATTATAAAGGCATATATTGTGGATCCACATATGAGTTAGTGTGGGTTATACATTGCATTGATAATAATATTGCATTTAGTCGATTTGATAATTTACTAGAACACAATGGTGTTAGGTATTATCCAGATTTTTTAATCGGGAAAGATATAGTAGAAATTAAGGGATACGAAAAACAAGATTCTGTAGATAAGAAGACTAATGTTGCTAAGTTCCACGGATATAATATAGTTATTTTGCGTAAAGACGATTTACAAATTCAATTTGATTGGGTTAAGGATAATTATAAATTTACAGATATAGTAGAATTATACGACAATTACAAACCAAAGTATACATTAGTATGTGGTGTATGTAGTAAGTCGATATTTACAAATTCAAAAGAAAGATTAAGAAAAAAGATTAATTTTTGTTCTAGGCAATGTGCTGGACAATCCAGGATAGGTAAAGGTAATCCGTCCGGAATTAATCAATATAGTAAGAATAATACTTCCGTCGTCTAATGGCTAGGATGACTGACCTTCAATCAGTAGAAGACGGATCGAAACCGTTCGGAAGTACCATTTTTGGGAATGAGGTGTTATTAGGTAGCATAGCGGACTCTTAATCCGTCAGGTCAGGATTCGAATTCCTGTATTCCCACCAATTTTATGCCGGGTACTATTGCTATCTACAAACTATGTTTGTATGTAATAGACAAATGCCTTGCTCCAATTTATCGCCGGGCCATATATTCCCTGTAACTCTTGTTGCATATTCGTATGATAAGCCCGACGTCCAATATGTCGCTGTAGTGTAATAGTAGCACGCTTAAAAAGGCGATCCTGACAAGGATCCTTACAGCAACTCAAATTTCCATTACAAGGAAGAGGACTTGGTGCAAATCCAGGCACGCGACACCAATTTGACAATAGCATAGATTGCTATTATACTTTAGTTCATATTAACCCCGAAAGGCACAAATGAAGAACTACGTAGGAATTAGCCGCGATCATAGCGGTTCTATGCACGGTATTGCTCTTGCAGCAGGACGTGATTACAATGATAATATTGCTTCCATTAAAGAAGGTGCAATCGAACACGGCATTGACACTATTGTTAGTGTTGTTAAATGTGGCGCAGGCCGCCCAGCTCGAGTTGTTCGCGAAGTTATCAATTCAAATGTACAGGTTCTTGAAGCCATTGCAGACGGTGATTATATTGCTGATGGTAACTCCACCCCGCTCTTTGATTCCGTCGGCGATTTGATTGAACAGCTTCAAGCAGTTCCGGATGCTGCAGATCCAGAAGTTTCTTTCGTTGTTATGGTTATTACAGACGGTGAAGAAAATTCTTCGCAAAAATGGTCTGGTTCTTCCATTAGTCGCAAAATTAAAGAATTGCAAGCCACTGATCGTTGGACATTTGTTTTTCGCGTTCCACGTGGCGGCAAGCGTTCATTGATTAACTACGGTATCCCTGAAGGTAATATTCTCGAATGGGAACAAACTACACGCGGTGTTCAGGCAGCATCCGTTGCTACTCGTACAGCAGTTAAAGATTTCTATGCTGCTCGTGCTACCGGCGTAAAGAGCACCGACAAGTTCTATGCCGATTTGAGCAAGGTTTCTCTTACAGAAGTGAAGCAAGCATTGGTTGATGTTTCAAGTCAAGTCGATGTTTACGTTGTTGGTAGCAACAACGATGGTGTTCAAATCCGCGACTTTGTGCAAGCGCAGGGCGTTACATTTACTAAAGGTTGTGCATTTTATCAGTTGAACAAAACTGAAGAAGTGCAGGACTACAAGCAAATTGCCATTCGAGACAAGCAAAAGGGTGCGGTTTATAGCGGTTTTGCAGCCAGAGATATGCTGGGCTTGCCACAAACCGGTACCTGCAAACTTGCACCCGGACAACATGGTCAATATGAGATCTTTATTCAATCTACGTCTACAAACCGTAAGTTGGTTAAAAATACAAATGTGTTAGTTTGGGCTAACATTTAATTACAAAATCGATATGCACGATATAGGTGAGTATCCTAGGGCCGCTATCGATGATTTTATTTTGCGGGTATAGTGTTTAACGGTTAGCACGATAGTCTTCCAAACTGAAAGTACCGGTTCGAATCCGGTTATCCGCTCCAAGAAAGAAAGTATGATTGGTTACAAACTTTTTAGACAAAGAAAAGATGGCACCCTAGGTCCACTGTTTATTAATCGTAAACAGAAACTTGTTATAGGCGCAAAGTATGTTGCCGAAGAACATTTGACAAAAGGGTTTGCGTTTAGGCCGGGTTGGCATATTTGTTCTGAAATGAATGCCCCACATCTTAGTAAGAAAGATCGTGTTTGGGCAAAGGTAAAGTTTACCAATTATACATCGCACGTAAGACCAGAGTCACAAGGTGGACTTTGGTATACAGCAAAAAATATGACTATTGTAGAAATAGTCGAACCTATACACATAGCATAAGTAAATGCACTTGCGTAACAGCAAGGGAACCTGATAACAAGGAGCAGTGGTGTACCTAGGGTGTTAGTTTTATTCCGCAGAAGCCAAGTAAGGACAAGGCCGTGACTGTTAATCACTGTTTAAACTGGTTCGATTCCAGTGTGCGGAGCCAATTTTAATTGAAAGATTACGTTCGAATCGTGGCAATGACCATACACCGTGTAATGGCGTCGCTGGTAGTTAGTATAATGGTTAGTACATTCAATTATTTTATTTCGTTATAGTGTAGAGGAAGGTAGAGTAGCATTGAGTAGGTGAGATAAGGCAGTTAGTAGTTCAAAGTAGATAACAATCGCGTAGGCTTAAAAACCAAACACTGTGAGTCCGGGAAGTGCGGAACAGGTTGAAATGAATGAAAAGTGAGATAAGGCGCTGAGGGGATGTAATGGTAACTTTGGGAAACACGGGGGCACCCAGCATACGCGATTTTAAGCCCTTATCGCAAGTTCGAGTCTTGCTGACGGAGCCAGTTCTATTGGGGTATAGTGTAATGGTTATCACAGCGGGCTTTGAACTCGCTAATCTTGGTTCGATTCCAAGTACCCCTACCAATTATGGGCGTGTAGTGTAACGGTAGCACCACAGACTTTGACTCTGTTAGTTTAGGTTCGAAACCTGACACGTCTGCCAAATGATAAATAATGTTAATGTATCTCTAGTGTAATGGCAGCATCGCGGTCTCCAAAACCGTCAGTCAAGGTTCGAGTCCTTGGAGGTACGCCAGTTTAAGCAACTTTAGCTGATGTGGTCATAGCGGTGGTCTGAAGAACCATTGAAGTAGGTTCGATTCCTACAGGTTGCACCAGGGTATTATGAAAGACACGTATCGAATGAAACTTTTTGCATATGGAAAAGAAGTCAAGTATAATAATCATTATTATACAGTTTCGCACGTTACTGTTATAGGACACGAATTACTTGTTCATTTAAACGGAATAGGTTCGCCAGTTAACGAAAAATATATCGAGTGTGAATTAACAACATTCACACTTAAAAGAGTAGAATATAGCGGGTAGTGAAGCCAACAATCCAGTCTCATAAGCTCGGATCAACGGAGGTGCGAATCCTTCACCCGCATCCAAACATGCCCCTGTAGGCCAATTGGTAGAGTCGGCTCTCTCAAAAGGAGTGAAGTGTCAGTTCGAATCTGACCAGGGGTACCATAACAGTGTATTAAACTATTGTACAATGTACGGTAAATAACATATGCGTCAAAAAATAAAAGATATTTTAACCAGTTGCCGATTTTCTAAAGAATATGTGGCAGGTATGGAAGAAATATTAGGTGCAGATTATTATGCAACAAATTCGAATCGTACAAGAACAGTAGTCGAGTATTATGAAACACTATTGGCAATTGTTGCTACATTTGATGCAGGTACAGAATTACATTTAAATTCGTCAGCACAGATTGCTGAGTACCTAGGTATTGCACTATCTTTTTCTGAGTTCGAACTAGTAGGGTTGTCGTTAGGATCTCTAATGCACGATATAGGCAAAATAGGAATTGATAGAGAAATTATAACACGTCCTAGCCCTATAACAGCAGATGAACGAACAATAATAGAAACACATACCACTATAGGCGCCAGCATAATATCTTATATACAGACGCCGTGGAATTTAAAGAAGTATGCATTAATGCACCACGAACGATTAGATGGTACTGGCTATCCAAATAGATTAACAGCTGATCAAATTCCAACAGATATACGCATATTAACCATTGCCGATGTTACAGAAGCATTAACGGCAAAAAGACCGTATCGTACACCCTGGACAATACAGCAGGTATTAGATTATTTAAATTCCCACCCAGAGTGGTTTGATGTTAACATAGTTAAACATCTAGAAAATTTCAAGTTTCAAGGATGATTACAGCAATTTTAATTTCGCTCCAAAACTCGCGAGACTGGCCCGCCGGGGGTTTGCCATAGGGTTCGAGTCCCTGTCTTAGGCAAGGCATCCTGTTTTATTTCAAAGAGAATTCTTTAGTGTGGCCGTGTTGTAGCGGTAGCAACCTAGACTGTGACTCTAGTAGTATGGGTTCAACTCCCATCGGTCACCCCAAAGAATTTTTATGTAAATTTGTGTTTTACATTATTCCATATTTCTTCTGCTTTCAGTCTGTGCCATATTGGTCCAGGGTGCATATTATCTCTACCGACATCGGTACAAACTATCCGTGTTGTATTTCTGTGATAGTTAAGATAAGGAAACATTTTTAAAACTTCTCGTTCGTGAGTATCGTCGCGTAACCAAGATGTGGTATACGCCTCACAGTTTATAGATTTTAGTGTAGAATCTATTATCATGCAACTCCTTGATGTTTGACATTCGGCAAATGTTTGGTCATAGAATAATTCATTTACACTATTTGCATACGGATACTGAGACCCATCATTGCATTTATTTATTATATTCCACGCAATATTAGATTTATCTTCTGCACTATATTCTCTTCTAAATATCATCGGCATAACAATGAATAGATATTTTGCATTTAACTTTTCGGCAAATAAATAGGTTAACCTAGCAATAGTATCTATGCCGGTTCCGGCTGTTCCTATATTCCAATATGGTATATTTTTACCAGTAGCCTGTCTTATTTTTTCTAATAATATATGCGACCATGTATGTTCTATAGGAACACCAACTCCCTCGGTTATGCTACATCCGGCAAATAATATAGGAAATTCCGAATTTAATGTAAACTCGTCGCATCTAAAATGATTTGAATTATATTTGTAATCAAAATCCTCTGGCCTATATATATTTTTAAGTCCAGTTGATGATATCTCTTTATAATTTTCTTGTGTGTCGGTTGAGTTCCACGTACCTGATTTCCAGGTTTTTCTCCCAAAGTCTTCGATATCTATATTATATTTCATACAGTTATTTATTATAAATACTGTCAGTTAATGGAGAGATATGATGATTAAGAAGATGATTAAAAAGATTTACAACTATTACAGGAAAGTAAAATTAAAATTAAGAATTAAAAAAATGTCGAAGAATGACCCGTTTATTTATTAATCAGTATGATATTAGGTATTACATCGAACAACCATGATGCAAGTCTTGCATTAATTGATGGAGATAAAATAGTTTGGGCCGCGCATAGTGAGCGGTACAGCCGTATTAAGAATGATAGTGTATTGAATCAACACATTATTAACGATATGCAACAGTATGGATCTCCGACTGAAGTTGTTTGGTTTGAACAACCACTATTAAAGAACACGCGACAACTATATGCAAGACAGCCCATTACGTTTGCTACACATAGAAACGAGTTAAAGAAATTCAAATTGAATCACTTGCCTGTACACTTTACAGGTCATCACTGTAGTCATGCCGCAGGCGGATATTTTACAAGTGGATTTCGTGATGCTGCAATATTAGTAGTTGATGCAATCGGGGAATGGGACACTGTTAGTATTTGGTCTGCAAAAGATACAGTGCTATCAAAAATATGGACAAAGAAATATCCAAATAGTATTGGATTGTTTTATTCTGCAATGACAGCATATTTAGGTTTGAAACCAAACGAAGAAGAATACATCCTAATGGGGATGGCTGCATACGGACAACCGATATATAAAAATGAAATATTAGACACATTCTTTCAGCATATATCAGCACCCGACTTTGAATTAAAGTTTAATATGCATAAGGGTTGCAACTGGTGGGTGCCGTCAAATGCAAACTTTAGTAAGTACGATATTGCAGCAAGCGTACAATCAATTGTTGAGGATTATTTATTACACACCATCAAATGGATGAAAACTATTTGTAACAGCGATAATTTAGTATTAATGGGAGGAATTGCTCTCAACTGTGTTGCAAACAGCATCATCGCAAGAGAAAATATATTTAAAAATATTTGGATAATGCCGAATCCCGGTGATTCCGGTAGTGCAATTGGCGCAGTAGCAGCATATACAAATTCTTACTTAACATGGGATACTCCGTTTTTAGGTACAAACATTGAGCGTACTTTAGATATAGATTCGATCGTTAAAAAATTAAAAAACGGGGAGATTGTTGCAGTTGCAAATGGGCGAGCAGAATTTGGACCAAGGGCATTCGGTAACAGGAGTCTATTGTGCGACCCACGCGGCCCGAATGCAAAGGCCTTAATGAATACAGTTAAGCACAGAGAACAATTTAGGCCATTTGCGCCAGCAATCCTTGAAGAATACGCACACAGTTATTTCGATATACCGGTGTCTACTTCTCCTTACATGCAATATGTTTCACAATGTTTATATCCTAATGAACTTCCCGGTATATGTCATATTGACAACAGTAGCAGAGTACAAACAGTAACATCTACTACAAATTCTCAATTTAGACTCTTACTGGAGGCCTGGCACAATGCAAGTGGTTGCCCGATTCTAATGAATACAAGTTTAAATGTGCGAGGTGAGCCATTAGTAAATACCTGGGAAGACGCTTACAGATTTAGTGAGCTAACAGGTGTAAGTATCTTTTAATTTTATGTAGCAGTGGCGGAGAGGCCCAACGCATCGGATTGCAAATCCGTAAAACCGTGAGTTCAAATCTCACCTGCTATTCCACCCTTTATAGAACAATCATTATTAGACTGCCACAAAGAAAGGGATGATATGGTCCACGGTGCGTGCCACCTTGTTTTAATAAGCTCTTGTTCTATATTTTATTTTATGCCCGGAGAGTGCAGCTGGTGAAGCCATCCTCCTTACAAGTGGAAATAGTAGAGTTCGATTCTCTATCCGGGTACCATGTTATGCCCCTGTAGGCCAATTGGTAGAGTCAGCAGATTTAGAATCTGTTCAGTGAGAGTTCGAATCTCTCCAGGGGTACCAAATTATTGTCCGGACGACTTAGTGTTGTACATATATAACGCAACTGTTTCTATGTATGTAAACTAAGCTGTGGTATCGAGCGGTGCGCTAAGTGCAGGTTGCAACAAGGTAGAAATATCCTACTTAGTATGGCGTCGTGATGTGTAGGCTAATAACCCGGCAAAACCTACATACAATAAACCATTTTACGGGCCTTTACACATCACTAGACTATATAAGTATTGTGTCCACCAAATTTAGATTGGTTAATATTCCCGAGCAGTAAATTCGGTATAACTTCCTAGTTGCGAGTACATAGTACCTGTGCAACTCGATCTGATAAATATATGTTTAGGTTAGACATATGAAAGCAAGTGAATTTTTAAAAGAAGATGTATCGGCAGCATTTGATTTAGTACATACCGCTAAAAAATATCTTACACAGATGTTTGCAATAGGTACAGCCGATCGTGCTGCTGTTATGTCTACTATCGATGTATTACATACACGTGGTGCAGACTATAAAACCGCCGCTTTTGCAGTTAAAAAAGCATTTACCGATTTAAAAGGTAGCGATGTAACCACAGAAGCTGTGTTTGAAGGATTATTTGACTAGCAACGCAATAGACAATATAATAAATACTATTCGGGCTGCTTCATGCTTTAAGATAGAAATATCAGAGCCGTCTAACAGTCGGGTCGTGCCCGTCGCGGTCCACCAATTTTATTAAGGTTTATATGGCAAGAATTACATCGCAAAAAGCAGTAGAAATGATCGGAAACAGATTTGATATGGTACTGATTGCTGCCGCTCGTGTTCGCGAATTGAAGCGTGGATATAAATCTTTGTTGCCACCATCTAAGAATGGTCCAACAGTTACGGCACTTCGTGAAATCGAAGAAGGTTTAGTAGGTCGTGATTACCTAAAGAAAGTTGGCATTAAAAATGAAAAAGATAATGACCGATGAGCACTCAAATACGCTAAATAGTTCGCTATTACTTATACACGCAGCATTTCCTAGAATAGGAAAAGGTATTGAGTTAATGTGGGGCGATAAGGCATTTCCAAAATATATGGGAAAACTTATCGCAGATGGAAGAAATGATAGGCAAGGATTTCCATACGAAGTCTTAATGGCCTTAATGAGATTGCAGATGCTGCACGATGAACTTTATCCAGAATTTGTTGAAGATGACGAAACTGGATTTGGGGCATCGATATTTTAAAAGAATATACATCGTTAACTCAGTTGGTAGAGTGTCTGATTTACATTCAGAATGTCGGCGGTTCGAGCCCGTCACGATGTACCAAGTTTAATAGTGTCGAAAGACGGGAGCACCATTGTATATAGGCCCTGATCAGGATGAAGTACAATACTGTTAATTAAGTTTTGAAGACGCCACGGTTACCTGCACCACAATGGCAAGCAGGAGTTCAAAATAGTCAGGGAGGGTAGGTGACGTTAAATAACATCTCTCATTTGGATCATAGATGTGCTGGGCACTAAGCGGCTTCGAATACCGTTCCATCGTTAATAGCGGTGATAGTTCGATTCTATTATGATCCGCCAAATATGGGGTGCAGAAACTCTGGGAGTTAAGCGGCTTTGAATACCGTTCCATTGTTAATAGCGGTGATGGTTCGATTCCATTGCGCCCCGCCAAATATGCGTGCTTAGTTTAATGGTAAAATTATACGTTGCCAACGTTTAGTCAGGAGTTCGATTCTCCTAGCCCGCACCAGTTTTAAGAATCCGTTCAGCAAATATAAAAATTCAACTTTTAATTGAAAAATAAGGATTCTGTTTTAATTATGGAAAGTAGAAGTGATGGTCACTAAGCATCTTGGAAAGATGTTCCACTGTTAATAGCGGTGACAGTTCGATTCTGTTATTTTCCTCCAGTTTCTTGCAAGAAGTACAGGGGTACGGTGGTCCAACGCGGTGGGGACTATAAAAGCCGACAAATACGCCCGGGGTAAAACTCCATACGCCGCTCCAATTTGGTTCGTTAGCTCAATGGTAGAGTTCTGTTCTGACTCGACAGATACAAAGGTTCGATTCCTTTACGATCCACCAGTTAAGTATTAGCATTTTAGGCAGCGTAAATTACGATAAATAATACACTATGCTATTTTCTTTTTTTAAAAAAACACCAAGGTCAAAGCCGAAATCTATATTAGAATATTATTTACCGGCCGGAACACAAACCGATGCCGGCCAAACAATTATAGATGAAGCAAAAATGACATTAGAGGAGCGCAGAGAATGGCGCTTAGAAATGGTGCGTATGTCTGTTGTTGAGGTATTTTCGTCATTAGAAATATTAGGCGGTATGTATAGATATAGAGCAATGCCTATAGACGAAAGATCTCATTTCTTTATTGTAGCTGTAGAAACAACCAAGCATTTTGTGTTGAGTAAGTATACAGCAACGCGCAAGTTAGCTGATGTAGAGAAAAAGTTAAAAGAACATGCAGCGTTAAATTATGGAGTTGTTATAGATTCTGTATATTGGAAAGCAAACGAAACAGTTGACATTTTTGAAGAAGCATCCCGTAAGAAATTACCGCCAGCTAGGTCTAAGAAAACAATTGAAGAGTTGACAAACAGTTTTGCTGATACAATGCCGATGATTTACGATGATGTAGTTAGCGAAAAATACGAACCGTTAAGTGATGACGAAGCAACCGCATTTAGGGCAGCATTAGCAAAAGGAATGCGTCCACCGCCTGTAAAAATAAACGGCAAAGAATACGATACGGATCTAGCACCGCTAGGTCCGCAATAGATTTAAAGATTACTTACAGCAAATTAAAATTTTTAATATGGTTTTAAAAAAACAAAAAGTAGTCTGATTTGGTAGTGTAGCATTAAGGTAATGCAACAGCTTCATACGCTGCACAAAGTAGGTTCGATTCCTATCACTACCACCAGTACATAACTCCCGTCCGATGGAACGGCGGCCGGTCTTCTAAACCAGCTTGCAAAGGTTCGAGTCCTTTACGGGGGTCCAGAATTGCCTGTTAGTTTAATGGAAGAATGACTGACTCTGACTCAGTATGCGTAGGTTCGATTCCTACACGGGCTGCCAGAATAGTTTGCAAAGTACTTAACTTTGTAGTATAATAAGTTTATGGAAGATTGGTAGAGAGGCTTATTGCATCACTTTGCTAAAGTGACGATCATTAAAACGGTCCGTGGGTTCGAATCCCACATCTTCCTCCAGAAAATTTGGGGTTGTAGTGTTCAATGGTTAGCACAGCAGACTTTTAATCTGCCAGGAGAGGGTTCGAGTCCCTCCAGCCCTACCAAATTAAAGAGGTCAATATGACACACAAAGTAGCAATTCTTATAACAACTGACATCTATGATTATGATGACGATTATCGCCACATTGTAAATAGTATAACAGAATGGGAAGAAATATCCCATGAAGATTTTGTGGTATTGCAGAATGCATCATATCGTAAAGGTTTTAAGATAATTGAACAACCAACCAATATTAAAGACTTTGTTGCAAAAACTGTTTCTGAGGAAATTGCAAGAGCAAAAGAAGAAGCAGCAAAATTAGAAAAAGAAAAGGTTGCCCGCGCCGAAGCTGCTAGACTAAAGAAATATAAGAAAGATTTAAAAGATAAAGATTCCAAGATTGCACTGTTAAAGAAATTACAGGCAGAGCTTGGTGAAGTTACATAATTTGAGAAGCTTGCAACGAGAGCAAGTGGTATGTCTAATCCCTGAAGAAGTTGACCCGCTACATTATCGAATTTATGCCCCTGTACGCTAATTGGTAGTGCGGCCAGATTTAAAATCTGTTGGATCCCGGTTCGAATCCGGGGAGGGGTACCAAATTTAAAGAATGCATTCAGCAATTAAATTCAATTGAAAATGAAACCAAATCGCATTCTGTTTTAATTTAACTCGCCTTAGTACAATGGATAGTACACTACGCTACGAACGTAGGGATACAGGTTCGATTCCTGTAGGCGGGTCCACACAATAGACGCCCCTAGTATCTTAACCGGTACTAGGGGCTTCGTCGTTTGTGCTCGATAAATATGTGTTTAACGGAGTATATATGTCTAGATTAATTGTTATATTTGCAGAGCCTAGATCGGGCAGTAATCTACTGTGCGAAATATTAGAATGTTTTCCACGTCTGCGTGTGTTAAACGAGTTTTTTAGTACGCACATAAGCAATAGTAACCCAGACAGCTTGCTATTACTCGAGGATCACGAAAGAGTGCGTTTTTCGGAGGAATATAACGTACCAAACGAGACTATACCACTCATAGAAGCAATACGTGCTAACCCGCAAAGATCGTTAGCAATTATGGATGAGCTTGATCCACGCACAAAGGTAATAAAAATACAACGTCACTACCTTGATCAGTTTAATTTGTATTTCTTGTTTGATTTAGATGATGCCATTTTTATTACAGTGAAGAGGCGTAATAAACTCAAACGGTTTACAAGTTTTATGCAGGCCGGTAAAATAGAAAAATGGTTTAAGGTTGATACATCTGAATTAAAGATTTTAACAACAGCTGATGAATTTATTAAGGATGAATACAGCTCAATTATATATTGGGAAAAGGTTGAGAAAAATTTAAAATCTAGAAATAGATCTAATTTACATCTAGTGTACGAAGATGATTTTGAGAACTATCATCTAGACACTATGTTGAACAGGTTACAAGAGTATTTTGCAACCAGAGATCTTGAATTAGATATTGTTAAAAAACCTATCACCTTGTTTAAACAAAATAACAGTCGCCCGCAGGATGTTATAGGGAACTGGGACTGGATTAAACAAAACCTAGGCTTTGACTAATCCCACTGTGGTTTAGAAACCCAATGCCAACCTGACCGCTCTTGTGCATCCGGATCAGGGTTCATGTTTTTTACAAACTTACTTTGTTCGGCAGTAAATGGGTCACAAATTTCAAATTTGTGACCTATTATCTTGCCTAGCTTAACACATTCTATTAACGCTTCTTCTTCAGACAGAATTGCAACATTATTTTGGAAATAATTGTTGAGATAATCAAAATCACCGTTGTTAGACATATCCCAGTCTGTAAATTGAGTTAGGTAACAACCTTGTCTCGCACCTAATATTGACCATATACCATTTTCTACATCGGCGCCCACAGTCATCCATAATGATAACCGCTTGCGTCCGCCCGGCCAGTAGTCTGCCAAGTCATCAATTTTTACTCCACGCTTTAGCCCTAATTTAACCCCTTCTCTGAAACCAGCACGCCATGCCTGTAACGGACTAGCATTTGGATAGATATACGAATAACACTCATGGAATGTAATTTGATTTTTTAAACCGTAGCTGTAATCTACTTGCTGCGGGGTCCCTTTTATTGCAAACTCGTCTGTACTGCAATTTGCTAATATATGAGTTGGCCATAATTTAATACCGCCATTGCCGTATTCTAGCCCGTTTATAATATTTTTACTTGGCCAGTTCAATAGTATTTCTTTAAAGTCGCATTCGTCATTTATTTCAAAAGACTTGTTAGTAAGGTCTTTGAATAATCTATTATCACCGTCTATTGTTATTGTCTTATCAGTGGTCGATAACCTACCTGCAGTGCGGTGAGCAGTAGCAAGCCCTTTCACACCGTGCACTCGCTTTGCCTTTGGTACTTTTGTTATTAAATCTTCCCAATTTTGTTCTGCATTTGGTTCGTCGTAACTAATAAAAACTACATCGTAAGTTGTTAAATCAAAAATCATTTTGTTATTTCTACACTATATGGTGAATATCCTATGCCGCATACTTGTGCACATCGAAATATTCTGCCGTGTTCGCGATCTGTACTCCATCCTTTTTCTATCATTTCCAATATACCTGAATTAAAAACATTAGTTAGTCCTTTCCTTGCATCGAGCTTACTCTTTCCACCTACTTTGTCTATTAGTTTCCAAACATCGTTTTGTTTATAATCTATATTATCGTCTGACCAATTATACATAGGTCCTGCTAGCCAACAACACGGCAAAAATAATCCTTCCGCTGTTATGTAGATCGATGACTCGTTTATTGCTTTACATGATATTGGTGTAGTGTTGTAATAGTTTTCGCTTGTTCCATATTGTGTTAGCACAGATGCTTGTTTTGTTTTTTCAATATTTTGATGAGGAGAATCGGGTTCTGCTAATATCACCGATTCTCCTCTCCTAGTTTTAAACGTCACATCTGATTTCAATGAATCCAAGTTGCCCGAGAATCTTGCACTTTTCTTAAACAATATGTTCTTAAATCCTATTTCTTCACTTAGCGCCCTTGCCTCTTCAATTTGATGTTGATTATGTTGAAAAATAAGATATTCCCATACCGCATTGCCACCTGCACTTATAAACGTTCTCATATTACTTTCGACTATATCCCAATTAACATTTTGTCTATATATGTGATTAGTATCTTGTAATCCGTCTACACTAAAAACTACCTTACTTCCACGATTACTCAAAACTTGGGCCAATTCAGTCCACCATGCTGTATTCCTGAGCCCGCCATTTGTATGCATTGTTAGTATTAAGTCGGGGTTGCATTCTCTAAAATACTTAAAAACTTCAAGTGTATCTTTAGCAGCAGCAGGATCACCAAACGTACCACATAAAAATATATGGTGCAGTTGTTTCACAAATTCGACAGGGAATATAGTTTTACAATCTTCTAATGATAATTCGCTCATTGTTAATCTTGGATTAACGTTACCCGCTCCCCATGTTCTTCCACACATTGCACATCCTGCTTGGCACTTCTCAGTTATCTCTAGGTGCACTTGTTTTATATTTTCTATTTTATACATATTGTGAGCCTATTGGGTCAAATTCTGAACTACATGTTCTAATACAGGTAAGCAACCTTCCGTCTGCCACACTTGATTTATTCCAACTATCTTGTATAAGTTCTAATATACCTGAATTAAAAACAGTAGCTAGTCCGTTCCTTGCATCTAATTTATCTTTTCCACCTATTTGATCTATTAGTTTCCATATCTCGTTTTCTTCTTTAACATTCCAATACATTGCTCCGCCAAGCCAGCAACAAGGCATCATTAATCCTTCTGCTGAGATAAAAATGCCACTACGGGTTATTGCTTTACATGATATAGCAGTCTTATTACAAAACTCATTATCGGACCCATATTTTTGAAGTATAGGAGTTTGCTTGGTTGAAACTATATTTTGATATTCCTGGGTAGGTGCAGTTATTTCGGTAGTAACTCCTTTGTGTTTTACTATTGCTGTACGAACAGTATTTAGGTCGATGTGAAATCTTGAACTTTTTTTAAACACTATACTAATAAATCCTAATTCTTTACTTAATGCCCTTGCTTCTTCTAATTGATGTTGATTGTGTGCAAAGATAAGAAATTCCCAAACTGCCCTACCACCTGCATTTATAAACGCCACAATATTATTTCTTAGAATACCCCAATTAACATTTTTTCTGTATATGTGATTAGTATCTTCTAACCCATCTACACTAAAAATAACCCTACCATTTTTACCTAGGATGTGCGCCAATTCAATCCACCACTCGGTATGCCTGAGCCCACCGTTAGTAAACATTTCAAGTACCATAGTTGGATTATGTAATCTAATATATCTAAATACTTCTAATGTGTCTTTGGCAGCAGCAGGGTCACCGAAGTTGCCACACATGTTTAGTTTATCTAATTGTTTTATAAAGTCGGGAGGAAATATCTTTACAAAATCGTCAAACGATAATTCGCTCATTGTTAATCGTGGATTAACTTCTCCTTTCGAATTCATACGAGGACACATAGGGCAAGCGGCTTGACACCGCTCTGTCATTTCTAGGTGTACTTGTTTTATATTCTCTAGCTTATACATTATTTTTAAATGTTGGATCTATTTTGTTTTCGCTTAGGTCAGCAAGGCATGTACATCTTTCGCTTTTGCAATTAATAGGCTCCATCATGAATCCTATGTTGTCGTCATAAATTGACCAAATAGATCCGCCCTGCCTACATATACCACGATATGCTTTGTCGTGTATAATTGTTAAATAATCCATTCCGACAGAACAATCCCATCCTTGATAGGTATTTTGTTTAGTTGTCAAAATTCTATGGGCAGACATTACACTAGTAGAATTATCCGAATATGTTACTTCCAAGTCCGAGCCGTGCCAATTTGTTGGTTCTGCTTTTGTACCTCGATAGTTTTCACTTTTAATTAATCCATTAGCTTTTAATATTTCCAACTGTTCATCTGTATATTTGTCTATAAATGAAAGATGTTTGTGCCCAGTATTGATAGGTTTTAAACTTGCACATACCGCTGTGCTCTCGAGAATTTTTTTATGTGCAGCATATGCTTCATTGAATATATTTACAGGTGCCGTAGACTGGGCTAATACAAATACAGGTTTCTTTTCGAACAGTTTTATTAATTTAATTAAATGATCTATATCTGGATTTTGTTCGGTGTGTATAGTTAGATATAATGTATTAAGCACGTTGGCTTCTGCTATTTCTTCCCACCAGCGCATTGTCCTACTTCCGTTTGTTAATACTTTAACAAAATGTCCATTGTCTGATACGAATTTGCAAAGTTCTAAGAAGTTAGGATATAATGTCGGCTCTCCTCCAGTAAATTGAAAAAATATTTTCTTCCCAGCACTATCTGCTTGTGCCATTAATTTTGTACATACATGTTTACATACGTCGATATCTAACCAAGGTTGGTCTCTTGCTTTATTACTGATATCACAAAAGGAACAATCGTAATTACATGTATTACCTAATTTCCATTCAATCAGTCTTGAATTCTGTTCTTTTGTTTTATGTATTTTTATTGGGCGTATAGTCATTATATTCTTTTAAAAAATTCTCAGTTTGTTGTTCTAACTCTTTATCTACAGTAATAGTATCTAGTAGACTATTCATCGATTCTATCATATTTCTTTCTATTTTCGATAGCAGGGCACTATCGTCTTCTGATATTACTATTTTATATCCTCGATCAACTTCCTTGGACTTAATAGATAATTTTTCATCCAAACTAACATAGTTAAGAACAAAGTGAATACCCTGATATCCGTTCTTAATATTGTTTATGTGATAATTAATAATTTCCTGTAAATTCTTATAATTTAGTATATTAACTGTCACTAATATTTGTACAGTTGCGGTAGGATTTTCTTTCCTACGAAGTTGTAAATCGTCAAGTAACGAATAATAGTTTCTTTCCCAAAGTTTCCAATTTAGGAATCGTCTAGTTATGTTTTCGCCTATTGCATCTAAACTACATAATACATCTATATTAGGATGCAACTTTGTGATTTTTAATAATTCATTTATTGTTGTATCACCGTATGATAAGTTAGTAATTATAGATAATTTTCTATCTTTGTTATACGGTAATTTCAGTAAAAAATCAATACACTGTTCTTCTAACATAGGTTCGCCACCAGTTACTCGTACTTCTGTTAATTTAGAAACGTCTACGGCATCTTCTATCTTTATGCTGTGCGATGTGTAATATCCGGCAGTAATTGGATATTTCATTGTATGTGCGGTTTCCCACATTGTAGAATTATCCGGCCCACAATACATACACATCAACTGACATTTATTTGAAAACTTTACCTCTATTTTTGTAATAGGTGCAGTTGCATCTGTAATATTCCATCCAGTGGCAAAGTGCTCTGATCTACGTTGTCTATACGAATATCCACCTTCGTCTTCTATGTCCCAACAGGATTTGCAAAGCGGGCTTTTTACATTGTCTATAATATCTTGTCGAAGTGCAATGTGTTTTTCTGTTAGTAATTCATCGTCATATTTCCACGACTTTATTTTACAGCAAGGCACTACTTCTTTTAAGTGAAGATGTAATCGGGTAAGTCCCGTAAATGGCAAAGTGCATCTGTAATCTTTGTTCATACTGTATTTATTTGTAAATGAATATTGGTTCGCATAACATATTTATCTGCTTACTTAATGATAAATAAGATAAAAGGAGAACAATATGTTTCTATCATTCTTATTAAACAACAAAAATCTAGTAATTGGGCTGATATTGGTTGCTATTCTTGCAGGAGGTTTCGGGTATATACAAATTCTAAAATCTGAAAAAGCAACATTGGTAGCCGAAAAAGCAACAATTACAACGCAACTTACAGAATCGCAGGCCAATCTTAAACAATTGCAAAATGATATACAGGCTCAAAATACAGCAATTGACAAGCTAAAGTTAGATGCCGATGCACGAGTTGCGGCACACGCAGTCGAGGTTAAAAAAGCTCAAGATACGGCAAATACCTATAGACAGCAAGCGGCTGATTTATTAAAGCGCCAAGCAGAAGCAAACATACCAAAGTGCGATGCCGCAAATTCTCTTATCAATGAGGTATTAAAAAATGCTAACAAATAAATTAATTTTAGTTTCATTATTGTGCTTGGCGGGTTGTGCAACAACAGAACCAACTGTAAAAGTTGTTACGCAAAAAGTAGAAGTACCTGTTGCGGTACCTTGCAAAGAAGTTGCACCAGTTACTCCCGATTATTGTTTTGGTAAATTAACAGACACATCGGATATTTTTGATAAGACAAAATGCTTGTTGTCCGACAGAGATTTAAGCTTAGGTTACGAGATAGAATTATTATCAAAGTTTAACGCTTGTAAATAAGCAATGGCCGATATATCACGCACAATATGCACGCATCTTTGGGCGTACCCTATTATAAATACCTCAAAATCGACATTTAAAATGTGTTGTAAGAGCCCCGATAGATCGGTTAATATTAATGAAATGGGCAACACAGATTTTTTCTTAAACACAGAATTTGAAAAACAAAAACGGCTGATGTCTCTTACCGGGGTAAGGCACGAAGATTGTACCGAATGCTGGAAGGTAGAAGATTCTGGTGCAATTAGTATGCGGCTTAGAGATGGAAATAATGTCCAAGAGATCCTAGGTGAACGATTACTACACGAATTTGGAACAACAGATTTACAAGAAATATCGAAGTCTGTAGACATAAACAGTAAAATTTTAGAAAGTACATATATAGATCGTGCAGAGATTGTGTTGAGTAATTTATGCGATTTACAGTGTGTCTATTGTAACGAGAATAGTAGCACACAATGGGCGTTGAGAAAACTAAACGAAAAATCAATAGAACTTAGCAGATATAAGACTGTTAATCTTAACATTCAGGATAATGTATTTGTATCGGGTGCATGGCAATGGATCAATACATCGAAGAATAATATACGTTCAATTTCTATACTCGGGGGCGAGCCTACAATTATGCCGGAATTTTATGTGTACATGGATAAATTAATGGACATATACAAAGATTTCACGCCACACACAGTACAACTATCTATCGTTACTAATTTAAACACTCCGGAAAAACAATTTGTAAAATTTTTAGAATATATTGAAAAACTTTCCACCATATTTCGGGTATATGTTTCTATAAGTATGGAGTCGATTGGTACGCAAGCAGAATTTATAAGGACAAAACTCAAGTGGGATAATTTTGAAAAAAATGTACACCTATTAATGTCCTCCAATGTTCATCCCGAAATGATTACCATACATCCTGTTATAAATTTATTGGCCATTCCGCGATTTGTTGAATTTTTAAAATGGCATAAAGCATTAATCGACAAATATAATAAATTTATTGGATTACCGATTAGTATGGTAGCAACACCGAAGTATCTATTTGCATTTAATTTACCTGCATCCTTTTCTGTGTACATAGATTATGCGATTAATTTCATGGAAAATAATCAATATCGCAACAAAATATTCAAACAAGATTATATTAATTTTCTAAAATCTATCAAGGCAGGTATATTATCGGCACCTCCGGCCGATCCTTATATTTTAAAAAAGTTTTATACTGAAATGGAAAAAACTAGTAAGATATTAAATGTTAATTTTGCAGATGTATTTCCTGAACTTGGTGAATTTTATATTCACTGTAAGAATTTATAATATAATGAAAATATTAGTTACGGGCGGAGCCGGCTTCATTGGTAGTCACCTCTGTGATAGGTTAGTTAAACAAGGTCATCACGTATTGTGTGTGGATAACTATTTCACTGGTAGTAAAGACAATATAAATCACCTACTTGATTTTAAGAATTTTGAAGTTATTAGGCAAGATGTCTGTTTTCCACTATATATAGAAGTAGATCAAATTTATAACTTAGCCTGTCCCGCTAGTCCTAAGTATTATCAGCACGATCCTATTCAGACAATGAAAACAAGTGTCCTAGGTGCATACAATATGCTAGGACTTGCAAAACGCACAGGCGCTAAAATATTGCAAGCATCAACATCAGAAGTATATGGAGATCCTGTTGTTCATCCTCAAGTTGAAGAATATTGGGGTAATGTAAATCCCGTAGGAATTCGTAGTTGCTACGATGAAGGTAAACGCGCAGCAGAAACATTGTTTATGGATTATCACCGTATGCACGATGTGCGCGTAAAGATAATGCGTATATTCAACACATATGGTCCACGAATGGCAGAAGGTGATGGTAGAGTTGTTAGCAACTTTATTGTTCAGGCACTAAACCAACAAGATATTACTGTTTACGGTCAAGGTGACCAAACACGTAGCTTTTGCTATGTGGATGATTTAATTGATGGCATGATGGCGTTAATGGCAACAGATGATAATATAACAGGGCCTATTAACATAGGTAATCCTTCCGAATTTACTATATTAGAATTGGCAGAAAAGGTTATAAAACTTACAGGATCATCTAGCAGCATATTATATAAACCACTCCCGGAAGATGATCCAAAGCAACGCCAGCCCGATATTACTGTTGCAAAGAAACTATTAAAGTGGAAACCAACTGTTAACTTAGAAACCGGTTTATTAAAAACCATTGAATATTTTAAAGAATAATTGACATAGACACTAAATAGTGTTACAGTAGAAGTTATTGCTGTATGAAGCAAATAGAAATGAGTGGAACACCCGGGGGCAGTGCCCGGCATCTCCACCAGTAAGAATTTTTGAATCTTAAGTGATCAGGTTTGGTATCCCGGAGATCTCCTCTTTTTAATGACATCTCAATACACCTAAAGTTCTTACTAATGGGGATGACACAGGATCGACTCCGCAAAAAGTACATAAGTAGACAGCACATCAGCAACGATGTAAAAAGAAGAAAATAAGTAAACGCAGACGAAAAGTTCGCACTTGTAGCCTAAGGGCCACAACGAGGTAGGACTTACCTTGTAAAAGAAACAACCAATGGGGCTTCGGCCCCATTCTCTTGATATGTGATAAATAATGTGATATACCACACACGGAGTCACTATGTTCACAAATCTTAAACTCAAGTACAAATTATTATTAGCTTTTACCCTAACTGCGCTGTTTACTACAGGGATAGGCTTATTTGCATTGTTTCAAATTCAAAAAATTCACGTAGCAGTAGATGATATTGCAAATAACGCCCTACCTAGCGTCGAAATTACTAATATAGCAAGCACACAAATCGATATGGTTCGGAGACTAGAATCGCAGGCAGTAATAACTACTCTTGCAAAAAATAGTAAAGAAACAGCATCGTTAATTGAAAGAATAGGTACATCAAAAAAAGTAGCATTAGAATACATTGAAAAATATGTTCCGTATGTGTCTGATGCCGAAGATAAGGCCAATTTAGATGCGCTAAGGACGTCGACAATTTCCTATTTTGCAGAGGATGACAAAGTAATAAAAACATTGCAAGAGTCCGGAGATACACTTGATATAGCAACAGCAAGTGAACTCATTTTTGGCCCAGCAAGACCACCGTATAAAGCATCGCAAGTTGCAATAGAAAAAATGAACAAATATAATCACGATTCAGCAGCACGCGATGAAGCCTCTGC